TGATGAGCGATCAGTTGTGTCTCCTAAGCCGAGTTGGCCATTCGTATTGCGTCCAAAGGTGTAAAGTTCATATTGAGCCTCACCAGCCCCACCAGCACCCATTGCAAGTCTAAGTACGTTCGGATCCATAGGAATTAGTTAACGTAGTCTACGAGAGCTGCGCCGCGCCAGCGGGTACCACCGTCGTCTGTGACAAAGATGAAGATATGGGTTTTGCCAGTAGTTAGAGTGGGAGCGGTGTCCTTGGGCCACTTAACGGCGGCGGGCCAAGTGACTGTTCCCGACGTATGGGTTAGCTCAAGAGCAAAGGCGTATGCGCGGCTGGCGGGAGGATTGCTAAACGTAAACGTCGAATTAGCGTTGATGGTCTTTGTGAAGTAGTTGCCCGCCGAGCAGTCAACATCCAAGGCTCCCATCGCCGTGATGTTGGAAGCATAGTTGCCGCTAACATCTAGTCTAGCCGCTGGAGATGACAGTCCGATCCCGATTCTATCGACAGAAGCATCGGCAAATAATAACCCCGAATTCGTATCGCCTTCGATTCTAAAATCTTTATCAGCCCCAGCTTCATTAAATACGAAAGAGCCACCGTCAAACGAAACGTTTCCACTAGCAGAAACGGCATCGAACGTGCCAGTGACATTTGTCGCATTTCTATAGAACGCTGGTGACTGTGAATCTAACTGACTTGCGTTAATTGTCCCAGTTAAATTTGTCGCATTAAGATAATACGATCCTGCCTGTGAATCAAGCTGCGTCGCATTAACAACTCCCGTTAAATTCGCACCGTTGCGGAAATAAGATCCGCTCAATCCATTAAGTTCAGCAGCGTTAATCGGTAGAGTAACTACATCGATTATCCCAAATGGGACTCCGGTTTGTCCTACAGCGTAGAATGGCATTTTATATTATATATTAACCGACCTTTGAAGTAATTACACTAGCAGTCCAATTGATCGTTGCGCTGTTCGATCCCTTTACTTGCAATCTAAATGCATCGGCAGCGTTGTCGCCGTCTACGAAGACTTCCCAGCCGCTATTATCGCTGCCGACTTTCGTGACAAGCGCCGATCCAACAATCGCGGTATTGCCGCCCTTATTAGCGACGACGCACTCGTAAGTCCAGCCAGCAGCCGCAGTATTTGTCGTATCGAAAGCAGTTACGCTTCCACGGAACGAGATTGCCGAGTTCGAACCGAGCGTGATTCTGCCGCTTGTTCCTTGCAAGAAAAGTTCAGTCGTCGTGTTGTCGGTCGTTTGATTGTAGAGAACGAAGTGATCCGACTTTGCATTCGCTGCTCCAGAAACAGTTAATCCGCCAACAACAATGTCGTTATCGGTAGAAGCGCCGTTGTCTGTAACCGCATCGAGCGTGACCGATCCAGTTTGAGCGTAGCGAGAGTCAAGATCGACAGTTTGAACGCCAAGACCCGTAACGTGGCCATAAGTATCGATAAGGCCCGTAAAGTTCTGAATGACAGTGCCGTTCGAGTTTGTGCTCGTTACGCTCGTAGCCGAAGATGTATCTTCGTGAGCAACGACAACTGTTCCTGTTCCAATTTCTGTTACGAGAATACCGCTAACGCCGCTGATCGCGATTTCATTCGAATCGCCGTTCGAACCAGTAAGAATCAATCGTGCATCGTTCGCGCCACCAGCAGCAATTTCCAGATTGTAAGTTGTGAACTCGGTATCAACTGGAATATTGTAATAGCCGGTACCGTCGTTCGTGAACTGCCAGCGATTCGTGCCTTCGTTCCAGCGAAGCGCAACAGTTGGGTCGCCGCCGCGATTCACTTCGATGCCCGCATTCTCAATACCAGTCGCGCCAGTATAGTCGGCATTCAGCGTGATGATATTGTCACCAACATTCAGGTGCTGAGTGTTGAGATAAGTGGTCGTGCCGCTGACATAGAGATCGCCAGTAACGGTAAGGCTACCGTCGATACGAAGCGATCTTGGATCTGGCTTGTAAATCGTTGCGCGATCAGCGTCATTAGCGCCGAAAACGAGCGCTTCAGAATTTTGAGTCGCAGAAGCGAGAACTACTGGACCGGCATTGATCGTGAGCGTGTCGCTCGCGTCGTTTCCGAGAGTAACGTCGCCGCTAACAATTAAATTGCCGCCAACGCTAATTCCATTAGTCGTAACGCTACCATTGTCGGTAACTTGCTGAAGCGTTAAGCTAAGAGCGTTTGTAATTTGGCTTTGCAGCGAACCAGAGAGCGTGAAAACTGAACCTTCGCTCGGAGCAGTCGTTGTGACGCCGCTTTGAATTTGATCGCGAACGATAACGGCAGTTGTTCCGGTCGCGCCAGTAACGTGACCGAAACCGTCGAATGAAAACGCGATGCCAGTAATGGCGGAACCAGCAGTCGCGTTAACAGTAAGATTCGCGACACTCGAAGTGTCTTCGTGCGCAACGGAAATGATATCGGCAGAAACGGCAACATCGATTCCAGCGCCGCCAGAGATCTGAATGTAATCGTTATACGAAGCGCCACTTACTAAACCAGTAAGATTGATATTCGCAACATCAGCAGCGGGGGTCGTTGCCGAGATCGAATACAGTCCACCAGCGTTTGTATAGAGGTAGCCGGAAATGCCCGTTGCAAAATCGAATACCGCATCGGAGGTTGGCAGGCCCGTGCCGCCGTTAGTGACTGTGTCGGCAACATCGCGGAACGCAGCAGTTCCGAGCGTACCAGTGAATGTTGACAGCGCACCAGTTGCGCCAGTCAAGCTAGCATTTAAACCAGCAAAGTATCCAGAAACGCCAGTTGTAAAAACATAAACGGCGTTTGTGCTTGGGGCCAATCCAGTTTGACCGCCCGACACTGATTGGTCGATGATGTAGTTTTTTACGTCCGACGCTACAGTAGTAACGTCGCCCGTTGTAAAGTTGACTTGATTGCCAACTTGTACGCCCGTGTAGTAGATTGCCATTTGTTAAGTTCCCCCGTTAAATTTTTACACTTTTTATTTAATCTGTACCAGCGTGAGATACGCTACCCAGCGTATCGTTGTCGCCGCTTTGCCCGTCACGTTTATCTGTAAGTAGCCGTAAACACTATTTGCAATAATGCTGACACCGCCCGTTCCGATCTCGTCTGCAATGTTTATTAAATGCGATGCACCAACGATTTGTGTAAATGCGGCACTTGGGCCGCGTTTGATCGTGCCTTCTGCATTCCAAGAGGCAACGTCGCCGCCGCCCGTTCGAGCAACAATCTTCACCTTAAATGACCAAGCGCTAGTGTCGGGCAGATTCAGCTTCTTCAGCTGATCTGGAAACGCCATTTCGTATGTGCCGCCATCGGTCGTTTCGCGCTTGAGAATAAACTCTACTGCTTGAGCATCGCCCTTCTCGTAAAACTCGCCATCGGCAATTGTTCTGAGTCCGCTCAGTTCCGCGCTGTAGCCAGTTCCCGCATATAAGCCACCAGAGACGTGAACTTCTTTTTCGAAGTAAACATTGAATCGCGGATCGACAGTCTTGCCCGGTAATCCAGTTAGTGCCGCATACTGACCGCTAGTGATGTGGTAATATTGACCGCTAGAACCACCTTGTAGATCTGGTAAGCTATTATGGAGCGAATAGTCGGTCTCGACGATATCGATTTGACCGCACGCTCCAGAGATGATGACTTCTACAACTTCGGCCATTTTTATGAAAGAGTTGTGATATTAGTGTCAACGCCAACATTTCCCTTTAAGATTTTCTGGAAAGTGCCGTTGAGGTATTTGATCAACACGTCGTACTTTAAAGTGCCCGGATGAAGCAGAGCAGTTTGAGCCGCAGTCAACTCTAACTTAATGATTCCCGAAGCTGGCGTAACTTTCGTCACAGTAAACTCGGCCAACATTGGAAAGTAGTAGTCTTGCTTGATTTCCGCGTCGATAACAGCGTTTGTAACGTCAACTGCGGCGCCGTTTGCGTCTTTTAATGTTAAAATGACGCAGAAATCGACATTTCTCTCGACGGTAATATTGTACGTTGAAGCGGACATAGCGGCTAATTAAATTTACACAAAAAGCGCACCGTAAGAGGTGCGCTTTTGAGTTTAATTTAGACTGACAGGGGAAACTTAGTAAAAGCCAGTACCAGTCATCAGTAGCACATCATCGATCATCGATTTACCAATGACTTGAGTTGGACGCGCCTGATAATAGTTATACGCAAAGATAAGCTTGTTCATCTCTTCGAACGCATCGCGAGATAACGTGCGGAACTGCTTGCTAATTTCGTTGCTGTTAACGAACGTAACGGAACTCTCTTCGTCGCGAATCGAGATGATTGCGTTGCCAGTGCCGCCAGCAACTGCCTTGATCGCATTGCGCGACTTTTTCTTGTAGTAGTGGCCTAGATAAAGCTGCTTGTAAATGTTCGCTTGCTCTGGTAAGAAATCGACGTTTGCGCCAGAGAAATCTGTGAAGATCAAGTTGTTCAACTCGCCCAAATTTGCCTGCATCCAGCCGGAAATCATACTGATGTTCGTTTCGCTGGCATCAGCGTCGAACTCGTAGAAGAAAATACCGCTCGCGACTTGTTGAAGATTAGCCATTTAAAATCTTTTGGAGCTTCTCTTTTTGCTCTTTTGTGAACAGCTCCTTGTTCTGTGGTTGCGGAGAAAAGTATCCTCGATTCTGTGTGTTTTGCGTGTCAAAAGCACGCAGCAAACGAGTCTTGATTGCAGCCTTTTGTCCCGAAGTCTCAACCTTGAGTTTTCGGGCGAAATTCTGGATATCGATCAGAGACATATTGTCCAAGTTCTCTTCGAAGACCTTTCGGTTTGCCGTTCCGAAAGCATTAACTTCTTTAATACCTAGCGCCGTTTCCAATTCACGAACCTTATCGCGATATTCAGACGAATTCTTATCTTTGATCGCGTTCATCTCGTCGATCAGACTCTTTTTGCCATTTTCTTGATCTTTGCCGATAGAAGTTTCCATACGAGATACTAACTTAGTATTTACACTTTTCTATGAGGCATTAGATTTTGATTAATAAAAAACCCACCCCCTTTCAGGGGTGGGCTTTGAGCTTGCTTTCTAAGTAACCTTAGACGATCTTGCCAACGAGGGCGCGATTGTCGAGAATTACGCGGCCTTCTTCGAGCGAGCCGAAGTAGCCGATCTTGTTCTGACGGATGCTGTACTGGTCGTCAGCAACGAGCGTGAATTCCGAGTTGGAATCTGGATCGGTAGCAACGACGCGGATGAGCGAGTCGCGGCTGCGGTCGATACCAACAATGATTTCGGAGGTCGCACCGTTGAACTGAGCAGCGCCAGTGCCATCGGCCTTGGAGTACTCGGTCGTGGAAGCGGCAGTGTCGAAGATCGTGTTGAACTTCTGACCCTTACCGAGTTCGTTGAACTCAAGGATCGAAACGCCGTAGAAGCTTGGGATACCAGCGCTGTTGTAAACGGCCATACGGATCGCGTCTGGAGCAGCGATACCAACGGTAGAACCAGCTTCGGTTCCGGTCGTGTCGGTGACGCCAGCAACAGTGTTGATGGGGTTGTAAGCCATCGCACGGATCTGCTCAACGATTTCTGGGGAAACCAAAATGTCGGTCAGGCCAGCGCGAGCGCCCGTGGCGGGCGTGCCGTTAGCCCACGAAGTGTTAATACGCTTTGCGAGGGTCAGCAGCTCGTTCAAGTCGGCCAGCAAGAAGCGGCCAGACTGATTCGAACGCTGAACGTGCTGCTTGGCGTTGGTCGTGGCAGCGGCGAGAGCGGCCATCGTCAGGGTAGCCGAGGTGCGCTCTTGCTTCAGGAGGATTTCCTGAGCCATGCGGGTGAAGGTCTTCGCGACAACGTCCATGCGATGCTTCGCAGCATAGCGACGGTCGAACGAGAGTGCGCTATCCAGCGAGTAGGTAGCGACCTTCATTTCTGAAGTCGTGGGAAGAACTTGGTTGGTGGGAAGACCGCCAGCGACGGACTGGGAGTATACAGTGATGTAGTCCTCGTCAGTGATGTCGTAGTAGAGGTCGAGTGGGATGCTGGGATTATCGTCAGCATTGTACGCGAGGCTGGTGAACAGATTGCTCAGTGTCGGAGCATTGTTGATAACTTCCGCGAGTACCGGTCCAATGAATTCAGCGAGAGCAACTTGAGCATCATAAGCAACGGAGCGGTTACGGCTCGCCATCGCTTTGATCAGCTCAACTTGTTCTGGAGTGCGCTTGAGTGTGATTTTCATTTAGTAAGATCCTTTTAGTTGAATTACATACGGAGACCGACAACCGCGAAGACGCCCGAGAATTGGTCGGGAGCGCTTGTGAGGTTGGAGCGTGAACCCGTGCCGAGAACAAGACCGAGCTTGCCAGCGTCGTCGTGAGCACAGCCAGTAACTTTACCACCGTTGGCGGAAAGCTTAAAGCCGGAACCGACTGTCAGCGTGCCATCGATAGCATCCTTGGAGAGCGTGAAGATACCGCGTGTGGCGACTGGAACGGCTTGACCGGGCAGTACGCACATCAGCTCTTCAGCCTTTTGGCGGTAGTAAAGAAGCTTTTCGCCGTTCTCGTCGAACTTCGCAGTCTGACGCAAGGTGATACCAAGGCAGTTGGTAAGGTCGCCGGAAGCGGCGGGCGTTACCTTGAGGTTGACCTTGGGATAAGAGTTCGCACCGACGAAGGGATAGTCGGTCTTGCCGAGATAAGAGTCGGTAGCATATGAAACTGGGTCGAGGTCGAAGTTTCCAGCGGAAACCTTAACGAAGACGCCAGCATCACCAGTGCCAACTCCGGTTACGTTCTCATTGACGGCAGCGTCAACGAGAGCATACATATTAACTACATCATGATCGTCATATTGACGAAATGGTAGGAGACGAATAGCCATATAGTTGTCCTTTTAGTTATTTACAGTTTTTTTTGGTTATTTAGAATAGCTTACGCTAATATTTTCGCGGGAGAACGCCTTAGCGAACTTTTCGCGGAAAGATTGCTCAACGGCGACTTTGCTGTCGGGAGCTTTGTTCGTGGCAGTCGCGTTATCGAGCGCGGCTTCAACATCGGCCTTCTTTTCTTCGACCGGAGCTTCTACCGACGCCTTGCTAACTTCCTTGAGGCGGGCCTCAACTTGTTCAGTGATGCGCTTTTCGATTTCGTCCTGCTGGACCTTGATCGCTTCTTTGTTCTTGTGCTTCCAAACGGTAGCGAACTTCTCTTTGTACGAAGCGAATGCCTCTTCAGAGGCTTCGAGCGATTGAACTTCGGAGATAATAACTTTGCGATCTTCGTCGGAAAGCTCGTAAGCCGAGTCGAGTTCGCCAACGCGAGCGTTGAGGCGAGCGGTCGCTTCTTCTTGAGCTTGAACTTCCTTGATCTTGTTCAGTTCGGTTTGAGCCGCAGCGAGGTCGGCTTTCATTGCTTCTACCGAGGCGACGGTCTCGTTGTACAGTTTCTGAGCTTGTTCTTTGGCGAGCTTTTCAACTGCAACGGATTCGCGATATTCTGCATCTTTTTGCTTGATGGCTTCAGCGAAGTGAGCGGTCATTGAGGCAACCGCTTCTTCACCAAACTTCTTCTCAAGAAGAGCAGACTTGAGTTCTGCGATTAGTTTTTCTAAGTCCATATGGTTTATATTTTTTACATTTTTTATCTCTAAAATGGAATTTGTTTTTTTATTGCCAAGAAAAGCCGCGACTTCTTGTGTATAGTCGAGGCTCACTTTTGCGCTCGATTTTTCTTCCATCGGCTCTTCTGTTTTATCATCTTCGAGTGTGATCGAAGTGTTCTGGTCGAATGCAATAACTCCATTAACTTCTGCGGCTGGGTTAGTTGTGAAACCGCCACCGAGCGGATAAATGTCGCCAACGATAACGCGATAAATTGGCGTGCCGTCTTTGAGCTTACCGTTTCCGCCCTTTGACTTGAGCAATTTGCTCATCTCTTTTACCATCTCTGGATCGGTAACAATATCTGCTTCTTTGAGCGATTTGTTACCAACAGCGATGAAGTAATTGCTAAAGCCGAGTTCCCAACTTGCCGAAATCGCATTGTGAAAAGTGTCCTTCGGGTCCGAATTGCGCGTCATCAGTTCGGCAAACTTCTTGTCTACTGTCTTGTAGATAACGCCAGCAACCGAAAGATAAAATGGATCGAGCGTTTGGCCTGCTTCTTCTTCGGTCATGAACTCGTTCGTTCCGAGTTTATTGAATGCGTAATTCGTGATGTGACCAACGACGCGATCTTTGTTATGCTCGATATTCAAGTATTTGTTCAAAAAGCGTTTCGCAATATTGCGAGCCGTTGCGCCGGAAATGCCGTCACCGTTATTATTGATCATGTTCGGCACAGCCAAATTAAAAGAAACACCGAGCAAGTCGGGATTCTCCTCGAAATCGATTTTCGGAGAGAGTTTCTTTAATTCGTCTAGCGAAGCCTTCGAAACTTGAAATCTCGCGTCTCCATAACGGTAACAAGAGATGGAAATGTCATCCAGTCTTGTTTTATACAGAAAATCCATAAATTACTTTACAGTAGAATGGAACAAAATAGCCGCAGAATATTCGTCTAGCAGAAATTCGTCGGCAGTGTCCACTACTTCCTGCAAAGGTTGTAGTTGTTCAATCTCATCAAGATTCGCGATGCACTTCTGCACGTTCACGGTCCAGTCTTCGCGAGAACTTGCGGCAACGATCTTTTTGCAAAGTTCGTTTACCGACTCGCGCTGCTGATCGTTTAGCTTTTCTACGCCAAACTTCTGAGCGGCAAAGCTCTCGGAAGCGGACATGAGCGCATCGATCTCGTAAATCGTTGAAGTGATATTCTTACGCGAGGCAGAGGATACTGGCGGTCTGCCCGGTCCCGAGTTCGTAGGCGCGGACGTGCGCGTGGGGGTAGGCGCGGGGGCGGCGGAAGCATCGTCTGGAATAACAGGAATGCCGCCAACAATAGGATTGTAATAACCCTTCTTACGGTCTTCGTAGAGTTTCGCTTGGCCCGCTTCGAGGTCGATTGCCTCTGGCAGCTTACCAGTCTTGATCGCTTCGATGCCTTGTTCTGGAGCAATGATGCCCGTTTCCATCAAGCGGCTAACGACGCGCATATATTGCGTCTCGTCCTTCGAATCGATCTCGGTAAACTTTGCGGTTGGATACGAACGGAAGCCGAGGTCTTTCGAAATACGAACGATCTCTGGTTGCAGCACATCGTTCAAGAAAGCATTGCGAGCTTCTTTCAAACGTTCCATGAAGAAGCCGATTTTAGCCGACTGCCCAGCGTACTTGTCGTCACCGAGCATCACGTTCATCAAGCCTTCTTTAATATCTTGGTTGAGAATGCGATACTTCTCTTCGCCAACGACTTTCTTCAGGTCAGGAATAACGAAATCGGCGCGGGTTGTATAGTCGGAAACGAGAACACGACCAACGCTTTCATTCATGAAAAGGTTTTGCATCGCCGTCATGTTCGCTGGGTTGATGCCGCCCTTGTCAGGCTCTGCGCCCATCGTGATCAGCAAGATTACATTCTCGACCGTGCGAGCAATCGCTTGGTCGATTTTCTTCAGCTCCATCTTCGCGTTGATGTCATCGAGAACCGGATAAGCGAAAGGAATCGAGAATGGCTCGTAGTCTTGCTTCTTGTAGAATGAGTACATCAAGAACTTCGGATCGAGCTTCATCTTCAAGCCGTCGCGGAAGTACTGCTTCTTCTTGATCTGCTCTTGAACATCGGGCGGGAATCCGGCGAGAAGCTCGCGGTCTTCGTCGTTCTTCGGGTTCTTTAGTCTTTCGAGTTCGTATTCGGAAAGAACTTTCTCGTAAACAGCCTCTGCAAATGAACTTGAGATCTTCGCAACGACTTCGTAAGGATTGATCAGAACGTAACGAATCGGAACGCTATTGTTCTTGATGCCGTTTTCGCTCAAGCCAGACAAGAGGCGGAAATCTTCCGCATTGAACTTGCCATCGATACGGTAAAGAAAGATATTTCCGCTGCGGTAGTATTCGCGGAAGTACTGGTCCTTCAGCTTCCAGAGCTTAATCTTGTTAAACCACTTTGTAAAAAACTCGCGGCTACGCTCGGTGCCGCCTTCGAGGTAAATGTCCGTATTCGCAAACTCGGTAGCGATGTCGATAGTGTTACGAACGATAGCTACGTTAGCGTAAGCTTTTTGACAGAGGATAATCGCGTCACGAACGTCAACGCCATCTTTCGTATATTCGAACGGAAGAAGACCTTGCGAAATCAGAGAGTAGCGGCCAACTACCTCTTGCGTGCCGTTGCGCGGAATGCGAGCTTTCGTTGTACGCTCGCCGCCATTTACGGTGCGCGAAGCGATTGCCGTTTCTTTGTAGAATGGCTCGCCAATAAGCTTCGGCTCGATTGCCGGAACTTGCGCCATTGGCATTTGAGGCGACTTGAATCGCGTCCAGTAGTCCGACTTTTTATTATATTGGCGTGCCATGTTAATATCCTATATTAAAAGTTACACCAAAAGTTCAAAAGTACATTAAAGTAACTTTAGAGATTTTTATCGAGCGAAGAACGGAGTGAATGTACTTTGGCTTTTAGCAATTTCCACATCCATCATGTCAAAATATACCTTCATCATCCAATTCCCGAGAACTAGGCAGGCATAAGAGTCCTTGCGCGTCTTTTCCGCGCCGCTTTGACGCTTCAATTCAGGCGGCAAGTCGAAGCTTTGATGGCCATTAGGCGTTGTTGTAGGAATGATAAGCGAGCATTGAGCCTTAACGAGTTCAATCATATCGGCTTGGTGGTCAACGAAATCGACCATTTTGGCGTCAACTGCTTGATCTTCTTGATCTCTATAAAACTTCAAATTTTTGATTGGAATCGTTTTTGACTTCTGACGAGTGAAATCGTTATCGACCGCTTCGGCAGCAAACAAGATCTTACGGTGATCGAAGTTCGATTGCAGCAACTCGTTACCGTACCGAATCCAAGTGCTCGTTGGAATGCGCAAGTAACAAATGCGGCGCTCACCTAAGTTGTACGTTCCGCGAGCTTTGCGCAGCTCCGTTTGGTAAGTTTCGGGCGTGTCGAAGTCACCTTCGAACATCTTGACCTCGATCTTGTTATTTTTAAATAGCTCGCTCTCGTTTGCAGCGTTAATGAACTGAACGCCGCCGTTATAGTCGCCGCACATCGCAACTATGTTAAAGCTCGCGAGCAAGTAGTGCAAATACTCGATATGCTTTTTGAGATTCGTTCCAGATAGAGCGTAGTTATGAACGAGAATTCCTTTTCGCGTTTGTTTATCGAGCTTGATAATGTTCATCGCGAAATCGTCGCTCGCTTCGTTCTCGGACCAAGAAGGATCGAAGCTTAAAATATATTCCGAATCTTTTTCTCCTGCGACTTCTATGCATTGACCTTCTCCAACTTTAATCGTGCATTCGTGCATTTTACTTAATTTAAAATAACCAGAAGAGTCGTCTACAAATCGCGAGCCGAATTCGCGCATAAACTGAGATTCGGACATTGTCGCTTTCGCTTGCGCGAGCAAACTCTCGTCGTAAAGCCCTTCAGGAGCAATGTCGTAAGAAAAATGCAAGATTGCGCGGCTAGCAGTTGCTTTACCCTCTTTTTCAGGGTTCATGATAAGCGCTTCATACTGCTTGTACAATTTGTACATATACTCGAACTGGTAAGATGCCGAGGACAAAACAATAATTTTGTTGTTTGGCCAAATGAAGCGATTTTCCTCTTTCATTTCGCCGCGCTTAATCAATTCCGTTTCGAGATCGTAAACTTGCTTGCGTTCTGTTGGGTTCTGAACGACCGAAAGGAACGGAATAATAACTTCGTTGAAAATACGGTCGGGCATCAGCAAGAACTCGTCGATCATCATGCGGTGAAAACGAAAACCGCGCAGCTTTTCACCATCGCCGAGCGGCAAACAAGTGATTTTGCTGCGACCAATTTCCATTGTCCACTCGTCAGAGCTTTTTGATACTTTCGTAATGCACTGTTTTAGGAAAACGGCATTCGGCTTCTCGGCAATTTCTTCGATTTTGCGGAAAATCATTTTCGCCTGACGAAACGTTTTGCTGACGATTCCGATATGAACGCCCTGATTTAAAATTGCGTCGAGCGATGCGAAAACGGCGCAAGTGAAGCTCTTCGAAAGCCCGCGACTCCAAACCATCATCGAGTAGTCGGTCTCGAACATCGTTTTGATTGCCATGTGCTGAAACGGAAACAGCTTAACTCCGCAAACGATCTCGGACGAAAACGAAATATTGGCTCGCAAGAACTTGTAGAGAAGAATTTTTGCGTCCTTCTCTTCTAAGAACCCCTTCTTTTCGAGAATTTCTTCGTTTACTTTGCGATAAACGCTTTTTCTTTTTTGTTTCCCTGTGATCCAAGCCATGAAAGATCCTTGTCGATAAAATATTGCACATCTACGTTCCAAAGTTTCGGACCCATCGCCAAAAGCTTAGGAATAATCGTTGTGCTGTTTTTTCTATTTCTCGTAAAAATAAATTGACAATAGCCGCCGAACTCTTGAAGCAAAAGCCTCATATTGTGATAAATGAATTTTAAATTTGCTTTGCGCGGCGAGAATGCGTTGTTCGTTTCGATCTTATCGAGACTCGATTCGACAACGACAAACAAGTAACAATCCATTTCTCTGCATCGCTCAATCTCGCGCCTGAAACGCTCTAAGTTTTCGCCAACGAGAGTACTTTTAAAATCAGATTCGGACTTACGATCAACGAACGTTTTGGCGTAGAAAGATCCGCCCGCAGTATAATCGCCGAAATCGAGCTTAACTTCGCGTTCATTCACGAAACTAAGCGGTTGCTGCTCGCGAGTATCTACAAAAATTGTTATTTCCGAGTAGTCATCGTGAAACTCTTTCGGCAAAGATTTATTTAAAATTAACTCGACCCCGATTTCTTTGCAAACAGCAGAATAAGAGCCGTATAGCTTTTTGTATATTTCTATAGATGGCAAAGTGCTCGTCTCGATCTCTAAATGACACGGCGCGTGCTTGAGTTCTTTTTCCTTGACTCGACGTTCAAGTAGTTTTTTAATGTATTCTTTGACCGTTTCAGGTTCCTCGAACGCGCACCAACGCAACAACTGCTCGCGATTTTCAAAATCTTCCGAAAAGTAAGTGTCTAAAGTCTTGAACTGCAAAAGCGTCCCAGTTAATAAGTTTTTGCGCGGATAATACTTTTGATAGTAATCGGCTAGCGTAAACTGATGCTTCTTCAAGTGAGCGTGAAGCGACCGTTCCGAATTGAATTCGTTGTTGCATTCTAAACACTTAAATGACATTACTTTTTTTAAAGTTTTCTTCCGCAGTGAGTATTTGCAAATTCCAAGGAACATGAAGGCCGCTAAAATTTTCTCCCTTTATGGGGTAGATGTGATCAACATGGTAACGAGCCGTGGAACCAGCAGAAGCGGAGATTAAATCTAATTCATTTCTAAATTTGTAAATCTCTCTCATCTGCTCTTTAAAACACTTAGATAATTTCGATTTAGAAGTGATTCGTCTCGAAGCTCTTTGGCACGATCTCCACGCTCTTCCCTTTTCAGTTTCATACCACTTTCTTTTACTAGCTTTCCCATTTTCTGTTTTAATCCAAGCCCTTTTTACTGACCTTGCTCTTTCGGAACGCCAGTAATTTATTTTCATAAGCTTACTTTTTTCAGTAGCGTTACGCTTGCGAATTCTATCGCGGTGCTTTTCTAAACTTTCTTTCGAGAACCACTCTTCTTTGTATTTTTTTGATATAGACCAGCGACAAAAGAAAAGTTCGCTGTTAGTTGGGTGCGAATCTCCGAGACGAAAAGTTCCCTTTGGACTTCCTGTTTGAACTAGCCGCTGCCGTATCTTCTTCATATTAGATTGCGTCGTCTAATGATATGCCTAAAATACGAGCTTTCCATTCGACCATCGATTCCATCTTGTTCGCCTCGTCCGCAACTAACGCTTTTTGCATTTCGGCAATCTTGACCATGTTCGCACGCTCTTCTTCGTCTTGAAACAGTTGAACAATAGCTAAGATCGAAGCATTTTCTTTGTGCCGCGCAGAGATGCGCCCCGCACGGTCGCCTTGCAGCTTTTTAATAAGACTCTCGACGCGCCCTTCGCACTGGTGGTACTCGCCGCTCTTTGCCTTGATAATTTCCGCCAAACGAATGCTCATTTCGTTCTGCTCTTGCGTCTCTTCGAACATCTTGTTTAGCTTGTCTAAGTGGCGCGACGTTGTTTCGAGATTAATGATTTCCTTGCAAACATTCATGTACAAGTTAACCTCGTCTGCCGTGAGATCAGGCTTGTCCCAAGTCATGCGGATAAACTCTTCTTCAAAGATGTTTCTATCGTCGAGCGACGTATAGCAGTTGATGATTTTCTGGAAGCGCGAGTTGCCCAAGTTGATCGATAGTTTTTCACAACACATCTTGTGATGACGGCTAAGGCGGTCTTTATCTAATTTCTCGCCCGTAGCACCGTTGATTTTGTTAACTACTCGCTCAATCGAGCGCGGAACTTGATAGCGGACAAAACTTGCGTTGTCACTATCGGCGTTATTCTCGCATCCCGAATCGCGAATATAGTTTGCGACAGTGCGGTGCTCGCTTCCCATCGGGAAAACGGCGCTATCGGGAAACACTAGTTCAGCAATTTTAAACGCCGAATTGCCTTCTTTAGCTTGAGCTTCAATAAACGTTTTTTGTTCTTTGGAAAGCGGCAAATCTCCGATCTTTTGGTACTGAGACGTTTTATAAACAATTTTATTTGAAACGAGAAACGCTCGAATAGCCATGCCTTCTTTCGAGCGACCGTCGAGCTTTTCGTTCTTAAAGAAACGTCGCGTAATAACGTTAAGATCTGGGAATTCTGCCGCAATTTGGCGAATCCTATCTTTATCTTCGTCTGAAAAATGGAAATGCTTAGAATTGCCCACTTAAGATATCCTCATTTTGTAGAATTTTAGCCGCTACTTGGCGAAAAATCTTTTTAAAATTCTTGATCTGCTTGTATCCTGCCTTTTTGCCTTTCTCGTTCGTTTTATATCCCATCTCTGCGGCAACCTTTTCTTCGTCTGCTCCGTCGATATAAAGACGCGAGTAAACTTTATATTGTTTCGGGGCTAAACGATGTTTCATCTCTTCGTGAAGTCGTTTTGCGCTAACGTTAATGTCGAAATTAACATCTTGCAGTGACTGAATCGAAGAAGAGTGGTTTTCGATAGAAACGGCGAGCTTAACGTCGTAAGCTTGCTTTTTAGTTTTTTCCCACTTTCTGTAAAGCGGGCATTCGCCGCATTGTTTTCCGCTCGGAGTTAACGAACAAGCGGGCGGATCGTTTCCGCGATTATGTTCGCAGCTTAAACAAGGACGAACATAGTTCGAGTAGTTGTTTCGTAACAGGTTTTTGATTTGGTTCGAAGTGATTCGCGCAATCCAAGGCTCAAGCGGACGATCTTGTTTCCACATCTTCCACTTTTTAAAGATATGGAAGCGAATTATTTGAGCAACGTCATCGTAATCCATCCAAGCAACTGCTTTGAGTTGCCAGATGTATCTATGCTTCTCGATGACCTTATCTATTACGTCCTGCTTGTCCTCGTATCTAATCTTCCTGCGAGTTTTTGCGGCTTCCATATTTAGTGGGCGACAAGCCATCTAACCCACTTACGCGCCTCGACTTGAATCTCTTCGGTTGAGCGTTTTGTCCCGCTTGCCTCAAAGATGCCAAGTCGAATGCTCTAAAACCGCCCTCGATTTCAATATCGACATCTAGTTCGTCGATTTGAGGAAGCTCTTCAACATCAGTTGTGTCGTCGCTCGGATCGTCAATCTCGTCGGCGCGACTTCTTTTCGTAATTGCTTTTTGCGCAAAACTATGCTGCGTAGGTTGGGCGTTCTGCACACTCGTTTTAGCATTCATTGGAGTGCCGCACTTTGAACAAAAATTTGGGGCGAAACCTTGGTATTCGTGTTTGCCCCCGCAATTTGTACAGAACATCGTGGCCATTTTCGTCTCTTTCTCTAAATTGTTATCTTGTCGCTGTGTTTACTAACTTACTTCTATTCTAGAGATAGCCGCGAATATTTCAACCAGCGTTACTTTCGTTGGCCCTTTTCCAGCAGCCCTTTGTTAATTTTCTTAACAATGAACTTCAAGATTTCGCTTCGCTTGATATCGTCTTCCGTGAATTCGAAAGTGTGAATACCGTGTTTTTGCGAATCTTCACCTGAAAATAGATGGTAAAAGTCTTGAAACCCGTTAGCGGCTTTAATATCGGGTTGCATAAAATCGCCGCACAAAAAGATCTTCGATCCTTCACCGATGCGGGTGAGGAGCGTTGTGATCTCTTTGAAAGTGAAGTTTTGGACTTCATCAGCGATGATAATTTTGTCGGTTAGTGTGCTGCCTCTCAGGAAGTTAACCGGAGTAGCAGAGATGCGCCCTTGCTCTTTCAAGTGGTGCGCGTCAGAATGCTCTATGATTTCTTGAATTTTGTCCTCAAGCGGGAGTAGATAAGGTTGAAACTTTTCTGCCACAGTGCCCGGCAGCGATCCCATAGACTTGTCAGCACTTTCTGCGATAGTACGAATGTATACGATTTCTTTGTCATTCTGATTGATTAGGTTTAGAGCCGCATAAACGGCCATAAAAGTTTTTGACGTCCCAGCAGGCCCAGCGATAAACACGATCTTGGAAGCGTCGTTTAAAAGCGTTTTTAATAACTCTTGTTGTTTTCCAGTGAATTTGAACTTGCGTTCTTTGAATTTAATCTCCGTTTTCATTTGCGGAATCAATGACTCCGCAGACACCGTTTTTGGTTTCTTGGGCTTTTTTGCCATAAAAAATTAGACCATCTCTTCGACTACTTGTAGCCCTCCTTTTGCCACACCGTTCGAGTCGATGTTCACGCTCTGAGAGCTTAAAACACCGACCACCGAGAACGAATTACCGTCTGCCATTGTCACTGTAACGGTAACTGGATCGTTTGGTTCGTAGTCTGATACCCACTCTAAGTTTGATGCGCCGTTGATTTGCAAAGACTTAGAAATTCTTGCTACACTCACTTTCTTCGGGTAAGCGTCGCCAAGCTCAACGTTCGGTTCGCGCTCAACTTCAATGTCGAAGGACAAACTCTCGTACTCGTTGATTGGCCGAGAGAAAGACGAGCCTGAGATTGAAACGGTCATGTTACGAAGCGGCGAAACAATGTTAGCTGCGCCCGTTTGCGGCGTTACAACATTGATCCCTGACCCCGTAGCTAAACCGTAAGAGTCGAACTGCATCTCTGCTTGCAACACTTGCCAAGGCTCTAGGCTAAACGACAAGCTCTTCAAGAAGCACTTTTCGAAGCGGTAAGCGGGAACTTGAATAAAAGATCCGCTTACAAAATCTCCCGTAAGTGCCAAGAAGTTAACGAGTTGGTTAAGCCCAGCTCCTGTAACGGGAATTGCGGAAACGTTAACTGACGCGCTCTTTGGTCCCGTTTGGATATAATAGTCCATCTCGGCACCGATGCGGCGAACTCTTTGGAGTTGCGTCGAATTCGATACCGAAACGTTCGTTGCATACAGCGGGATGTAACTCCCAGTCGCCGTTGTTTGGCTATCCCCAGTCGATAAAACGGCGCGAATGTTACTGTACGAGACGTAAGACATTGACAGCTTATTTACACGCCAATGCTGGTTTTTTCTAGTTTTTTCGAGTTGACAAACCTTTCCCGGCCGCTACGGTTGAACGTGTAAACAACTAAACTACTATAAAGTATGAGCTTCGTTCCGTTCGTTTCGATCCCGCTGCGCTTTTTGATCGCCGCTTCTTTAATCACAATGATCTTGCCGTTCATGATCGTTTATGTCGCATTCCAACCACGCGAAGGTTGGAAAGACTTTGTGTTTCTACTCATAGATGGTCGCGACTTTGTTCTCGAAGGGAAGAACGACCGCTTAATCGTTAAAGATGAGGAATAAGCGAAAAAGAGCCGCCCGGTTTTCGAGAAGTCGCAAACCTTCGCCCGCCGAAGAGATCTTCCGTTTTTGGAAAATGGGGGAGGGGGGCTTCGTGGGCGAGTTAGACGTTCGCCAACACCACGCGAACAACAAAACAACGTGGGAGCTACTCGCTCCGATAGTGTTCGTGAGCAAAACAGGATACGTTGTGACTATCGAGAAAGGGTTCACAACGGACCTCGCGTCGGTGCCGCGCATCTTTTGGCCAGTTGTTCCGCCGTTTGGCCGATATGCTCGCGCCGCAGTGCTGCACGACTACTTGCTCGAAGAGAGCTGTTTGCTGCCCGAAACGGCAAACGAGATGTTCTTCGAAGCTCTCGAAACTCTACACACTAACAAAACGACGCGGTTTTTGATAAAGACGGGAGTCCGGGGCTATTTCTTCCTCAAACGTCTCTTCTACAAACTGCCGTTCTTGCCCTCATATGGAGTCTAATTCGTCCCGATCTCTCCCCAGCCTATACCCTCGTACCCCCTTTTGCCTTAAAAACAAACAATACAAGCGTAAAACATTAGGGGGGGGGATCTAAAGGGGGATGTTAAGGGGATAGTATATATCTTGATAAAAATAAAAAAAAAGATAGGGATAGAGAAGGAATAAGGGGGGGTATATGTATTGCCCTTATAAGATATAAAGAAAAGGGAAAGAGATATGAAGGGGGAGGGTAGGGTTATTATAGGTAATAAGCAAAGAGAGAGAGGGTAGGGGAGGGTAGGGTTATTTTGCTGGTATAGCGCGCAGAAAACCACCCCCCGCCGCGCTCCCCGGAAAATCCCCACTCGGTTTTTCCGAAATGGGGAGGGGAGTCGCTGACCTTAGACCGTTGCGAGCGTCGCGAAATGCGAGTGATTGATTGCTTGCGAGCGAAGGAATCCTGCCTTGTGCAGCGCAGAAATTTCCGCATCCGTCGCCCAACGATTTCCGAGGGCGACATTGACGATGAAAACGTGCGAAATCATGTACGGAAATTCGTCGTAGTCGGTTTCAAAGTCCGTCACGGCAACGCCGTTGACGTACCAAGCGTTTTTCTTTTCGTTGCGGGAGATCGTGATCGTTTCCATGAGAAAGAGAGTGAAGAGGCTTGCCCCGAAGGGCAAGCTTTTTTTTATCGATTCACGAGGTTCGGCACGTTGGTCAGAAGCTTTTCGAGCGACTCGGCGTGAATCACCGTGACCCCCGACACCCAACCTCTAGAGATTGCTTCAATGATCCCCTTATAAGCTCCGACCTCGCGAGCAAGGGCGAGAGCCGCTTTCTGCTCCGAAAGGTAAGCATCGCGGTAGAAGTTGAAAGAAGTTTCCGTAACGTTGTTTTTTATCATGAGGAAAAGATAAGGGATGGATTGCCGAGTCACAAGCTTTTTTTTCACTTTTGCCGAAAAAAAACGTGATTGCCGATTTGCCTCGTCTTCAAGAGTTTACGCGACCAAGCGGGAGAAACTTGCACCGTATGATAGTGATCCGCTCCGAGAGTGTAGTTCGTCAAGCTAGGCGAGGAAGCAAGGTCAAGAGCCTCGCGCCACTTCGCGTGACGCTTTGCCTTGGCGAACGCGCTTGCCGTCCCCGCATTCCAGCAGGAGAATTGAAGGCGAGCCAAGACAACTTCTTTTTCCGTTTGCTTGCGAGCCTTGGCGCGATTCGAGACGACTTCGCGGACCGCTGCCATTGCGCGAGGGTCTCGCTCGCCGCCCGCTTCTAAAATCAGTGTTGCCGCGACGAACTCTTGTGCCGTTTGCCCTTTTGTTTGGCGCGAAGAGAACAAGAGCGCCGCGAGAATGAAGAACAAGAAGAGAATGAGAGATAGGTTCGAGCGTTTCATGCGAGAAATGTCTTAAGTGTTAACGACAAAGCCGGAAGCGTCGCGCTTCGCGTCGCCCTTAGCCTTCAATCCGACTACAACGTTGCGAGCGTCAAGAAAGCGAAGGTCGCTTTCGTCGCCGTTGACAACAGGGAACCCTTGCCAAGCTGACGGAAGAGCAGAAGCGAAGACCACGGCAACGTTGCCGCCCGCCCGCAATACGTCAAGCGCGTTCGCTTCGTTCGATTCGCTACGCGAAAAAGTAAGGTGATAGTTCGGCGCGATTGACCTCGCCGCCGCTTGCAATGCACGAATCGGGCTTTTCGTGTAATCGTAGAACTGAATCGAAGGAAAAGCGGCGAACACTCCGAGGCGTTCCCATGAGATATCGGAGGTTCCGTTCAAGCGAACGCAAGCGCGCTTGCCGTTGCGCTCGCAACTCGCAACGAATGCCGAGATATCGGCGAAGAGTTGACGTTTGAACTCGGCAACGTCATCGAAGAAAAGGCGCGTCTTGCGAATGCGCGCCGACTTGACGTTTGAGAACTTTCCGCGTCCTGCCGAGAACAGGCAAGCTGCCGTGCATCCAGCGGAGCGGTTCGCGCAAACGTCGCCGCGCCCGGCCTCGCGGGCAGGGGCAAGGTAAAGGATGGCTGTGCTCCATCCGAAAGCTTCGCCCTTGGAAGTTTTCGCATCCGTGCCGACCGAAAGAAGGTTGAGTTTCACGAGAAAGAGGGTGGGACGCTTGCTCCGAAGAGCAAGCTTTTTTTTAGGACTCTTTCGGACCGTGCCCGAAACGGTGACGGAACGTGAAGTAAGCATCCGCGAGGAAGTCCTCGCAGTAAGCGCGATTCTTTGCAGCGGTTCGAGCTTGTTTCAATTGGAAGATGTCGGCATTGCCGTAGTCGAGTACCGCAAGGGCGAAGTTGTTTTCACCGACTTTCTGTTCAAACTCGGCGCAAGTCTCTTCTCCCGTCACGTTGCGAAGGTAAAGGAAGGCGACTCGATCGAATCCGTTTGAACTGTTGTTGTTTTTCATGCTCACAACATAGCACACTCCCGCGCCGAAACAAGCTTTTTTTTGGTTTTTTTCGAAAAAAAAAGCGTGCCAAGCGCCGAATAAAAAATAATTTTTTTTCGTGGCGCGGTTGGCACGGCGCGTGCTTGGTAGACGAACTAGAAAAAAAGTGAAATTTTTTCTTGACAAGGGTCTGTTGCAAGTGATTTGCATCCTGGCCAGGCTGGCGGGCGATTACAAAAAAAGTTGGTTTTTTTCTTGACAAGGGTCTGTTGCAAGTGATTTGCAATTCCGGGCCGGGAACTAATGCAAACAAGATGCAATGCATAATGCGGTTTTGGGCCGTTTTGGGGATATGCGAAACGCAAGGGTTTTGCGGCAAAAGGGTTGCAACGCGCATAATCGGGTTTTGGGCCGTTTTCCGAATATGCGACGCAAACAATTTGCAATTCCTGGCCGGGTCTTAATGCAAAACAGTTACGAAAGACATAATTGCCACTCGGCCCATTTTTCAAATATGCGAAAAGCCAACTGTTTGCAGCCATTTATTTGCAATGCGCATAATGGTTTTTTCGCCAGTTTCGCGAATATACGACGCAAGAGAGTTGCAATAAGTGCCAGGCCGGGGATGCAAATCATTTACTTTGCAATTAGCCCATTACAAAAAAATATCTTTTTTTCTCTTGACACGTTTTTTTGCGCGGTTGGCACGGAAACTTTTTTCTGCTTGACGCGTTTTTTCTCAGAGTTGGCACGGAAACTTTTTTCTAAAAACACGAAAAAAAAACTTGCGCACGGGGAAAAGTATGCTACTTTAAGAGCATGAAAAACGAACTGATCCGCGAGATCCGCGAACTGGCTGCGAAGATGGTGATCGAATCGCTGCTGAAGCAAGGGTTGACCCGCAAGCAAATCGCTCAGGTAATCGAAGAAGCCGATTACCTGAACACGCTCGCGCAATCGGAATAGACCCCCCGCCCAATCTCATGAAAACCGCCCTTGTTCTCTCGCCCGAGGAAACCCTCGCCCTCGCCGCCGACCTCGCCGCCTTCGCCCTCGCGAACGGTGTCGAATCGTACCCGATCCCGCCGCGCCCGATTTTTTTGGGCGAGGTCGCCCTCGACTAACCCCCCACCCCCCCTTTTTTTTTATCCTATGATCACTATCGAAATGTCTACCCCCGAGGCTTACGTTGCCCTCGCCGCCCTCCGCGAAGCCTCCGCCGACCTTCATGCGTCGGGTGCGAGGTTCCCGCAGTTGGACGCGGTGATCGACACGCTGCACGCGCAGCTGGTCGAGATCGAAGCGGACGAGCGCGCCACCAACGCTTGCGAACCCTACGAGTCGCACGACCTGAGCGACGACGCGGATGCGCTCGCTTCTGCGGGTCACGGCATGGATGAGGACTATTGCTTTGATACTTGTCAGGAAGACTGCTGATTGCAGCTGCGCAAGGGGGTTGCAATGCAGCCCTTTTGCAATGCAGGCGGTTTGCAATGCAAGTCATTTGCACCTGCAAATCTCTGGCATTGTCCTATTTACCTATTTAACGTTTGCCTTTCGTATTTCGTTATTTATGATTTAGCGTTCACGTTTTCACCTTTATGAAAAAGCAAAAGAAAATTCGTTCGGTGTTCACTAGCGGCACGAATCTTGCGGGGAGCGTGCACGAACCGAAGCGCGGCAAAGGGAGCTACAATCGAAAAGTCAAGCATAAAAAGCGGCGCGACGATTCTTTTCTCTGAAGAAAAGTATTGAAATTCGCGAGAAAGACTGCACTCTCTCTCTTGCTGACCGAGAGACTGAGCGCCCAAAAAGTCTCTCTAATCACTTGTCGCATAGGAGACAAGCAGCGGGGCGAATCTTTCTCGAAATAAATCTCGACTCTGCACGAACGTCCGATACTGCTCAGATCATGGAAACGATCATTGCTGATACTCCCGAAAAGATCCTCGCGTATGTCTTTAGTTTGCAAAAAGGCCCGGCCCGGCGATGCAAACCAGTTGCAACACTGCCCATGTCAACTGCAAAAGCGTTTGCCCCCCTATTTTTTATTCGAAAAAAAGGTTTGACCTCGCGTGTTTTTCCTGTACCCTGCGCCCTAGGCAACGGAAAAAAACTTTGCGAAACGCGAAAAAAAGTTTCGACATCGGCGCGGCGACCGTTACTGTCTTTCTCATGAACAACACCCAAATCCTCAGAAACAAGATCGAGCAGATCGTCAGCAAGGGCGCGGCCATCGTGTCCTTCGACTATAACGACAAGCGGCGCAACGGCGTCATCGGCTACAAGCCGTTTGGCGACCGCAAGTGGGGCAACCATGTCAGCAAGTCGATTGTCGAGTCGAGCAATGGCGAACTGTTTTTGACCGTTCGCACGAACAACGAATCCGAGGGTGACGGCCACGCCTACAAGTCTTTCCGCTTGTCGGGCATCAAAAACTTTCGTCACAACGGCGAAACTATCTGAAAAATATTCTTGCACAGTAACCAGTAACATCCCAACATCGTACCCGTATGAAAAACACCGTTAATCTCCGCGTTTGCGGACGTGAAAACTCCGAGGTCAGCCTTGCCGACCTCGCTCTTGTCAAGACTCCCGAGGCGACCGACAGTCACTTCCCGATTCCCCATGCTGCGCTGGTCGAGAACTTGCGCACGCAACTGAAGGAAGCGAATTTGGGCGTTGTCAGCGAATATCACACGCTCGCACGCTACGGCCAACGCTACTTCGGTCTTTTCGAGATCGACATGGCGAAGCCGAACGCAACGAGCGGCACGGTCATTGGTCTGCGCAACTCGCACGACAAGTCGTTTGTCGCGGGCATTTGCGCGGGCAATGCTCCGTTCGTTTGTGACAATCTTTGTTTCAGCAACGAGGTGACGCTCGGGCGGAAGCACACGACGAACATCATGCGCGACCTTCCCGCGATCATCAGCCGCGCCATCGGCAAGCTTGGTGACCTCTGGATCGCTCACGAAAACCGCGTGTCGCGTTACAAGACCGTCGAGATCGACTCGCGTGACGCTCACGACCTTGTGATCCGCAGCTTTCACGCTGGCGCAATCGGCAAGACGATGATTGCCGACGTGATCGGACAATGGGACAAGCCGAACCATGACGACTTCGCTCCCCGCAACCTCTGGAGCCTGCACAATGCTTTTTCCGAGGTGTGGAAGGGGAACCTGATCGCGATGCGCGACCGTTCCGCGTCGCTCCATTCGATCCTCGATCCGTTCGCGGGCCTCACCGTGTCGAATGAAGTGATCGAAGTTTAAGGCACACGGGGGCGGGTGACAGCCGCCCCCCTTTTTTTTTCTTGCGATGACCGAAACAATGCTTGTCTTGTTCTTCGTTCTAACGCTTATTTTACTGCTGAAACCTCCCCCATCAAAAAAATGAATTCGTTCAAAACTGAAGTTTGCGTTCAAAACAAGTGGGCGTCTAATGCGCTGCGCTTTGCTACTCGTCGCGAGGCGGAACTTTACGGTGCCGAACTTTTGTCGCGCTGGTTCGTGCCGACTGACGCGCGGCCTGCCGAGAGCGACGACGCTGTAAACTACCGCTTCAATGAAGAGCTGTTTGTCGCGGAGCCGATCAATGAACCCAAATCTGCTTCCGCCTAACTGGTTCGAGCGTGGGGGGTACTGGTACGACTTCGACAACGGTCTCTGGACCGTTTACAATCGCAACGGTACCCCCCTGCTTCGCGACGAATTCCTTGACGAACTAGCAAAAAAACTTTACTGGAGGGCAGTTAAGCGGTGTCAACCTAAAAAAAAGAATTAAAATTATAACCGGCGCAAATGCAATTGGTTTGCGATACCGGGCCGGGGCGTCTTGCAAATCAACGGCGAACTTCGGGTGAAGATCATCACGAACTGAGCGAAACCCCCGAAAGGGGGTTTTTTATTGCATTTAAATTGAAGTAAGGCCCGGCCGGGTAATGCAAATGACTTGCACCAGCAAATCACTCACACCACCCAACCCTTTGCTTTATTTAGACATTCGCGTTCATTATTTAAGCTTTCGCGTTCATTATTTGCTTATTTACGGGTTCACGTTCATTCTTTCCGCTCGCGCCGTTTGCGCGGCTGGCGCGGGCGGCGTTCGGCACGGCGGCGCGTGCGTTTCTCTTTGTTTTCAAATAGTTCTAACAGGTCCGAGACTAGTATATCGCTACCGTTGTATTCGATATAGTGGTGGGAGGGGTATCTGCGGAGTTCTTCGAGGGTGACGGGCGTCACGTTGTTTCCTCCCACCTGAGTCCAAACACATGAGGAAAAAACCCTGACGTGCATTCTCCGATCTTAACGTACACGCGACCGCTCGATGCAGGGTGGCGCGGCGGTTCGCCCGACTCGACAACATACTGTGCGCCGATCATTGACGTGATGACGGTGCCGAAAAAAATTTCTTTATTCGTGTGATCAAACAGTTTCCAAGTTTTCATATGTAAAAGTGGGCCACCACTAGCGCAAGTTGCCCAGTCTCGATGCCGTCTCTAGATTACTTTGTGGCTTCCTCTAGAGCCTTGATGCCTGCTGCGGTGATGCGGCGCGTGCCTTCGATGCGCATGAAGCCGCGCTGCAACAAGAAAAGTTCCGTGTCGCGCTGCAATGCGCCGCGACTGAGACCCGTGACAGCCGACAGCATATTCAACGAGCAGTCCCCACGGTCCTTCAGCGTCTTAAGCACTTGAATTTCCGAGTTGACCAGACCAGACGAGTTGATGCCGAGCTTCGCGCACAAGTCGGTCCAGTCCTTCGAATCGAACGTGTTTTTGTTTTTGCTATCGCAGTAGAGCTCGATCTGCTTCGCACGCTGAACCGAAGAGCGAGCGTTCGAGCGAACCGTTTTCGCCACACGCTCCAACACGTCGCCCTTGAAATTGATTTCGCTCAGAACCTTTTGCACGATCTGCGCCGTTTCTTTTTCCGAGTACGGCTGGAAATCAACCAACGTGAGGCGATCTTTCAGCGGAGCAAAGAGACGATCTGCCTCGGTCGTGGCGAGCATGAAACTCTGAAGCTTAAAGTTGAACTCGTAGAGTCCGTCGCGCCAGTTGACTTGCTTCGTGTCTACCCGCTCGGTGTTGAAGGCCGTGAGAAGCGTCGTCATGAGGTCTTTCGGCAGAGCGTGACACTCGTCGAGAAGCACCGTGACTTCGTTACCTTGAATCACAGGGGCAAACACTTGCTCGAAAAACACTTGAGCGTTTTTGATCGTGCCGCAGTTAACTTCGAGGAACGGACGCGCCTTGCCGTCGCGCCCTTTGATGTTCTTTGCCGCTTGCTTGGCGAATTCTGTCTTACCTTGGCCCTTGGCACCAGCAAGCAAGATAAAGGGCAAACGTTGCGTCTTGTTCTGCGCGTCGAGATAGAAGTTGAGCTTCTTCTTCACGTCGTCTTGTCCGATCAGACCTTCGAATCGAGCGGGCGTTTTCATGTTCAGCAATTTTTATTGTTTTTTAATCGAGCTGCGTGACCTTAAACTGCACGACAGGAGTTGCCGATGCTTCGCGTACAGAAGCTTCAATCGGTGCAACTGTCAAGTGCATTTTTTCGAGCCAGAGGCGCGAAATCGGAACGGGCGCACTGTTGCCGACATACTGCTGAAGGTCAGCGAGGCTGACGTTAACAAAAGAGGTCGCACCGACTGGGCGTCCGCGACCACGCTTGGGTTGTGTCTCGGGGTTCATACAGAGACAGTAGCACCGTGTTCTCGAAGATCAACACTTTTATTCAAAAAAAAATCACCACCAGCAGAAGACTTTTCTGCGTGTTTTTAATCCGATTCGACTCGCCGCTTGCGCAAGATCTTTTTCGTGTCAAACTTTATCTTCTTTGGTTTTGGGCGCGGGGAAGGTGGTGGCGGGGGCCGTTTCATTCTGCCTAAAGAAAAACTTTTTAACGAGCGTTAGGAAACCGAAAGCGATTCCTGCTACCGTTAGGTAAAGCAAGATCGTTGCAAATGCAGAACGCCTGCTATCGACAACTGTTTGCTCTTGCAAAAACGGGCTAACTTCAACGGTTTGCACTTGCAAATCGCTGGTTAGAGCAACTGGGCGGACTTCCTCGATTTTATTTGGCAAAATGTCGTTCACCTTTTCGTTATTTACCGCAGACTCATTCACCTTTTCGTTATTTACGCCGGGCGCGTTCGTCTTTGCCCGCTCAACTAACCTATTTAAGTCGGCCTCCTTCATTATTACTAGCGGCTCCGTATCGAACGAATATAATCTCGGCACTTCCGGTTTCTTCTCCGCAGCGACACTAGCGGGCGAACGAATGAAAACTGGAGCGTTTTTGCTCACATCGGCGGAGTCGGCCTTGCGGAACGAGTTGCAACCACTTAGCAGCAGCGTCAATAATAGTATATTTGCTTGTTTCACGTTAGTATTTACACCGTGGTCATTCGCGTTTCGCTTTTTCGCGTTCATGTTTCGCCGCCTAAAAACCGCTTATTTTGGCTAACTCATTCATGTTTAGATGTTTGTGAGAAAGTGCACTTTGTATTTTACCCTACCAGGAATATATCAAAACAACACTAGACGTCAACACTTTCGGGCCATTTTCTTCTGTTTTTCTCTGCGAGTTTCGTCACCATTTTTTCGATTGCGAGGCACGGCAACACAATGACCGCGCCCGCGCCCAACAACACAGCGAGAACCGAGATTGCCGCCGCTCCGAGCACAACCACGGTGCTCGCCGCAACGCATAAAGCCGTGAGCCGTAACAACTTAAGTAGAAACATACTAGAAAGAACTGGAAAGAATAGCAGCGGGATAACGTGGGCGAAAATGGGGGAGAATGAATAAAAATGAATAAAAAATAGAGGAGTCGTGGACAGTAAATAATCTCTAACCCCCCTCACTTCTCTCTCATCTTTCCTTTATCTTTCCTTTATCTTTCTTTTGTCTTTCTCTTCTATATTTCTATTCTTCTTTTCTATCTATACGTCTATCGTCTCCCCTATGTATATTCTTCGAGGGGAAGGGGCATTGTGTTAACCCATTCGAACGTGGTTTTTGGCTTACCGCTTGCGCTTGGCGAAGCCCTTACGAACCTCTTCGGGCGACACTTTGCCAAACTCGATCTCTTTCTTATGCTTGTGCTTGGTTTGTAGGTTCTTACGCATTTTATCCATGTCGATTGGATTGGCCTTTTTGTAGAAGTCTTCGATCTTTTTGTCCGACGTTTTAACGTGGGAAACTACCAAAGCGATGAAGCAAAGAATGAGGATGAAATAGAAGAAAAATTCACTAGGAATTGCGCCGAAAATGCGTGCAAAATTCATGGTCAAAATTGGGTCAGTTTTTGAGTCGTTTTCTCGCTAGTTTTTTGAGGCTTTTTGGTCAACTTGTCAACACGTTCTTGCTCCCTTTTCTCTTTTTTAACGTAAAAGATCTTCTGTTCTGTTAGAATGTTAAAAAACGTGCGAAATCGTGCTGAATTACCAATCTTCCTCTCATCCCAGTTCAAAAACAAACTATTAAGTGTTGTTTAATTGTTTAGAAACGGGCAAATTAGCTTCCTTTTGCAACTCGGTCGCAATAAACTCGAAACTTGCTTTTAGAGCTTCGTGTTCTTGAAGCGACACTTGAGAAGCGTTGTACATTGCAACGAGGTTATTGAATGCGTCGTTCGGGCCGATCTGGTACTTCTGGTCCGACTTCTTTGGGCTAAAAAATTCGTTTAAAACAAGGAGCGATTCCTTGACTGCTTCGTGGACCTGTGGGGTCAAACGAACTTGGGCATGAAGGGCCGCAATGTTATTGAGGGCTTGTTGGTAATTCATAGTGTTGTCTTATATTATGTTTAAAGTGCGAGTTTTCTTTGAGAAGAGTATTTAGTTAGCGTATGTTTTGACACGGTGTCAACGATAGCAAAGTAAATTTTGTCCCAAACTTTGTCGTTAACTGCTGTGCGAATTTGATTTTGAATGTTTTTAGAAAGTTTCATCAAAGTTCGCCCTGCATTTGGCTCACCACTTGGATCTTCATTTGATCCGACACTTGGATCTTCATTTGGCGAGACACTTGGCTCCGCACTTGGTTCCACACTCGATGCCACACTTGGTCCCACACTTGGTTCCACACTTGACCCCGCACTTGGTTTAGCATTTGGTTCCACACTTGGTCCCGCATTTGGTCCCGCACTTGCTCCCCCACTTGGTTCTCCACTTGGTTCCGCACTTGGCCCCACACTTGGCTCCACACTTGATCTTTAATTGTTTTAGAAGAATTCATTAAAAACGATTCCGCACTCGGTCATCGACTCGGCTCCGCACTCGTATCACCGCTTGGTCGTATACTTGGTTCCACACTTGGTTCCACACTTGGTTTGTCATTTGGTTCCACATTTGGTCCCGCATTTGGGACCGCACTCGGATCTGCACTTGGTTCCGCACTTGACGCGCCACTTGGACCCACACTCGATCTTCAATTTTTTTATCTAAATTCATATCGATCTCTCACTTGATTCTCCACTTGGTTCATCACTTGGTTCATCAGATGGCGACCCACTTGGCGACCCACTTGGCGATACACTTGGTCCCGCATTTGGTCCCGCACTTGCTCCCCCACTTGGTTCTCCACTTGGTTCCCTAATTGGTCCCACACTTGGTTCCACACTTGGTTCTCCACTTGGTTTAGCACTTGATCTTTAATCGTTTCAAAAATGTTCATTTAGAGAAGATTAGAGTGTCTCGTTTGAGACGCAACTGGAATGATGAGTTCGCGCTGCAATTCGAGTATAACGTTCGATTCTAGTCGATGTCCGATCAACAATCCTTCGCGAACATAGTTCATCTGCTCTCCAACGACAAGCCACATTTGCTCTTTCACTCGCATTCGAACGTTATGCGCGACATGATATTTTAATATTTGCGGAAGATAAAGTTGTTTCATCGTACGCCTCGGCGGGCTATAAACACAGAAGAGTTTATTTTAACTCGCGCATCGAGCAAAAGAACAAAAGCGTCTTCACGCGACCACTTAACGTGCGAAACGGAAGCGGTCACGAACGTCGAGCACGTTGCAACTTGCTCGCGAATTGCGGAGCTCGATACATAGTTGGCCTTTTTTATCTCAGATGTTATTTTTTTAACGTTAAGACTCATCGAATTTGTGTTTTATAACGGCGATTATCGTCGATAAAGCGAGAGAATCTGGGCTAATCGTCCAATTTATTCGCGAGTAGAATAGATTCGAATCGAAACTGCGCGAAATTGCACGCTCGAAATGATCTTCGGCGTTACAAATTTTTTCGCATACACGGCGAACGCTTTGTTCGCGAATCGCGTTTCTCACCGTTGACTCGAAAAGCGGCATTATGTTTGCGCGTCAAAAACGGCGCGTTAAATGGAAATTTGTTCGATAATGCGCCAAAGGCGGCGTGTTATCGCGTTCTCGACGAAAGAACAATATCGTCAACCAAAGTTTGAGTGCTAAATTTAATTTCGCCCCAGATTCTAAATTCTAACGAATCATCGACTTTGCACTTCGGGGAGCGCATAGCGTTAAACCAAATGTTCTCTGAAAATCTTAATTCGAGCCGTATTCGGTTTTCAAATTTTTTAAAAACATTCATAGAGTTGCTCTCGTCTCGATTATAAATTTTTTTCATAATTTTGAGATTTGATGCGGTATTTGTGCACGAACTTGGCTCCGCACTTGTTTCCACACTTGGTTCCCTAATTGGTCCCACACTTGGTTCCACACTTGCTCCCACACTTGGTTCCACACTCGTCTCCCCACTTGGTTCCCTAATTGGTCCCACACTTGGTTCCGCACTTGGTTTAGCACTTGCTCCCACACTTGGTTCCACACTCGTCTCCCCACTTGGTTCTCCACTTGGTTCCGCACTTGGTTTAGCACTTGGCGATACACTTGGCTATCCACTTGGTCCCGCACTTGATCCCCCACTTGGTCTTTAATTGCTTTGGAAAAATTCATTGAAGGCGTCTCCGCACTTGGTTTGTCACTCAACTGCGTACTTGGTTTGTCACTTCAGGTAAAACCAAGACCTGTACTTGATTCACCACTAGGTCATCAACCCGAGTCGTTACTTGACTCGTTACTCGTCTCCTCACTTGGATCGTCATTTGATTCCGCACTTGGCTATACGCTTCATTCACCACTTGAGTTCCCACTTGGCGATCCACTTGGGTCCGCCCTAAAGCTTGCACTTTATTCACAACTTGGTCCCACACTTGTATCCACAGTTGCTTTTCAATTGTTTTAAAAATGTTCATTGAAGGCACCTCCTCACTTAGTCATACACTTGGCGCAACACTTGGTTCCACACTCGTCTCCCCACTTGGTTCTCCACTTGGTTCCGCACTTGGTTTAGCACTTGGCGATACACTTGGCTATCCACTTGGCTATCCACTTGACTCCACACTTGACCCCGCACTTGGTTTAGCACTTGGTTCCACGTTCGGAACCCCATTTGCTCCCACACTTGGGACCGTACTTGACCATGCACTTGGAGCCGCAGTTGATTATCCAAGTGATTAACTTGGGGCGGCATTCGAATCCGATCCAACGCTTGCAGTCTCACATGGTCCCGTACTCGACCTTTGATCGCTTTAGAAAAATTCATTAAAGTTGCCTCTCCAGTTGACCCCGCACTTGGTTCCACACTTGTTCTTCCACTTGACTCCCCAATTAGCTCTTCACTTGGCCCGCCACTTGGTTCGCCAAGTGACTCTCAATTTCTTTCCGCAATTTGGTGTTCGTAATTACATCGTGTCCTCTGCCGTGACGAGAATCAACAGCAGAATAACTGTTGCCGCAAAAACTAATAGCATTTAAATATGCTTTAAAATTTCAGAACTGGCGCGAATCTTTGCGCCGAGACCGTCAACAATCTCTATTCCAAGTTCTTTGCAAACGGGAGTTTCTGGGATTTCTGACGCGAAGCGGTCGCCGCCTTTCGCGAAAATGTTTGGTTTTAATAGAGCAAGCGTTTTGCATTGAGTCGTGTCTTCGTCTACGGACAAAACAACACGATCAACGCACTTTAGTGCCGCTACGATCCGTAGTCGGTCAGCTTCTGTTTGAAACTTTTTCGAGCCTTTCTGCTCAACTTGACGATCCGAATTGACGATAACAACTAGCTCATCACCTAGTTGTTTCGCTTTTTCAAGGTGCTCGATGTGTCCAACGTGCAACGGATTAAAGTAGCCGCTGGTCGCAACGACTACTTTTTCGCGTTTGATGAGATCGGACTCGTCCATTAGTCGCGCACCGCTTGGAGGCGAGCCGTGAACGGATCGTACTCTTGCTGCGAGCCAAACTCGTAAGTTCCGGCAGTCAGCTTGATCGTGTCGTGACGCTCGGCGTGCAAACAACGAATCGTCGTATCGACAGAGCTGTTCATGTACAGCTTGCCGTCCGCTTCGTAAAAGTCTACGCCAACCGTTTCATCGACAACGTGATGATTGCCAGAAGTTTCCGAATCTGCGACGATAACGAAGCCAGTCTTGCTCTTCTGCTTCGGCTTGGCGTTTGCTGGGATCGTGGAACGAAACACCATGCACTCGCCGTGGAGGATCACTTCATTGCTGTTCATTTGCTTATATTGGATTGAATGTTACTGTTTGTCTAATTAATTTACATAAAAAACTAGGAGATTGCGACGATCTTCATCTCGCGACCACCGAAACGCTCTTTGATCGCGTCTCGAAGCGTGCGACAAGCGGGAGAAACGGCTTCGACGTGCCATATGTCGGTCGTTTGGTTCCTCATCTTTAGGTACGGCTGATAGTCGATACCAAACAGCGCAGCCATGTCCCAAAGCTCGTACTCGCTCTTGTGCCACCATTCGTGCGTGTTGGCGTCATAGTTCTCGTAAGAATCGACTCGCTTGCCGAGGTCAAGCATCCGTTCTATCCCGTATTTACGAACGAATTCTGCCTTTACGTCAGCGTTCTTTTCCTTCGTGAAAAAATCGAGCGAAAGGTCTTCGGCAGGCGTCGTTACGAGTTCCTTTGGCACAACGATGCCGTTCAGAGAATAAATCTCGTTTTTACCGTTGTACGAGACCGCAGGACCAGTTTCGCAATGCAAGCTGCGCTCGTTGCGCTCGATCACGGTCGGGGGTTGGCACACGACGCAAATCGTGTCGAGGGGCCACACCATGCCGTAAGGCTGACAGTTGAGCATCGCCGTGTATTCGGTGATGTTGTCGAACGAGATCTTCAGTTCGTTTCTGCAAAACTCGTAGAAGCTGAACCATCCGGCCCAGAACTGACAGTCGAAGTACGGGTAAACGATGGGGATCGTCTTCTCCGCATCGTTCAAGATTTCTTCGAAGATCGAAGCTTCGATGCTCTCGCGAGCAGCATTCTTGTTCTTCTTCAACGCCAGCTTCTTCTCGATCTTCTCGTTGAGAAGCTGTTTGACTTCGTCGTTCTCGCGCAGCGTGTGCTGCAAAACGACGCGCCAGCAATCGGCAGGCGAGTCAAGAAGAATAACGGGGGAGGGTTCGCGCTTGAGAACGTGACGCTGAAATTCAGTGAAATCGCGCTCTGCGTCCTGTTGAGTCTTACGCTCGGTCGTGAGTCCCTTGGCGACCCACTCGTTGACGTAAACGTCTAGCTTTGCAACCTGTTCTTCGGTCAGTTTCGTAATCTTACTCATGGTTTTCGGAAAGTGAGGATAAGTTAGTTCAGCGATTTAAAAGTGTCAAGCGATTTTTGAGAAATTCTCTGCGAATATCGGTTCACACTTTAAGAACTTCCAAACTAACAATTCTTTGAGTGCCGTTGTAAATGCGCGTGTTAGTTGACGAATCGAGAGGGCCGTTTTCGATTGAATAGCAAACTCTGCACGCTGCATCACGCATCTCTTCGCGATTTTTGTAAAATATGTTTTTGTAAAATTCTTCGGTTTTCATCGGTCTACCAAGAATAAAATTGATTTTTAATTTGAAATGCAACGACGTTTAAGCTTCTGTCAAGCTTGCCGAAAATTACGAGACTCGAAAGGTTCCACTCGTCGTAAACATCGGAACCTCTCAATCTTTCCGAGTCGATCCAAGGACGGTCGCGTATTTCTTTGAACAAGCGGCGATTCACTTGTTTGTCAATCTTTTGACGGACAGCAACAAGATTTTTTTCAGAAATCGAGGTCATTAATTATAATTGCTGTAGTCTGGGTAATTAAAGTGTCGCGAAATCGTTTCGGCTATTTCTTCGAAAAGAACATCGTGTTTCGGGTCGTTCCCGTCAAGCACTTTTAAGTCTTCTAGGCAGCGAAATGCGGCAAGTGTTGCAGCATTAACATCTTCCATCGTTGCGGCGCGCAATTTAGAATCGGTCATAATAGTTGCGAGTTCAAATAAACGGGACGATGAACTTGCTTTCGTCTTGATAAAAAGAATCTCTAATTGCGCCCGAAACGTGTATCGTGATTCGTTTTTTGTTCACGACCGAAGTGAAATGCGTCCGGTTTTGGTCGCAATAGCCGAGAAAGCTTTCTCTAAACCAATTCGTTCGGAAAGGTATAAAAGCTCTGCTAACTTCTTGGATCGAAGATTTTGCGATTTGCGCTTCAACGTTTTGGAAAATCGAATTTAAACTAATTTTTTTCATTCGAATGTTTGTATGCGGCGCGAACCTTTTCCCAAGCTTGACGGTTCTCGCTGTTTCCGAGCGGTAAAATCGGCACGCTGTAATGCTTCGCCTCGCGAACTTTATCGTCCGCTTCGAAAAGCGACTCTAATTGCGTGCAAATTGCGAGTTGCGTCCGCTCGTCTAGATGTTCCCAATTCAACGCGAGATTTTGAGCGAATACGACCGTGTGAATCGACATTCTTCCGACAAAGTAACGAAAAGCCCAAAAGACTAGCGTCGATGGCGTTTCTCCGATTCCAGCGAGAAGAGCGCGATCTTTTTTCGTGATTTTCATGAGTCGATTTTCGCTAATACGTCTCCGATTCTTTTGCGAATCTCTGACGCGAGTTGCTCTGTTGTTGTTACCTCGTAGCCATCGTATGTTCCGTATTTCACCAAGCTTCGTAAATTTTGGTCGATTTCGCTCAAAGCGCACCATGCATCTGAGGCATGAACTGCGTGCAACATTTCGGTCTGTTCTTCGGGCAGATTAAATTCTAGCGTTGTTTTCATAAATAATACGATAAAATGATTCGGGTAACGTTATGTTCTTTGGGATCGTTTTGCCTTTGAATAAGTTCGCGATTTCCGCTTCAGAATATCCGGCTAGACCGCAACCGATCTTAGTCACTAAAAATTCTTTGTCGGGGAAAAGCGTAGCGTCGAGAAGAAAATTTTTGATGTAGAGTTCGATTGCTTCGAGAGGAAGCGTGCGAATCGACTTGTCTTTCGTCGGAACGGCGAAAGACTTTCCTTGTGGTCCGTAGCCGACGCCCATGATTGCGCCAAACTTTTTTTCGGCGAGTTTCGCGGCTCCTGCCCCATGTATTCCCGCCTCGTTCGAACCGAAGACAAAGACTTGGTTTTTCTTTAATTCTACAATGTTGTCTGGAGTGAACTTCATAAAATGGTGGTCGCGGAGGGAGTCGAACCCTCACGCTCGCGAAGAGCAGAGCATTTTGAATGCTCCCTGTCTGCCGTTCCATGCACGCGACCAGATTACTCTACGTTATCTTTCCCGCTCAAATAGTCAATAGCTTTTCTCAATAATTTCTCGTCGTCATTAAATCGTCCGAGTGCAAGATTGCAGTTATTGCAAATGTAGCCGCGAAACTTTTCGGTGAAGTGGCAATGATCCAAAATCCATTCGGTTGTGTGATTGTCGCAGATCGGACAGTTTCCCGCAACTGGCGGCGGATTCGCTTCTTTTAACGTTCTTCTCAGAACCGAAAGACTTTTGCAACACGTTGAGCAAGTGTTTTTGCGCCCGTTTGTTGGGCCAGAGAACAGCGGGAACTCTTCGATTTCTTTTTTTTCGCCGCAGCGACGGCAAACCTTCATCCACGAATGTTAACGTTCTCGGAGCAGTTTTCTAATTTAATTCGATTAATTGCGGCGCGTTCGCTGGGGCGTAATTCTCGTCGCAAATCGCTGCATTAACGAACGTTGTGTTTGCGGTACACAAAAAACCGCGACCAAAGTGGATGTGCCCGAAAACGTGCAGCTTCGGGCGAATTTTTGCGATTACATCGCGCAAGTTCTTGCATCCCGCATTCTCGCCGTCTATCGTTTTGTCGAGAATGCCCTGCGGTGGACCGTGCGTGATTAACACGTCGGTTTTTTCGGGAATAAGGTCCCAATGCTGCTGAATCGGGTCGCCGCGATCTCGGTTAAACGCCCAATTAAAGAACGTTGGCTGGACGGGAGAACCCCAGAATCGCAAGCCCATGATCTCGCACCCGCTGTCGTTCAAGTAGCGGACGTTCGGCGGAACAATCGCAGCAACTTCGGACGGATTAGCCTTCTCAAGCCAAACGTCATGATTGCCAGCAATGCAAACTTTATGTTTGTGCGGCAATGAACTGAACCAATTAAAAAAGCGAATGCACTCGACCATGTTGCCCATTCCGCAGAAATCTCCTGCGTGGACAACAATATCGGCGTTCGGCAGGCTCGCAGTTATTTGCGGGTGCCTACCGTGCGTGTCTGAGATGGCGAGAATTTTAATCATTTTCGTATGAGTTCATTTGTTTTTTAATTTTTTTTAGAAACTTTGTAGATATCCTCAAAACCGTCTGTGTGTTCGATGATTACATACTCTTTCCCGTCTGCGGCGACAATTTGATGCCTTTGATCGTGCGCCTCATCGTTTTTCGATTTCAACTGTCCAAGACGAGTCGTTATAGACGTAATCCCACAAGATTTCGGCTTCTTGTTCCGTCAAACCCATAGACTCGGCCAACTGCTGAATTTCGCGTTCTTCGCGCTCTCGATGCGCGTTAATTTTAGCTTTAATTTGCCGGATTTTTCGACGCTCGCTAATGGAGATTTTGAGTTTTTTCATAAATTAATTGATAAATTGGTTGTCCCGCTGGGGATCGAACCCAGACCTAGCGGTTATCTACCGAAATGTTTATAAAACATCTTGCTCTACCGTGAGCTACGGGACAATAAAATTGGTGGGTCTATCGGGATACCATCCCGAAATTTCGCTTTAGAAGAGCGATGTGATATGCAATTTCACCATAGACCCTAAAACCTTTAGAGTTCCGTGGAGTTGGTTTCTTTTTGTTTGGCAGCTTCGCGCTTCAGCCTACGCAGTTCCTTTTGGTAAGCTTTGTCGTTCTTTTCGTCGTAGTTTCTCGCCCTTTCGAACTCGTCTCGATATTTCTCGTACAGATAATTAAAAGTGTTTATCGCAGAACCTTCGAGGCTAGAAGACATTTTATTTTTTATAATTGTTACCAATGACGAATCACGTTGGCGCAGATGAAAACGTTTGTTACGATATAGATTAAAACAATGAGAGTTCGAATAGCGGCGATTTTATCAGCTTCGCGGTTCTCGTTGCTCGCTTTTTCTCCGATTGATTTGGCCCAGAGTCTCCAGAGGTTTCTCATTAGGCGACATTCTTGCCTCGGAAATACTTTTCGCATCGAGCGCGAAACTCGTTATACTGTTCGAGCATTGTGAACGGAATGCCCGCTCCCTTGTGCCGATAAGAGCGGTCGAGTGCAATCTTTGTGCCGCGCACCGGATCGAATCGGTCGCCCAGACTTCGATTGCAGCGCGACCATCCGATAAAAACGGTCTCGGGTTGCTCGGGATTCGTTACCGCTGCCAACACCCCAACTCGGCGGTTTTGACGGTCGCGAACATACAAATGGATAACCTTCTGCTGCGGATAACTCTCTTCGATCAATTCGTTGATGGACATGATTAGATTTTAGTGTTTAGTTGAAGCTACGTTTGAACTATGATTAAAAAACTAGTTACTCGCCAGCTTTTTGTTCGATTTCTTCGAACTTTTTTTCTGCTTTTTGCAGGCCATCGGGACCATTAAAATACCAGCCTTTCGTCCCAAAGTCTTCATCTTTCGGCAGATATTCGGCAGGCTCGATCCAGTTGCCTTTGATTTCGTACCCGTCGTGACGCTGCACGACTAGAACTTCGTATCCGCCCGCTTTCGAGTACATTGCGGTGTTTTCGGTTCGCTTCACTTGCTTCATTTTGTAACCGTGATTTTTAATCTCCAATGGGAGTTTTTTATAGTTAATCGTCTTTGTTGCGTCGGTCATTTTTGTCGAGACTCGCGTTCTTAGTAAAATAGTTGCTCTTGGTAAAGAGGTGAATGCACACTGCGATAAACAACAGCAGGGAAAATAACATAAAATAAAGTGTAATTAATAAAATATGAGTAATCCGCGATTGTTACAAGGAGATATCCATAGCAATTATAGTTTAGTTTCTGGCGATTGGGTCGCTTACCGAGGGCAGATCACGGGCCTGTACTCGGCTACGGGCTTTGCGGCTTCCGGCAACGCTGTTTTCGGCGACTTTTCCGACCACCTTATCAGAGAATATAACAGAAAAATCGAAAGGCTGAATATGCCAACTGGCTTATTTATCCAGCCTTTCGATGCTGGGTACAGAATAACTGGAATCGCGATCTTTTAATCGTTCGTTGTTGAGGGAGGTTCATTCTTCCCTGCAACATACGCCGACATTAAAACACAATAGTTAATAATGTCCAAGATAGCGTCCTCGTAACTTTCGTTCGTTACGGCAAGCTTGCCGTCCTGAGCGAACGTAGAAAGGCGCGAAACCTTGTCTACGATGCGAACGAGAAAACCTTGTTCTGCCGAGCAGATTCCCATTGCCTCGCAGCGTTGGAAATTGGCGAAAGGATTGTCTCCCTTGCTGCCAGCATAGTCATTGTTCTTCGCCTGCATGATCTTGAACGCAGCCTCGGTCAAGGCGCGGTGATGAGCGAACAGCGCGGTGCGGTCCATCATTGGAGTGTCTCCCGATATTTAATCAGTTTATTTAGCACCTTCGAAGACTCATCGTATGGGAGCGCAATCACTTCGCGCACCATTCCGCTGTTGCTGTCGAGCTTCGCGTGAACGATTGTGTAGTAAGCGTCCGAGTTTCGTGACGATTCGTGCGAATAGCATTGAACTGCCAATATTGCGGCGTCCTTCCATGCCATGTCGTAGAAATTGACGCAACTCAAGAGCTTGCCATCATTTTCTGTTGTCCAAACTTCGAACCAATGGCGATTGGTCGTGAACTTAGGATCCAGGGAGTTATTCATTCGTTGTTTGTTGCTGGGCGAAACTGCTTTGCTCGGGCGAGCATATAATCGTGAATGTAGTGGCGCGTCTCGCGGTCGAGAAGACGACCATTTTCGTTCGGTAGATTTTTGACTACCTCATCGAAATCGAGTTGGAGCGCAAGGCAAAGGCACTTGATCTTGCGGTAGATGCCGATTTCCTTGTACTTGAGAAGCGCAAAAGCGACATCGAGTTCCGTCTCGGAAGCGTGCGACAAAGCGTCTTCGAGTGTTTTGGCGACTGTATTTTTAGTCATTAATAATTATCGTCGTGAACGATAAGGTTGAGGTTCGCTTCGACAACGTAAAACTTCGTCAAACCCAAACGAAGAAGAACTTCGCCCAAGTTAATGTGAGCGAGTCCAACGGTGCGGAGAATCGCTTCGGCAGTTTCGGCGTAAGCGGGAAGACCTTGTTCCTGTTGCCGAAAAACATAACTTTCGACTTCGTCAATCGCGTCGGAAAAATCAATCGAATTCTCGGAAAGAGAATCGTCTTCAGTTTCCGAATCGTAGTCGGCGTCGTCGTTTCCAACGTCGTCGCTACCCGAATAAACGGCTTCGGGAATTTCGCGGCGCGAAGCGGTGATGTCCGCGATAACTTTGTAAGCGCAAGTGCGGAGCTTTTGGAAGTTACAGTCGGTCGGGACGCTCACGGCATCGACAGGGTCGATCTCGACAACGAGAAGCCGTCCGTTGTTTCCGGCCCAATCGTTAGCGTAGTCGTAACTGCCAGCGTGAAGCCCAAACGAACAATGATTGTCCTTGTTGTCGTCCACTTGGTTGCGAGCGACTCGAATCGATTCGCCAACTCCGTTGAAAATCTCGCCCTTGTCGTTGACCTTGCCTTCGATTACGACAGTTTGCTTGTTTGCGCTCTTCGAATAAAAATCATTCTTAACTCCCTTGTACGCGAGGAACTTTCCTGCTGGAGTGATCGGCAAGTCCTTGTACGAGAGAAACGTGTAGAGTTCATTCACCGAATTCGCGCTCGGGTTGTTCATGATGCGCTCGATGAAGTTCAGCAGCGGCGAGGCGTCCTTCCCGCCCTGCTTCAGGAGAGCGAGGAGCTTCGCGCTTACGGCTCCGTGAAGCTCGTTGCCGCGATAGAAGAGTCTGCCATCGACAATCGTGATGTTGCCGGAGGTCATGTTTTCAACTCGCTTCTCGATAGACAAAAGCGAGGGAACAGCGTCGTAGTTGGCGTCAAGGATCGCCTGACGCAAAGCACGAAAATTAACGTGCGAGTTATTGATGGTGTGCGGCGCGCCGTCAACGAAAACGGTGATCGACTCGTCGCGCATAATGTACGGGATCTTATTCATGGTCTTACCATGTTGGGTTATGGTTGGTTGTTTGTCAAGAGTTTTTGTCCACAAAATTGATGTAATCGGCTATTTCCTTGATGCGACTAGCGGTAAAATTGTGCGAGTCAACGGCATAGACTGCCATCGGATACTTCGAGCAGAAGAACTCCTGCCAACGCCGTGTCGCCGCAGACTGCTCGTCGGTCAGCATATCGTACCTCGGGAACAAGTGCCTGTAATTGTGAATGCCAGATTCGAAACTATCGAGGAGACTTTGATCTTCTTTGCTCAGCTTTTCAAGTTTCTTTTCGATTTCGAACAGAGAGACAAATTCGCGAATCTTGTGACCCTCGGGAAGATTCTCTGCAACGTCCTTCATGCGGTGTGCAGAGTTGAAAATATTGCGCAGTCTGATAGAGAACTTTCCAGCAGAGATATACGGGGAAAACTTTCCGTACAGTTCGTTAATTTTTTGGATTAAAACGTCATCGATCAGAACTGCATTTTCTGGCACTTCTGCGGTTTCCAGAAAACCGTAAACCTTTTGGAAGCGGTTATTGAAAAACTTTCGATTAAGCGCATTAAGCACGCTGCAAAATTCGCGAACGTCATCAACGGAGCCAGCGAACAGCTTCGAAACGATTTTCTTGCGGTCGCGCATTTTTACATAATAAAACTTTTCGCCTTCTGGAATAGAGCAACGATTCGCAACCGTCATGTAGGAGTTTCCATTGAAAACAAGAAATGCCGATTCTTTGTTAGTGTTCTTCCCGACGACAAAGGGAACGATCTCGGAAGCGAAAAAGATATTGCGACTCTTGCGGTCAGCGAGGAGATGAACGTAAAGCATCTTTCGCGCAGTTTTCTCGGAAACGACAATGATATTCTTTAGCGAACCGTCATTAAGAGCGAGACGCTGCGAACGAGCGAATAAACGCTTGTTTTTAGGTAGGTCATCGATGATGACCGCAACGCTAGTAATTTGAGACAAGATAAACGTTGACGGGTCGAAGTCGGCGCGCTTGACCGAGCGAATGTTCGAGCTAACGCTCGACCGCTTGTAAGCGCACTCAACGCTGCCAACGTTGTGGAGTTCAACGTCATGAGAAACATTGTTGGCGTCGATGAACTTGAAAACGCAGGCCCGTGCCGCTCGACGGAGAAGCGGGGAAGAATTTTGTTGCGCTTCGTGGAGTTTAGCAACGAACGTTTCGAACGTTTTGTTTTCGACAAGCTTCTCTTGAAAAGTGTTTCCGATCTCGCCAAAGGCGCGTTCGAGTGCCGCGAGAATAACTCGCTTCGTGGTAACGTTATACTCTAACTGCTCACGCGAGTGGTGAATCGCAACCGAGCCAATCGGCATAAAAAGAATAAAATTAGACTCGCAAAGAGCGTAATTAAAGGTCAGCTCGTTGCCGCTAAACTTCTTGAAAAGCAGCGGAGAACGCTCAGTTGAGACGAGCGGTAAAATCTGCTTTGGGTCGATGCGATAAGGAACGCCGCCCATAACAACGAAAGAACCCGTATGATGCGGATTGCGCTCGTAAAAACCCCAGTTTTCGGAACGGATCAACCACTTGATTGGAGACAACTGCGCGTTGCTGATCTTGAATTGCTTCGAGGAGAACGCAACACAAACGTTGATTGCGTCGTTGAAGCTAGTCTCGTCGCCGCCCTTGATCGCAACAGAAACTTCCAAACCGCTCTCTTCGTTCGACGGTGAAGAGGCGAGCTTCGTGAAGCGAGTGTCGCCGTGCTCGTCAACGAAAACATTGACAACAGTCTTCGTACCGTTGTGGCGCGACGTGACCGTGAAAGAATCGGCGTAAGAGAGCGGCGCGAAGCGACCGATGCCAAAACCGCCAATTGCGAGATTGTCGCTGCGCTTCGTGCTGCGATCGTACTTCGTGTAGAGACCAAAGAGATCGTCTTCGCTCAAGCCTGCACCAAAGTCACGAACCGAGAACGTCGGAGCGTAAAACGAAGGGCAGTGAACTTCGATCTTTTGCTCGCCAACGTTCGCGTCGGAAGCATTGGCGATCAGTTCGCGAACCGTCGCGAGGATCGGGTTCGAGTAGTTGTTGCGAAGCAGCGAGGAAACGTAACGCATCTCCTCGGGATCGATAGAGGCAATTTCGCTCTTGAAATTGTCTGATTGGGCAACCTTGCGCTGGACTTCTTTGATAATCATAAGCAATGGATTTGCACGCAAAGCTTACCACAGTTTTCGGATCAGTCAACAGGTTTCTTCAACTTTTTTTGAGAAATTTCGAAAGCCTTCTCTTCGAGGAACTTCTGCTCAACGGCATTCAAGTCGTAAGCGTTCAGGGAAAAGTCTTTTTCGGTAGTCTTGTGAGAAATGCCAAACTCTGCGTGGAATTTAAATTGCTTTAAAAACACCGCCGAAAGCTCGCTGTACGCAGCGTAAACTTCGTTGACGTTCGGAGAGGAGAAAATGGTGGCAGATCGCATAAGTTAACAACCCAAGATCTTAAGGAAATTTGCGCGACTTTTCACCACGCACCAGACTTTACCCTTCTTTTCGATCTCTTCTGACGAAAGACCTTCGGATTCTAGGTGATCTGCCATTCGCTGGTTATAAATTAAAAATCCAACTTTCCGCTTGCTGTAGTCGGGAACGATAACCGAGGTAACGAGTTCGGTAACAACAGTAAAACCAAACCCCTTTTCTCCGTCTTCGCTGTCGCAGACAAACTGATCACTAGCGAAACGAATCTTTCTTCTTTTTAGGGCGGCGATAACCGCATTTTTATCATTATTTAATTTTGTTTGAATCGTTGATGATTTTAAGGATGGCATAATCTTTGTTTTTAAGTTCTACGTCAAAGTAAACGTCGGTGTCGTAGCTACGAGGCGTGGACGTAGGCATATCGGCGTGCTTGCGCGTGCCGTCAATGCCTTCAGAGTAGTGAAAGAGCGGCACAGTAGGCCAAGTCTTGTGAGCCAAGAAAAAGTCTTGCTCGTCGGAACTGCCGTCGTTGCAAAGCGAACGGTGAAGCGAATCGTAAGTAATTGGGATGCCGCTAGTCTGGAAGAAGTGCTTGAACAAGTTGGCGACGGTCCAAGTGCCGCCGACATTGTCGTTAACTTCGAGAGTTAAGCGAGAGCGAACGTTGCTCGGTAACGTGTTGAAGTTTTTAATGAACTGCTGCGAGATCACGGTCGCGTCACCGTCTTGACGACAATGAATGTTAAGCGGTGAGCGATAATCGCTCGGCAAACCGATGCGATCAAAAAGATTGGCGTGCGAAATAAGATCTCGCGTGCTGTTCGCGATAACAGTCGGAGAGTCGCTAGTTAGCGAAACATATTCGGAGGGGTGAGCAGAGATGCGAACGCCAGTCTGCTCGATGGTGCGTTTGATGCTGTCGAGAGCGGCAGACAAGTCGGACCAGTTGGGCAACTGTTCGAGTTGAAGATCAACGCTGGGGTGATCGATGACTGGAGTCAAACTCGATGACAGGCGATAGCCAGCGATGCCGAGATCGGCGCAATGCTTGATCGTTAAATCGGTAACGATGAAGTTGTTGAGAATGCGCTCAGATAAAACGCGCAAAGCTTCGTTTCGAGACTGCGAAACGAAACGTGTGTAGGTCATAGTTTGGAACTTGTGACCTTGTTCAGCAAGGATGTTAGAGATGCAGCAAAGCGCGAGTTTCATGGTTTGAGAAGATCGGACAATTCGTCGCTTGTCAACAGATCAATTCTTCGATTTTTAAATTGTAGCAATTAGATGGAAAGACGTACTTGTCTCCGCGAGGATCGTCGTCAATTTGACCCTTCTCAAAGAACCTCGCTTGCTTGAAAAACGCTTCTTTTGAAACGTAGCCTAGAATCCAGCCTCGGCTGTAATCACCAAAGATGCTCGTAAACAAGTAATAATCGCACTTCTGCTGAGTGTTGTACTCTTTAACGGCGCAGTTGTGCCAAGGTTGCGGCACAACGTTTCGCTCTTTCGCTTTAATTTCGAATAAAAAAAGCTTCGGAGAAATCCAGTCGAAGTCGAAACTCATGTCGGATACGATCCTGCCGCCCCAAGTTTTTTGCACCATCAAGTCGCTCAGAGCGGCAATTTTCGTGCCGTGATTCTGAGTGTCCGAGTTGCGCAAAGCGGGAACTCGCGAGGCTCGGAACAGAGCCTCTTCGATCATATCTTTACTTATTTGGACCTCGATCATTCTTCTTTGAACTGGTAAAAATGGTCCCAGTTATCTTCGGCTACCCATTTCGTGCCGCCTTCGCACGAAAACTCTTGCGTGAAGACTTTCCAATCCGGCTTTTCGAGCTTTTTCGAGATGAACGCGCCGCCGTCCGACCAGACGACACGGTTGTTGGGCTGGCAAAAAAGTTGGTTAACTGGCTTCCCGTCTTTGTCAGAAACGCCCCAAATGACGTGACCGCACTTGTGACCGCCCGCCATCTCGCTGTAGCCATACGCCGCATCGGGATTGTCGTGCCAATCGATTGTAAATAAGTATTTACCTTTGATCCATTCATGATTCTTTAATTGAATTTTAACTTGAGCGTTCTTGTGATATTCCCAACGAGTAACCGATAAGTTGTAAGAGAAACAGTCCCAAAGCTGGAGCCAGTCTAACGGAAGATTGCTGTGCTCAGGCTCGTTAACGAGATAGTGAATCGGCACTCGGTCGTGTCGCGATCCGTACTCGGTCATTATTTGAAACGTGAGGCATCGTCGCGTTAAACTAGTGATTCCAAACACTTCGCAAAGAACATAGTCTGTCTTTGTGTTGGTGTTGTTGTAGAAAAAATCGCTTTTGACGTAGGCCGCGAAAACGGGAATATTGGCGTTTAGATATGGCACAATATTATTTGTGTTTCACCTGCTTGCGTTTTCTCCCTTTTTTAGCTTTCGATTCCTCGGGAATTTCCTCGAACTTCATTACATCGAGTTTTTTCGTGATGTGATCGTAAAACTCGGGGAAATTTTCTTTGATCATTAGCTGAATCGCGGAGCAACTGCTTGTCCCGTTATTTTGGAATACAGAGTACAAGATCTTGATCGCTTGATCGTCGCCCTGCATGATTCGTTGACGGTAAGACGGGTCGAGACACGAATAAAGAAACACGTCTTCGAAGCTTTCGATTAGTGTCGGCATACCGACCTCGAACGACTCTGGATGAGAGAACATCATTTCGATTGGAATTTTCCAACTCGAAATAGCTTTCGATTCGTAAGAAATTTCGATTTTAAGATGCTTTTCTTGTATCTCGTTCCAAACAGTATTCCTGAGAAGATGCTTGCAATTGTCAAAAAATTCGATAAACGCTTTTATGTCATCGACTAGCGTATTATCTTTATCTTCTTTATTTCGCGCCAAAACAATAATCTTTTTGGATACGTCGGCAATAGCCCGTTTAAACTCTTCGTTTTTGATTGTTTTGCCAAGAATTTTTTCAGCGCTGTTTTTAACAAGCAAAAATTCGGAAAAAACTTTTTTCTCGCTTTCTTCTTTTGTTATCATATTAAATCTTTTTAAAGTAAGGTAAGTCGTTATCGGTGATTTTTAACACCCAGCCGCTGCCAGTTGTCCAGTAACGAAGAGATGCGTCGAACAAGTCGAATGTTTCTCCGTAAACCGGAATTTCTTCACCGCTCGGCAAAACAACTCGGTCGCTAGACCTGTCTTCGATTGGGCAATCGGCTTGAACAATAATATCTTTGAGAATAGCGTATCGATTCATATTAGTGAATTCCTCGAATTTCTAGTGAACCGCGAAATAAACGAGACTCTTTCTCTTTCTCGAAGTTGTAAACGAACCATGCGCGAATCACTAAAGAATGGGCGCAGAAAGAAATCTCTGCGATTTCAAGAAGAAACGGCGCGAATTTATTGGTATTAACGATTTTACAAGTCACATATTGTCCACCTTCGGCTCCTTCGAATTGATAATCGTTTAGTTCGACGACGTAGAGTTCGCGAAAATCAATGCCGATTTCGGACGCCGAGACGCTTGAGATAACGAAACGAACAGTAGCTTTCATTTAATAAAATCTTTTATTTGGTTGATCGTGTCTCGCTTTTCGCCGTAAGCTTTAACGAGAAATGACCGCTGATGGTTTAATTCAGTTTCAAAGTTGAGCGTTTCAACGTAGTTCGTCAAGCCAATCGATAATTTTTCTGGCGTGACGATAACGTTCTCGGACAACGAGTACCCGCACTTCTCGATTGTGTTTTTGCATTCCGAGTCGAACAACACGACCGTGTCTGCCATTAATCCTTCGTAGAAGCGATTTGCGAGATAGGCATAATTGTCGCGAGTATGCACGTCTTCCATGTATATCGAATATTTATATTTGCGTAAATCTTCGTTGTTCTTTGTCCACTCTAGCTTCGGGATGTAATTGCAATCGCAATTGATTGCTTGAAATTTTTTCCAATTTTTGTTCGAAGCCGAGAGCGTAACTCCTTTTGTCAAAAAACGCTCGAAAGAATTCTGACGCCACTTTCTGTAAGTACCGTAGTAAATGATCCCGCTCTTGGCAGTCAAGTCTACGGGAGCAAAGTCGTCCATGATCAGCGAGTTGAGATTTACCGTGAGCCACTCGCCAATAAAGTCGTTCAATTTCTTATTTGCGATGTTCTTGTTCAAGATCCAGTGCCGATATCCGTTTCGCGGATTGTTGCAGATCATGTCGTACTTGAGGCCCATTTCAATGACGCCCCAACGCAAAAGTTGATTGTCTTCGATGTCGTGATCGTTAACGAGCCAAATGTACCGAGCCTTCGGGTTCTTCTTGATGATCTCGCGGTACGGAACGTGCGGCATATAAGGCGAAGCGTAGGCGCATATAATCACGTCATACTGCTTTTCGAGCACTTGGGGTAGTGCGTACTCCCCGTCAAGAAGATCGGCTCCTAGAGCGTTCTTTAAGATAATGCTGTTGCGGCAGTGAACGATTGACGTGTCGCTGTAGTCTTCTGCAAGCGGCTTGCGTTTGCTAGTAGCTTCGATAATTAAAATATTCATTTGGCGCGAACGAACTCTCCCTCTTCATTAGAATAGAAAATATTCTTAAATTCAACATCTTTTAGAAGTTTTTCGCAATGCTTGCACGGTTTACCCATCGCGACCTTATCGTTTCGGTCGATGCGAAACGTGACGAGCGTGTGTTTCGAGTGGTCAATGTGACCCGACTTGATAACTGCGCACGCTTCGGCGTGCAGTCCAGAACCGTCGAAGTAACCGTACTTGTGGTTAATCGGGTGAGACTTTTTTGAGTTCTTGCCGATAGCAATGATCCGCTTCTTATCGAGGATAAAAGCGAAATGACGGCAGCGCAAATCGATATTATCGTAGATAACAAGATTGCGGGCAAGCTGAACGAGCCTGTCGAACTTCATTCCGCAAATCTTATCGTTTTTAACGAAAAGTCAAGCTATTCTGATGCGAATTGACACGAAAGCATCGTTTTCGCTCGAAATCTCATTGAAACCAACATCTTTTAAAAACGTTAAAAGCGAGTCAAGGTCTCTACGGCTAGTTTGAATTTTCGCATTTATTACCAAAAATCCTAGTTTTGTCAGCGTTTTTTTAAACTTTTCGGCCATTTCTGCTGTCAAAAGCTCTTCCGACGACGTGAAACTGTAAACGAGTTCTGCCGAAACGCTCGTCTCGGCGCGTAAAATGAACGCAGCGACAACTTCGTCTTCTGCGTGGAAAATGACGGAATTTCTAAAGTTTTTCTGCAAAACAAGTGATATTTCCCTCAAAATCGTTGATGGCGAGTCTATCGGGAAAAGTTTGAATTGAGCCTGAGCTTTGGTCGCCAGCCTCAAAACATCGGGAATATCGTTGAGTCGCATCTGAGCGGCTTCTGAACCCTCGATTTTTATCTGGTTTTTATCGCTCATCGGTGTAATATAATCTAAAGGTAAAAGGAAATGTCAAGGGAGTCTAACCAGAAAGTCAATGCGGAGCTTTTTTCACTAGAGCCAACGGCTCTTTTGGAGTTTTTTGTTATTTATTACGACTACGTTAATCAACCTGACCAACAACTTTACATTCATGGCGGCACAAATGGGATAAACGGTTCGATCTACTGGCAAGGTCAGGAGTATTTGCCATTTCCGATCCAAAGCTCAGGCTTCGAGACCAAGGGTGACGGCTCGCTTCCGCGCCCGAAACTAACTATTTCGAACCAAGACTTCTTTGTTTCGAACCTTATTCGCCGTTATAACAACCTTATTGGCGCAAAAGTTGTCCGTAAGAGAACGTTCCTTAAGTTCTTGGACAACGTTAACTTTTCGGACTCGAAGAATCCATACGGTGCCGCAGATGCAACTGCTGGGCTAGAAGATCAAGTCTTTTTCGTTCTGCGCCGTTCGTCCGAAAATCGGGCAATCGTTGAGCTTGAACTCGCTTCGCCTCTTGAACTCGATAGCGTCACGTTCCCGAAGCGTATCGTAATGTCGCGTTACTGTTCGTTTCATTATCGCGGCAACGGATGCGGATTCAATGGTCCTCCAGTAGCTGACGATAATAATCAATTGTTCGAGAATGCTATCAATATTGAAGCTGGCACGTCAACGTCTTTAGCAACCAAAGTGAATAAAGGACGCTGGACGCCCGGCACAAGCTACTCGATAGCCGACTACGTTTACGTTGAAAACACGAATGTAAAAGTCTCGGAAGAGAATATCAACGCGAACCCAAACTGGAAACCGCTTCAAAAGTTCTATATTTGCGTTAAGGCTCATACTGCTACCGCAGGCAAAAATCCATCTATCAATAAAGAGTTCTGGATGGCAGATCAGTGCTCAAAGTCTATCGGCGGCTGCAAGCTGCGCTTTGGTGAAAATGCAGAATTACCGTTCGGTGGGTTTCCGGGAACCGAGGAGTACCCGATCAATTTTAATCAGTAATGACTACAATCGTTGAACACGCTTTATCGTCCGATTTGGAAGTTTGCGGATTCGTAACCGTTGAGAACGGCGAACTGAAAACTGAGCCAGCGAAGAACATTGCCACTTACGCCGATAATATATTTGAGATTCATCCGCTCGAAATCTTGAAGAAGATTCGTTCGGGTAATCTTGTTGCGATCTATCACTCGCACCCAAAGACGGGCGAAGACGAGTCGAAGTTCGACCAGTTCAATTGCGACAATTCTTGCATTCCTTATCTTATTTACAGCAAGCAGACTCAAGAATTCAACTTGGTGATGCCCAAGGTATCGCACGTTAAGAAAGAATACGTTGATATGTTAAAGAAACGTTATGACTAACATTTATCTATACGGCGAACTACGCAACTTGTTTGGTCATGAGTTTCGATACAACATTTCGAAACCAAGAGAAGCGTTTACTGCGATCAATGCAAATCGTCGCGGCTTTTTGGCCGCGTTAAAGAAGCTGGCGGCGAAAGGTGTATTTTACAGAATCGTTGTTGATGATCAAGTTATCGAAGATCCTCTCGAACTCGACATCATTAAAACGCCACAAGAAATTCATTTGGTTCCTGTGGTGTGGGGCGCTGGAGATAGCGTAAAGAATATTCTTTTGATTGTCGCGGCTGTTGCGCTTATCACAATCTCGGGCGGATTCGGTGCTGCTGGTGGTTTAGCAATTCTCAGTGGAACTGCTGCGAAAGCCGGTATACTTGTTGGTGCTGCATTATTGACGCAGGGCGTCATGGGATTATTATTCCCAACGCCCAAACCTGACTTTAATCAAGAAGTTTCTGCGGGCGGCAAGTCTTATCTTTTCGGAAGCAAGCCGAGCAACACTTCTCAAGGTCAAGCCGTTCCAGTTGGCTATGGCAGACTAATCATCGGCAGCTCGCAAATCAGCGCCTCGATCAATAATTATCGTTTAAATTACGATGTGAAGGCTTTGATGACGCCAACTTCAAGGCCGATTGACGCTATCCCAGCTTACGAAGGTATTGATGAACTTGAAATCGACGGGTATCGTTCGAATCAAACTGCCGTATTCGAAGATGCGGTTTCAGTTGTCGATGTTTCTCTCTCGCAGTCGTACATTGATATCGTTACGAAGTCCGCTAAAAAAGTTTCGTCTAACATCGTTGAGCTTCGAGTAAAGCAAGACGGTGAGATTATTTCGAACCCAAATCTGTCAACGTACAATGAAGATTTGACGTACAAATGGAAGCAATTGTCTTCTTCAGATTCGACAAAGAGCGCGATTCAGCAGGAAAATTCTTACTCGTTTTCTGAAGGTGCGCTCTATCGTTTCGCTCGCCCGCAAGAGTTTCAATTAATTTCGAACGCTGCGCAAAACCGCACCGATTCGAATTACATGATTTTATACCCGACTAACTCTTTGGTTATTTGGGGGCCATCGCAATTCGAGGCGTTGCCAAAATCGGCTTGGGACAATAACACTCGATACGTTAGCGGAGAAATTGTTACGTTAAGTAGCATTTTCTTTAGATGCACAACGAGTATTCCCGCCGACGCAACTATCTCGGCGGCGAGTCGATCTGGAGCAACCGTAACCATTACGACTTCTTCGAATCATAATTTCGCAAGCAACTTCAAAGCGACGATCTCTGGACTGAGCACTGGCAATGTTGATGCAAACGGCTACTACAATATTACCGTAACTGCCGCAAATCAATTCACTTACACATTAGCTACTTTGGATACGGGAACGGAAACTTATACAGTAACCGCTGGTAGAGCGGTGTTAAACACGCACCCTCCACTCGCTAAGTCGTATATTGCAAGCGCAACTCGCAGCAATGCGGTAGTGACGATCACTCTTGGAAACTCGGCCACTCCTTTCAATCCGATTGTTCTTTCGGAAATCACGGGAACTTCGGCGCAGATTGCAAACTTGACTGGCGCAGTAGATCCTAACGGAACGTACACGATCACAACAACGAGCGACACGACCTTTACTTATACGTTGAGCGGATCGCCTAGCGGTTCCGAAACTTACACGGTAGTTGCAGAAAGCGCCGATATCCTAGATCAAACAAAAATCAGCGCCGTTGTAAAATTGTTTACTAGCGGAGTGAATAATTTCTGGTCACTATTTATCCCACCGATCAGAGAGCAAATTTACCGCGCAACGTCTAATGCTCAGGGCAAGTTGCCTACTGACAGCTCTTTCTGGACAGCGGAAACTATTCCAACAGCGTCTGGCACTTTCGACACTTATTTGAGTTATGTCAAGTTGCCAATCAATCAAAACCTCTATACTGGCGACTTCTCGGCAGTAAATATTTCAGAGATCAACAGTAACGCTTCTGATGTCGGCAACTACACGCTCGAATTTTTGGGCTACTTCTATATCCCATTAAACAAGAACACCGACATCATCTCGACCGATCCGCTAGCTGTGAGAGAAATTAGCGTTATTTCAGCGAATAGCGGCACTGTTTACGAGATTACAAAAGTTGGCACTTCCGCTCAGTGGTCAACGATTGGCGTTGGCTCGGTTCCTCCTGTTGTTGGCATGACGTTTACAAAGAACGCGACTGCTGCAACTGGAAACGGAAAGGTCGCGCCAGTAAATTCTTACGACTTTAAGATCGAATGTCTCGAAACAAACGACGCTTTTGCCGATTTGTACGTTAACGGAATCTTAGCGTCGAGTCACGACGTAGACTCGTCTCCAACAGTTTCGCCCGTTACGCTAACGAGCGGATATCATAGAATTTACGCCAGACTTAGAACTGGTGTCGGCAGAAACAAGATTAAGATTTCTTACAGAAAGACTGGCGCGGCTTCGTTCACTGTGGTTGGAGAAAATCAGCTTCTCAACCGCAAGACCGATTCTAATTTGATCGCTCCAAATTCTCCGATCTATACACAACGCGGAGATATCGCCGCATCTTCAATGGTCGCTGGCAAGAAGTACAGAATCAATGTTGTCGGCACGGCAGCTAATTGGACTAGTGTTGGCGCAACGTCGGCAACAGTTGGCACAGTGTTCTTAAAGAACTCTACAGCATTTTCCGGCACAGGAGCATTCGCTTCTGAAGTTATCGATCTTGCGGCAGTTCAAGCAGACAGCCAAAGACTAGTGACGTTCACTTCGGAACGTGAAGACACAGGCTACGCTAAGTATGTTTCTTTCTGGCAGTGTGAGATTACAAAGGGAGTGAATAAGTATTTGTCTCCGACAATTCGTGTTGGCGTTACTTTCTTGTCAACGCAAAACGAAAGCATCGAGAGAAGCGTTCCTCCGATTCAGTCACTCCCATCTATATTCTAAGATGAAAATTCTAAATCCATTAAGATTTTTCAGAGGGATGGGAACATCCGAGGCTAAACTTCTGCCGCCAGACGAGGGCAAGAAACTCAAGAAGTCTATTTCTGTGGCAGAAATCGTTGACTTGCTTTGCGAGGGTCCAATCGAAGGTATTGTCGATCCGTTTGGCAAAAAAGTTTATGGCCTAGATATGCTAAAGGGAGTTTATTTGAATGGCGTTCCAGTTATGAACGTTAGTGGAGAATACAATTACAGAAACATTCTCCTCGAAGTAAACTTTGGTACAGAGAAACAAAAAGCTTTAGTCAACTTTAAAAACGTTTACATCTCTAAACCAGCAAGCTTTAAACTGCTCGGCCCGATCACGATGCAGGACGACGTTAAGTTAGATGGCAGAAACTTTACAAGCTGGGCGCGTTCAACCGATGGTTGGCCGACGACACCACAAGACCCATTCATATTTACTCATCAAATCAGAAACCGCGATGTCAAAAAGCTTCGTGTAAACTTTTTAATTGAAGCTTTGGCGGATACTGTAGATGAGGGAACAAAAGCTGGAACAGCCAAAGAATCGACGCTTCTCTTGCGTTTATACTGGGGATTGGATGGAGAGTCTAATTTACAAATTAGAGATGTTAGTTTCTACGGATTGGTTCAAAGCCCGTATGCATATACTATCGGCGACGACTCGATTTCAGAAGGCGAAACCACTGATGGTGCTTACTACGCGGCAACAAATACCAATTTCAATCCCGCTTCGTCGGTTGGTGGAGCCAGCACAAGAGTAAATATTCCACCAATTGACTTGAACGACGACTTTAAAAAGACGCTTCCTCCCGGCTTTTAAGTCCCATAAAAAATGTCTATTCAATATACTCCAGAACAGTTAGCGGCGACGAAAATCAATAAACGGAACTATTCGACGGTTTTGGGGGTTATCTATTATTTAAAAAAGCTTTCAACGTCGCCATTTTCAAATCCATACACTACGGTACAAAACTATGTTTATACTTTGGTTGGAGAGGGTGCGGGAACAGCCGCTACTTTTGATGCTCTTTCTAGTTCAAGTTACGCTAAGGGAGCCACTATCACACTGACCGGAACGGCAACGTTCAACAGGACTCTTGGAGCTACCACAATTCTTACTCCAACATTATCCTTGGCGGCTCATATAGATAGTCCAGCTAGTAATGGGAATACGCCACAAGTCATTTACGCAAACGGCACAGACATTAACACCACTACGGGAGTGTTTTCATTTACGATCCCAGCCGATGTGACTTCGAAGCTCGCTACGGGAACACATACTGTTTATATCAACGCCCAATCGCCAAAGGGCTTAACAAAGTTAACTGGTGGCACAGATGGGGTTAGAACATTCTCGATTACATAATAATATTTACTAGTAGATGAAAATGTTAAATCCATTTAGATTCTTAAGAGGAGCGGAAGATCCAATCGACGCGAACCAAACGGCTTTTCAAAAGTCAGTTGATTCAACGAATGTATCTGAAGGAGTTGATGAAATCGTTTTACCAGAATCAGTAAATGGCAAAGATCGCTACATCAAGATTGAAAAGCGCAGCGAAGAAACTATTTCTCCGCTCGTTAGGCGCGAAGTTTATGTAGATAGTATCACAGAAGTTATTGATCGCAATTTCTCTTATCCGCTAACAGCTCACGTTGGAGTAAAGTTTGATTCGCGAACCTTTGCGAATTTTCCAGAACGCGCATTCGACGTGCGAATGAAGAAGATTAAGATCCCGTCCAATTACTATCCATTGGGCGGAAACGGTCTTGACCGTCGTTATGTTTACCCAAGCGCAAACTATCCGGCTAATCCAAATAATCTAGATATTATTTTTGTCGTAGACAAGAATATGACATTTGCGAATAAGGCTTTGATTCGTCGGAATTTAAAAGAAATGATTGCGAAGATGACCGCTGGTTATACTGCGGTAAGGGCAGCAATTTGGAAAGTGGATAGCAGCGTCAGCTATAGCGTCATCAATGGCCCAACGCTAACGAACTTCTCATATTACGATTCGGAATCGTTCATAACTGTTCGCTCGCCAGATTCTGCTGGAGAAAACAATCAAAATCTTTTTACTAAGCTCGATACGCTACTGCAAGAAAGCACCGTCTCTGCCGCTTATAGTGAAGTCGGAGCAGTTTCATATTTAATCAGAAAGAATCTCTACGCATCGAATCGCGAAATGGGCAAAGAGCTTGAATCGGTTGTTGTTGACTCTCTTTGGTCGAACACGGTAAGAAAAGTTGTTTTCTTCGGAGGAGCAAGTCCAGAGTCGATGACCGAATCGACTTACGATGCTCTGTTCAGATACTCGACTGAAAACTGCGTTCAGCTTTATTATTTCTACAGCAACGCTTCGTCTTCTGGAACTAGAACATTCCGAGAACTTTCGGCAAAAGTAAATGGTGGTGCGTTCAATATGCTCCACGACTCTGATATCGATTTTCAGCAGTTCTGTGACGATAAGTTTTACGATAGCAACAAGGTTTACTACGGTGATTGGGATGGCACGTTCAAGTTAGGCTGGACCGATAATCCAGCTTGGGTTCTTTACGATATCATCACGAATACGAATTATGGTTTGGGCAACCAAATCGACTTTTCGTCACTCGACAAGTGGACGCTTTACGATATCGGTAGGTATTGTGACGCTGTAGATGATAAGGGTATTTTTCGAGGCGTTCCAGACGGCAAAGGTGGCTTAGAGCCACGCTACACATACAACATCATCTTCTACAATAAAGACGAGGCTTACAATGTATTGCGCGATGTCTCAGCCGTATTTAAGGGCATCGTTTACTGGAACACGGAAGGTTTCTCTTTTTACGCCGATAGACCACAAGATCCTGTTATGCAGTTCTCGAATGCAAATGTTCGAGACGGTCTTTTCGAGTATAGCGAAACGGCGCGAAACGTCAGATATACTTCCGTAGAAGTCGTTTATAACGATAAGTATGATGGTTACAAAACCAAGGTAGAGTATATTGAAGATGTTGACGGCATTCGTAAGTTCGGCTTAAATCCATTTAAAATCAACGCTGCTGGTTGCACTTCACGCTCAGAGGCTCGCAGAATTGGACGCTACGTCTTGTGTTCTTCGATGTTCGAGTCTGACATCGTGTCGTTCGTTGGCGGCGTTGAGGCTGCGTTCCTGCAACCGGGCGATATCTTCTCGGTCAGCGACGAAGTTAAGAACACTGCAAGAACATTTGGGCGCATCTTAGATGTTAACGAAGCGACTAATGTCGTCACTATCGATGGCGAGTTTAAGCAAGGAACTGCATCGACTATCGGACTTGACTCGGGTATTTATATCCACGTCCCTTCTGGGAATTATTCGGTATCGGATCTTAATAACTTAACTGGTTCTGCTGGTCAATTTACTGGCACGCTCAACAATATTAGAGCGAGACGCCAGCGTCAATTACAGAGATACAACATTCATACGGTAGCTGACGGTGTTGACGGTAGTAACACTTACGGATCGAGAATCACAATCACTGGCGAGTTCTTGCTCAAATCTGGCATCTTTGAAACGTACCCAATCGAAGGAAGAATTTCTGGTGGTGGCGTAACAACTGGCGATACTATTTTGACAGGAGAGGTTTATGTTTTCCCAGACAACACGACTGTAACGGGAAATCCTCGTTTTGAAACATTAAACTTCGCAGCGGTTTCTGGTGTGTTGCTCGAAAATGAAATTGATATTGACGTTCAAGGCTCGGCGGGAACGGGACAATTAATCGGCGACGAAACAAATTGGTCTTGTGCTGTTGACGGCACGAACGGAACCGTGACGGTCAATGGGTCACAAGTTGGGACAGCGGCAGCTAATGGATTTTTCACTGCGATCCAGTTAACTACTGCTGGAGCATTTGTGAATCAAACGTCAACGTCGTCCTCGTTAGCTACTGCGGCTGCGCATATAACCGCGAGCACTGCGGGCAACGTTGTTATCATTGTGTCTAACAATGCAGCTGTTGCAAATAATGCAGCAACTCCTTCTGAACTCGCGGCCTATGCTCCAACAGAAGTTCAGAAGATCGGCAAAGATGTCTCGGCAGTTTCAACTTCTTTCGGTTATTTAGCGGCTCTTGTTAAAGTTTCATCTGGAGCGGGAAGAATTGTCGAGCGAGCATCAAAATCGCTCAATGACTTTGGCAAGATTAGATTCAATTACAGAGATCTTCTAGCTTTAAGCAAGATGACTCCGTACTATACTTTCTTAAATGTTGATGTTGGAAACAGTTCGAATTCTAAGTATGACGACTGGAGAGCGAGCGTTTATTATGATATAGATAAGATCGTAAATGTTTCTGGCGTTATTTACCGCTGTAAGGCTGGCCACACGTCTTCAGCAACGTTCGCTACGGATGAGACAAAGTACTGGATTGCCGGAACAATTAACGACCACAGAACCATTGGTTTCCCCAAGGATTTCTATGGCTCCACGAAGATTCCGATCACGACAAGTTTAACAAGCGCACACGTTTCTGGTGCGTTTGCTGCGCTTGGGCTGAGTGTTTATGTTGGAGGCGGAACCCTCGGACAGTCAGATATCAGAACTCTCAGCGAAACTGATGGTGTTGGCTATAGCGGATTGGTTTATGGAACTGGCTATGGCAAAGGCTTCTATTCGCTAGCTGTAGATACCTTGCCAACAAAGATTAATCTTATTGAAGATGGGTCGATTTATCTGTTGAGCGGTTCTGGTGTTGAGCCAAAGCTTTACAAGACTCTAACAGTTAAAGAAGAAGAGGCGAATAACTATTCGGTAGCTGGCGTCGAGTTTTATCCAGATAAAGAAAACTTTATCGAGAATGACATCTCGGACACTTCGCCAAACCTTTACGTTCAATCTCCTTACGACCTTGTAGTAAAGCCACAGGCTCCAACTACGCCCGTTACAACTACTTTGCGTAAAGATGAATCGAACGTCACAACTGGCATTTATGTTAACTGGGGAGCTTCTCCAAGTTCGCCGCCACTTTATAAGCTTTATATTAGCCGCCCAGACTACTCAAGTTCAGTACCGGGAGCAATTACTGAAGCCGTATCAACGTCTTCTCTCGACTACACGATTCCAGTTAACTCAAACTGGGGACAGTACGATATCGATATCTACGCTCAAGGAGCTACGCCGTATCGATTCTTGTCCGAAGACTCAGCATCAATAAGCGCAGTCGCTCTTCCATTGTCCACCGCAACAATTGGCGGCACATCGTTAGATAGAGTCGCGATCACTGGTTTCTACCTTGATACAGCGGATACTGGAAGCTTGCGATACAACATTACTTACGGAGCAACATTCTCGGGAGTTGGGCAAGGGAACTTCACGTCAAAAGATTTGACGTTCCGCTGGTCTTACGTTGATCCCGTTGGCGACAGAATCAATTCACCAGATTCTCTCAGAAACAATCCGTTCTTCCCAGACGCTCCGAATATCGTTGTTCAACTATACTCTGATGGTGGAACTTTACTAGAATCCAATACTGGCTATCAAGGCTTCTCGTATACGCTAACAAAAGAGAAAAATCAAGAATACTCGATGCGCGGCACAACGGCAGACATCAAGACTACCGATTCTCCTGCGCAAAGAAACTATAGACTAAGAGTCGTCGTAAGAGACGTAAATAATAATCCATTTACAGGAACTTTCGACGCTTACAATGTTGCTCCAGCATACTCTCAAATTGACGTAGTAGACTCTTATCAGTTCTCGCCCTATTATGTTTTCTCGGGCTACTACGGGAACTCTTCGTTCACAAGAGTCGCAGTTTGGAATAGTGGGGAAAACAATATCGTTAGCGGCTCGGGTATTAGAGATTGGTCTGCTGGCGCAAGTGCTGGAGATCTGTTAAGAAGCGAGAATGCTGATCGTGAAATCACGTTCAGAGATATCTCTGGAGCATTCAAGTCTGCAACAGGATTAAGCTCTGCTGGCGTTGCTACTCTAAATGGTATCGACATTAACTACTCTGGTCTTGGCGATCCTAGCTACGAAGCTTATGTCAACGAGTGGCCCGATTTGCTGAACGCTTATGAGTCGGAAGTATTGCAAGGCGGCACAAAGACAAAAGACGCTTGGGGAAGAGAGCATTGGGAAACTTACGGTTATGAAGAGGCGAGAACTCTTCCAAGAACAAAGGGTAATATTTTGGGTACTGCCGATTTTGCCGACATCACTAACGCAAACCAAACTGGCTTCTCGGGCGTTGCAGTTTCCGTCGTTCAAGATCGCGTGTCTTATAATGCGATTAAATTCTATTGTTACTCAGCATCTTCGAACAAAGACGTTCTTTCGGTAGACATTTATACTGGTAGTTCTGAAGCATTTACTCCAGACACAGATACGAGAAGTAACTTGCACGCTATCTATCCTATCCCAAGCCGCTCTTACTTGAACCTTATTGAGCTTGGCGGGCCAACGATTCAACGCGAGCAATGGTACTACTTCAAGTTCCTGCCGAGAGACGACTTTGGCACTGGCGTAATGTCCCCAGTTGTTAGCGGCTATCTGGAAGATAGAGCCGACGAGCCACCAGCAGTTACCTATACCGAATACATTCTTGATGGCAAGCGTCCTCCTGCACCAGTAAATGCAGCAGAAAGACCACAAATCGAAGCCACAGGCTCGAACTTGATGGTTAATAGGAGCTACAAGATCACGGTTCAAGGAACCGTTAACTGGACGACTATCGGCGCAAAGTCTGGACTAGCTGGCGTTGTGTTCGTTTACAACGGTCAAACAATAACTGGCAGCGGAGGCTACGTTGTGCTAGAAAGCACGATTGATTTGACGCTATCTCCAGACGATCTGAATGACACTAAGATTGTTACGCCAATCAGCGATTCAACGGTTGAAATTCCATCGAATCCGCCAATTGGTTATACTGTAACGTTCGTAAACAAGCCAGCGTTCGGTAAGGCTGCTGATGTTTACGTTGTTTATAGAGACGGTGGCGAAGCGGCAGAATCCCCAACCTTAACGGTCGTAAAACCAAATGAACAAGTAGTTCTTGAGTTTACGCCGAAAGGTTGGGTCGATCTGAACGCCGATACTCTCTACCTCGACACTTAAAACTTAATATCGAAGACGGATTCGTCAATCTTGTTATCTACGCCTTTAACGTAGGACGAGATTTCCGTTTCTTGCGGGGCAACCTGAACCTTCTTGGAGTCGTAGAAGCTATTAAGCCAGCCAGAGAGTGGGTTGGACTTAGCGTTATAAATTTTATTGTAACCCATTGATGTCAAGCGGTTATCCGCGAGCCACTCAACGTATTGCTTCAACGAGTCGGCAGTCAAACCGATCAAGCTTCCCTTAGAGAACAGATAATCGGCCCATTCCTTTTCTGCGTCCACTGCCATTCTGTAAGCCTCGTAGATTCGATCTTCGTTCTTCTTGAGAAGCTCTTGGAAGCCTTCGCTCGGGTGATCGCGCAAGATCTTAATGATATTTTGCGTGATAGCAACGTGAAGGTTCTCGTCGCGAGAAATTAAATTAATAATTTTTGCGTTGCCTTCCATCTTTCCGCGATAGCCAAAGTAGAACGAGCACGCGAACGAAACGTAGAACGTTAAGCCTTCGGTAATTTGTGTAGCGATAAGGGCATCGAGAATCTGCTGCTTAGGATCGGTGCTTCGCGTGTTAAGCAAAGCATCGTAGCGGCTAGAGATGGCTTGAGCACGCTTCACGATCTCCTTGTCTTCGAGAATCGAGTCGAAGAACTTGGTCGCGTCGGGGTGAACATTCTGGAGAATGTATGTATAGCTATTGCTATGTACAGTCTCGAAGAACGACCAAACGTTCATGCAGATTTCTAGCTCTGGGTTCGAAACATAATCGGACAGCGAGTTGATGCTGCGACTAAGCATCGAGTCGGTCATCGTCTGGAAGCGAAGATTGCTATCGAAAACAAAACGCTCTTCTGGTGAGAGAGTCTTGTAATCGGCGGCATCTTTTGTGAGATTGATCTCTTGGGGTCGCCAAAAGAAGTTGATCTGCTGGTCGTAAAGCTCGTAAAACTTCGGGTACTTCAAACGGTCGTACCGTTGAATAGCCAAGTCTTCTCCAAGGAAAAGCGGCTGCTTTAACGAGTCGAGATTAATTGTGTTGAGTACAGTTTTCATTTTATTACAGCGTGCAAGCCCCACCAGCGCAGCCATCGGCCTCTTCGGTTTCTGGCTGCTTTGCGGGTTCTTTGGTTGGGTTAGGAGTTGAATCTAAGACGGTTTGTGTGTCGCCGTCAAATGTATTTGTGTAATAAAGGTTCTTAATTCCGTACTTGTAAGCGATCATAATGTCTCCGAGCAGTTCCGTTTGATTCGGAATCTTGTTCGGATAACGATTAACGTTATAGTACAAGTTGGTCGAGATGCTCATGTCGGTGAACTTCTGAAGCGCCGCGACAACCTTAAGATAGCCGTGGTTATTTGGCATTTCAAATGCGAGCGTGTAGTCGTTCTTCTTCGAACGGATATTAGGAACGACAACTGGGATAATGCCAGCTTTTGAACGCTTCTGCGAAATCAGCGAGCGTGGTGGCTCGATGCCGTTTGTCGATGACTGAATAACGGAACTCGACTCTACGGGCATGATCGCAGTGAGCGTGCTGTGGCGCATACCGTGCTGCTTGATGTCTTTGCGCAGCGATTCCCAATCGCAATGAAGTTTTTCGGTTACGAACTCATCGATGTTCTTGCAGTAAGTATCAATAGGGAGAATACCTTGCGAGAACTTTGTTTTGTCGAACTTTTCGCACGCACCCTTTTCCTTTGCCAGTTCAACGGACGCCTTGATCAAGTTATAGCTGACAAGCTCCATGATTGCCGCCGCCTTATTCGGCGCGGCCTTGTCGTAATACTTTACGCCAAGATCGGCCAAGTAAGCGGCGAGATTCGTGACGCCAACGCCGAGGCTACGACGACGCTTCGCAAAATTCTCTGCGGCAGGAACAAAATAGTTCTGGTGGTCGATAAGCTCTTCGAGCATTCGAACAATAACGTCGCACACGGGTTCCATCTCGTCTTTGTCAACCTTGAGGAGATTAACGGCAGAGAGAATACAAACACCGATCTCTCCATTTTTATCATTAAGATCTGAAATCGGAATTAATGGTTGAGTTATTTCCGTACAGAGATTGCTAGTGTCCACTTGCTCAAGCCAAGAACCGTGCGAGTTTGCGTGGTCAACGTTCATGACGTAGATACGTCCCGTCTCTACACGCTCCTTCGAGAAGAGCATAAAGAGATCGCGGGCATTCATCGTCTTCTTAAACTTCAGCTTCGCGTTCTTTTCTGCGGCAAGGTAAAGATCCTTAAAGTCTGGGAAGCCGAATCGATTCCAAAGCTCGGGAACTTCGTGATACGAGAAAAGAGTGATCTTTTCGTTGTTTAGGACGCGATCATAGAATACGCGGTCAAAGCCGATGCAATAGTCAAGCTTGCGAACGCGATTATCGTCAGTACCCGCATTGTTCTTGAGAACGAGGATATCTTCGATATCGTGGTGAAACCAAGAAACGTTTACGGTAGCAGAGCCGCCGCGAATGCCGTTCTGGTGGCAACTCTTTACGGTAGACTCGAACATCTTCAAAAATGGGATTGGACCCGTGTGACTAACCATGCCGCCCTTAACGGGCGCATTAACGGCTCGGATTCGGCTCATATTAAGGCCAATTCCGTATCGATTTGCCGTAGCCATACCTACAGCCGAGTTGTTCGAGAAAATCGAATTTAGCGTGTCATCTACGGTAAACAAAGCGCAAGAGGCGTAGCTCTTTAGCGTCGTGCGAACGCCCGCCATGATTGGGGTAGGCAGATTGATCTTGTGCTGGCTAAAGTAGCTATAAGCTTTCTTAATGTACTGTAGGCGATTCTCCTTATAACCCCTGAACAGAGTCATAGCGATCAAGATGTACGCAAACTGTGGAGTCTCGTAAATCTTCTTTGTTGTCCGATTTTGAACGAGGTACTTGTCGCAAAGCTGCTTGATACCAGCATAAGCGAAGTCAAAGTCACGGTCGTGTTTCAGAAACTCGTCTAACTTATGGAACTCGCGATCATCGTACCACTTAAGAATGTCTGGATCGTAAACGCCATATTTAATATTTTCTTTTACAAAATCAATCAGTTTCGGAGCATTCTTCCCTCCCCAAACTTCTTTTCGGAGGTGATAGTTGAGTAAGCGAGACGCAACAAATTGATACTGAGGTTTTTCCTCAGAAATTAGCCCCGCAGCAGCTTCGATTAGCGTATTGTGAATGTCTTTGGACGAGATACCGTCAAAGAAAGCTACGTTGGCGTTCATCCCGACCTCCTCGAACGAGGTTCCGGAAATGCCGTCGCAAGCCCATTGTAAAACTTTATTAATCTTGTCAGCGTCGAACTTCTCGATGTCGCCGCTTCTCTTTTTAACTGTCATTGATTTTTTCATCTTAAAAGTAAAATAAGGTAAATGGCTTTACATAAAGCCCCAATCATTTGCCATGTAAAACCGCCAACTGGCGATTATTTATAATTCTTTACAAAGGTAAGTGTATCGAGACGAAAGCCGTTGTTCATATAGAACATCTGCACTCGCGGATCGCCGCCGTTACACATCCAGTGGCACGACAAGTAATCTAAACCTCTCTGTGCCACTAGTTTCTCGATTTCTTGTAAAACAATAACTCCATCGAGAAAAGACTTACCAGTTGTGACCCAAATGATTTCATTGAGTCCCGTTTTGCCGCAAGCCCAATCTTGCGAGATCAGTCCCGCAAAGATCGAGTTTGGCTTGCCGTCGCGAAAGTAAACGTAGACAACGGCGTTGTCTCGGAAAGAAAGCAGGAGATGCGAAAGCTCACTCTTTAAGTGAGGCAAGTCCCAATCTCCCGCAACGTGCTTGTGAGTCTTCAGAACGAGATCTAAACGGTCAGACTTTTCCATCTGATCGAGAACCTCGCGAAGCTCTGTTACTTTTTCAATCCTCTTGATCATAACTTGAGGTGCTTGAGTAACGTGCGAGCTTCCTTGCTTGGCACGTCGGACCAAGAGTTCCAGTTCTTCGCTTCTTCGTTGCGATACGTTTCTTCCTTCCAGAGCGTGCGGAGCCACTCACGGAAATCGGGAAACTCGCCGCCGATCACTTCTTGGAACTTCTTTGACAGCACGGCTTGTGGAGTAACGTCAGCAGACCCGTCAGCCGTTTGAGTCTTGCCTCCGCTGCCACTCTTCGCAATCTCATCTTCCCCAACGATATGAATGCCAAGAAAGTTACGAACGGCTCGAACAAACGAGCGGTTAGCCGCGATAGTCTCTAGAAACTTTTGCCCGAAACCGTCAGTATTTTCGGTCGTGGCGTTCGCAACGTCGGAATTCTTAATGAAGCAAAAGAACTCTTCGGACGTGCACTCAAAATTACGAATCCAGCTAATCGTACATTTCGAAACAACGTAATCTCGCTCAAGCTTAAGCAAGTCGAAGTCAACGCATTCGAATCCACGAAGCTTTGCCAGTTCCTTGATTCCTCCGAGCCTAATCAAAAGCTGTTCGTCTCGCAATCCTTCGCTCGTCTCTGGGGTCGGAAGATTGCGGCGATTAAACCAATCCTTATTTGGATAGAGGTGAGCGGGGTTGATCATTGCTCGCCAGTTTACTGTCCCGTCCTTATTAAGGATGTAATCTATTCCTTTTAAAAGCCCTCGCTCGTCGCGTAAGCTTGAATTTTGTGGCTTCGTGTCAGCCTTTACGTCAATAATTGGAGTTTGTTGGTCGCTCATCTTTGAAGATATGAAAATGCTCGCTTTCCTCCCAGAAATCTGGGTGATCTACAACCTTTGTTGTTCTCGATGTTTTCGGAGAATTGCTTTTCCATGCTATTTTGCTGGAATACACTTTTCCATCGGAAAGTATGATTTTTTCCGAAGAGAACACGCAAGTGTCGTCGATCTGATCTGCATTTTCTACATCGTTTTTAGTGATGATATCCTCCTTGTCAAGACAAAAGTCGAAGAATTTCGCACACAAACGAGACCAGTCTGGCCCGTCTGGAGCTATTAGAGAAACTTTAATACCGAGAGTTTTCAACTCGGAAAGGTAAGCGATTGAAATTGAATCGTTCGCAACAATCGTGAAGCCAACAATCTTTTGCTTGATTTGCAAAATCTTTTCAAGTGAGATCTCTCGATCAGTAATGATATTGATAGAAGCGTATCTCGCGAGAGAAAGTAAAACGTCCTCACCAAAGAAAAGGTCCATTCGAACGTTACAAACTTTATCCTTTACGATTGAGTGGATCTGAAGGTTGTTTGGAATGATTTCAATAGTTGGAGAGTGGTAAAGCTCTCCGATATGAATCGTGTTGAACTTATCTAAATCGTTGTCTACGCCAAGTTGCTTGAGCGCAGCGCGAGCAATGACTTCGGGATAGATCGTATTGATCTTCTTTTCCTTTTCGTTGAACGAGAACGAGGGCTTGCCATGCTTCTTCCAGTCTACCTCGATTAGCGTCTTGTTCTCGGGCGAGCCAAAAACTGGGCCACAGTTTTGAGCGTAACTATACGAGTACAGAGACACGATTTTTTTATCATAAAAACCAGCAAGGTGCGTCGATAAACTGTCAACTCCGAGGTACATCTTGCAGTTCTTGATAACGTAAGCCAACTGCTTGATCGAAGTTCTGCCGCGAAGATCAATGTCTACGCCACCAACTGTTTGGTCCGAGGGTAATCCAACGTGAATGATCTTGTAGTCGGTCGCGTACTCGCGAATCAGATTAAATACCTTCGACCAGTAATCGTACTGGCGAGAGTTTCCTTTGCCGCTCGTTTGGAAAACGATGTAGTTATCCTCCGATAGTGGATAGTAAGCTTCGTCAATGAATGGCTTTTCAGCTTTGACGCCGCAAGATAAGGCATATCTGTCTAGTAAATGCATATTAAAGGATCGTTTGGTATTCGAGGATGTCTTTGCCGTTATGCTGATAGTCGAACATCTTTTGTGTTCCAATGTGCGGGATAAACGTGATGTCGAAATATCCTTCGCCTCCAGCATGACCTTCCATGCTCAATAAGTTTTCCATGAATGGACTAAACACTAGCCGCTTATGAATGTAGGGGTTGCAGTCTAAGATCTCAAAAAATTCTGGCTTCGTCGCGAAGTAGATGTTGTAGTCTGGGTAAACACGTTTGATCGATGGCAATAGCGACGTTGCCATAAACACGTCGCCAGCACTTTGAGGCAGAACAAACAAGATGCGCCGACCTTTGTCGTCTTTGTCGAGCAAGTCATTGAAATCTACTTTGGCATTTTCGTTGTTTTCCTTGACTGCCGTATTTCTGAAAAAGTCGAGAATTTGTTCGCGACTGATTCCGTTCTTTAACTGAGACATCCATCCCTTTAAGCCGTCATCATTAGCATCGACGGTCATGCGCAGCACATTTTTATAAATATCAATCAGCCACTCAACATCATTTGGATTGTCGGCTGGTTCATATTTAGGATTACGAGCTTCGAAAGCGGACTCGTAGTTCCAGTCAACTTTACCCGAATTGTCGATGATCTCTTCTAGCTTGCGACCAATTACTTCAGCAGAGAGGTTGTCTAGAACGAATTGTCTTGCCCGCTTGCCCACCTCTTGCCGCTTCGAAAGGGACATTTTATAGACACGCTCAAGCTTATCAGCGATTGATTCTGGAAGCGTGGTAGCCTTTGTGAAGTTAGTGCCCGGTTCAAAGTACGGCTTCCAACTCAACGCCATACCGCCGCTCTCTTCGGTGCAAAAATCTTCGCCGCAAGAATAGTTTGTTACTAGAGTAACGAGTTCAGTCAGCTTCGCTTCGGTTACGGGAATCTCTTGCCCGCCGCTAGTGAATGGATGACAGTAAACATCCATCAAATTGTAGATCTCGTTCAGCTGCTGCTCGCTTACTCCGTTCGTGATATTGGTGGTCTCAACAGTATCTTTGCCGTCGCAGAAACGACACGCGATCTTTTGGCCTCTAAATGGCTTAACCTCGTACTGCTTGCATTTCTTACAAAAGTAAGTTGTGAGAACATCACTCGGACTGACGCCATTATCTTTCATCAGCTTTACGATATCCCAGCCTTCGCTCCAGTGCGTATGCAACAAGAGCTTCGCCTTAGACGCTGGATTCTTTTCTTTGAATTGCTTGAACCCTTGAAGAAGATTCGGAACGCTCTTTCGGAGCTGATTGCGGAACACGAAACCGATAATGAACTCGTCGTTCAATCCAAACTCTTTTCTCAACGCTTTCTTCTCTTCGTTTGACAGAGCAAAGAATGAAGAAGTTTCGGTGGCTCCTCGTAGCGTCTTGATCGAACCCTTCGGATGACCTAAACGCTCTACTTCTTTACCAGCAAAAGAAGCCCAAGCGTAGTAATGATTAACCTTTGGGATGATCTTGATCGCCTCATGATATAGCGGAGTCGAGTCGAGCGTCGTCCAAATCATGCAGTTCTTGTTCCACCACTTCTTTTCGGCAAGCGGAGACAGAGCCCAAATATCTTCGATGCCGATATAGAAGTCTGGCTTGTACTCTTTGATTAGATTGTCAATCTCGTAGTGACCGTATGTAGCGGTGCGGAGCTTGTTTTGATCGGACTGAATCTGAGCAAGTTGAGCTTGATCTGGTAGTGTCCCAACGGCTTTCCAAGGCAGCGTTTGTAGCTCGGGAGCATCTTTGTGCTTTGTGTTGGCGAACTCGATTAAATTGTACTTGCCAGTCTTGTGCAAATACAAAAGAACATTCTTCATGTTCTTGCCGAATCCTGTAAAGATGCGACTATGGTTGCTGTGGAGAACTACAGTTTTTTTCATTCTGATACGGCGAACGATTGAGCCAAATAATTCTCAAGGAACTGAGCGACAAGCTCGCCCTCTCCGAGTTCGAAGCCGATCAAAAAAGACTGTTCACCCTTCTTGATAGAGAACGAAAACGCATGGTCGCCGTTCTTCTTTTGATACGGGCCAAACATGATCGACGTTGTCGCGCCTTGATACGCATGAACTGTCGAGAACTTCGTGCCGAGACGAATAGCGCGAATGATCGTCGCCGCTTCTGTCTCGTTCAGCTTTAGCGAAGCTGTCTTTTCTGGATTCTTTGCGTTCTCGGCAAATGAGCCTTTACGACTCTGTTCGTTCCAAGAAGCTTGCTTTACAAAACTAACATAGAGGTCGAGACCCTTATCGTCTCCCTCTTTTTGACGCTGAACAACATTAAAAGATAATGCTGTTCCAGTGTTTGACTTGTTGGGCTTATAAAATTTAAGGCGCATATATCATCTGGTTTAGAGATGATAACGCGCCCTAATATTTTTTAAACTAAAGTATTAGCTAACGAGAGTCTTTTTTATAATCGGTGGATTCTTCTGATTTTCGATATCTAAGGCAAGTCTCTCATATACTCCGTTCGTGCCAGTAATGTTCTCAAGCTGAATTACCCAAGACGCAGCCTCTCCCGTAGTGAGCTGATCGAACGGAATAAAGTCTTCTGGATTAACTGCTGGAAGCGAAGTTCCTGCGCCAGCCTCAGAGATATATATTGTTCCATTAGAGCCAGATTCAACGGCTCGAATTTGCCAGTGAACCATAGCAACTACGTCTGCCAAACCAGATTGAACTGGATAGCAATCAAAAGAGGGGAACGTCCAATTGTATGCGGTCATGTTACTCTATGATAACGCGAGAAACGTCTTTTTCATCCCACTTTACAGCGTCCATTGATCCTTCGTTCTTCTTCTTTTTACGGTTAAACTGGGAGATGCAAATCGCATAGCGTTGCTTCTGATTTGGGTAGTCTTCGTTCATTGACTTAGAAGACATACAAGAGCCGATAAACTCGGACTCTTCTTGATCGGGCTTTGGTGTTGGGATTGGCATATAAGTATATTTACACAAAAAAGCCCACGGTTTCCCGTGGGCTTTAGTGATGACCACTGCGCTAATTAACGGTTGTAACTGCAACCCTCGAAGGTAACATTACGGATGCTGGACTTCCGGAAACGACGAACGCGACCAGCGTTGCGATCTTCAACGAGAATCGTTGATGGAGTTTCGCTCAGGAGGCGAGCATTGACCGTTTCCGTTGTGGTGCGAAGGCCGAAGTAACGACCTGAAGTGCCGCGAATAGCGTTGATAGCACGATTTGTATTGGTACTCATGTTTTGATATGACTTATTGTCTCCAAGCATCATAAAAGGCGTCTATGGATTTGTCAATAGGTTTTTGAAGAAAAAACTTCTGTTTGATATTTTTATAAATCGCCTCGGATTTCTGAACCCAGTACCTCAAAAGCTGTTCGTTTCTAGTCCCGAAAGTCAAGTACTCTGCGAGAATCTTAGAATTAAAATAACAGAATGTAAAAATCTCTGCGGCATCAAGATACTTAACGAGCTTCGTTTTGTCGATTGTCATGTCGGACAAAAGATCGTTGAAGCTCTCGTCCGATCCGTTTAGCGTCTCTTTGACTAAGAGCGTGTTGATATAGACGTTCGCATTCGCCGCATACTCAAAATTTATTAATTTAAAATCACTATTATTGTACAAGAGATTTCGCGGTGAAACATCAAAGTGGCAAAGGCCAAGATCAGTCGTTGGCTTGTACAGCTTCGCAAATATCTGTTTGCACTGCAGAAACAAGTGAGCTAACGGGAACGAAGATACTGACGCGCCAGCTTCTATCGGCAGCATTGAGCGAAATACTTCCGTTGTTTGATCAACGTCCGAAAGCTTAATCGCATGAGTCTCGTTCAAGACTTCTGCGATCTTGTGTTGTAGTCCAAGCCGCTTAGATAGCAGAAACTCGGTCAAGCTAGACGCCGAGAATGTCTTTGTCGTCTTATAACAGTAAAAAGTGAAATCGTCATCAAATGATGACGCCACGATTTCTGGGTGAAACGAAAAATGATTTTCGCGAAGCTCTCTCCAGAAATTTGGAGTATCTGGAGACAGGTTGACCTTCAGAACATACGAATCTTTGCCAGAAGTCAGATCGTATCGATCGTACAAAACCTCACTAGCCGTGCGTGTTTTCCTTGAGATCGGAGCCTCAAGCTCCGCTTCGATCTTCTCGCATACAGAGTCTAGCATCTCCTGCTCAACTGGCAGGAGAGTTGTGCTAGATACTGTGTGTCGCAAGAAGTTTCTTCGTTTTTCCATTGATGGTCAACTCTCCGTCTTTAATGGAGATCTTGATTTTATTGTATGTATTTGCCCGCAAGATGTCTACAATTTTGGTTTTGATCTCATTTTCGACGTAAAAAACGATTTTTCTTGCTCCCGTGCTAGAATCTTTTGTTTTCTGCAAAATAAAGTCGATAACTTCCGGCGAGAAAGAAACTTTCGTTCCGCTCTCAAGCAGCGATGCTTGAATCTGGGAAAACTCGGATTCGACCACTTTGATCAGCGATTCTTCGCTAAGTTCGTCGAAAATAACAATATCATTTAAGCGGGCCAAGAATTCTGGGCGGAAGAACTTCTTTAAGCTTTCTAGAACAGTATCTTTTGTAGGCGTTGATTGAGCAGTCGCCATAAAACCCATTCGTTTATTATCGTTGATTTGATAGCCAACGTTTCCGGTCATAATGATGATTGAATTTTTAAACGAAAGCTTTTCCCCGTCAGAAGTTGTGAGTTGTCCGCTATCCATGATCTGGAGCAAAACATTAACTATGTCTGGGTGAGCTTTCTCGATTTCGTCAAAAAGAAATACTGACGATGGGTGGCGAGTTAAATGAGCGGTTAAAACACTTACTTGATTACACCCAACGTAACCGGGGGGAGCGCCAATCAGTTTCGAAACCGAATGACTTTCCATAAACTCTGACATATCTATTACGCAAAGATTAGAATCGCTCCCGAAAGCCTGTTTCGCTAGCGTTCGAGCCAAATGACTCTTTCCTGAGCCAGTTGGGCCAATAAACATAAAATTCCCAAGCGGGCGACTATTCTTTGACAAGCCAAATGATGAACGCAAGATACAATCGGAAATCTTCTTTAAAGCCTTGTCTTGTCCAAAGACGTGCTTTTGCAGGTTGCTGTAAATATTCTTGATTCCGTCGTTGTCAGAATTTGAGTCAATGACTTTGCCGAGCTTATCTGACAAAGCCTTGTAAACGTCTTTCTTCTTCGCTCGAACCTTTTTTTCCTTAGCGGCTTCTACCCAGACATTGTATTTTGATTCGTAATCTCTTATTAAGTTAGGCAAGTGGTTTTTCTTCACGTCATCGGGAGCAAACTTTTCGAATTGAATGATTAGTTTTTCAATGTTTTTAATTTCGTCTGGACGCGCAAAACCTCGAATTTTAACTTTAGCTCCGATCTGATCGAGAAGATCAATAGCCTTATCTGGGAAGCGTCTATTTGGCATATACTTATCGCAAACATTAACGATGTTCATCAGGACCGAATTTGGATACTCGATCATATGGAACGTCTGATAGAATGATTTCACGTTCTTCAAAATGCCGAAAGTCTCGTCTTTAGTTGGCTCACGAACAAAGACGTTCTCGAAGCGCCGAGACATAGCCGAGTCTTTCGCAAAGTACTTGTCGTATTCTTGTTGCGTTGTCGCCCCGATAAACGAAAGGTCTTCGGCAGTAAAATAGGACTTTAGGATATTCGCTCCGTCCATTTGACCCGCGTCATTGCCGAGTCCAATAATATTATGAATCTCGTCAATGAACAAAATTACATTGCCCATAGCTTTGATTTCCGTCATAATTTTTACAAGCTTCTCTTCAAACTCGCCGCGAAGCCTTGTGCCAGAGATAAGAGCCCCAAGATCAAGAGATAAAACCTTCTTATTCAAAAGAAACTCTGTGCAATTGCACGAAATGATGTTTTTTGCGATTAGCCCTACAACGGCACTCTTGCCTACTCCAGCATCTCCGATAAGCATCGGATTCCGCTTTTGCTTGCGACAAAGGATTTCAAACATCTGCTCGACTTCTTTTTCGCGAAAAGATATATGGTCAAATTCTCCCTTGGAAGCTTTTTCATTGTAGTCTACGCAGTGAGATGAAATTAAGCTTTCGTTGCTAGTTCTGTCAGACTGAGGCGGCGCGGGCTTTTTAATCGGATTCGAAATGAGTTCGCACTCTTTTTCCGTTTTATCTGTCAAGAAGCCAACGTCAATCGAGTTCTTTTTTAAGAACTTTTTTACAAGTTCAGAGTGCCTCAAAAGCGATAAAAAGATATGCTCTACGCCAGTATAGTTTTGCTTAAACGCTTCAGAAATAATTTGAGAGTTTTTAATAACCTCGGCAGAGACGGAACCAAACGGAATATCTGAGCTTGGCAGTTTCTTTTTATTTGACGGAAGTGTCTTCGATAGCGCAATCACAACTTGTTTAGTATGAATATTTAAGGCGCTAAACACCGTATTAACAATCATTGATTCGGAAAACAAAATTGCGTGGAGCAAAAAGTCTTCGGTAATCTCATGATAGTTATTCTCCAAACAGCGCTGCTTGGAGATTTCTAGCGCCCGCGTTGCCCTAGGAGTGAAGTTGATTTGTTGCACTTTATTCATTTTTACACAGATTCGATCTGCGATAGCTTAGTATAGATCCTTTCCGAAAGTATTGTCAAGCCATTTAAGAAAATAGAGTCCTCGGCTTTAGAGCCGTAGACGACAACGATATCGTCTTCTTTTGGAGTTTTGCCTCCTCCTTCGTAGTACATCGTAAACTTGTCGTCGCGACCGCCATCGGTTAGACGGCATACGGTTTGACCGTACTCGTCAGCAATTTTAACCAATAAGTAAGGTCTGCCTGCTCTGCTCACTTTTTTACGAGCCTCTTTTACGACTCCAACCATTTTTACAGCATCTCGAACTTGGGCTTGAGAAACTTCGTAAGTCGTGAATAGTCGTTCGTGCTCGTCTTGATGAAAAACTTCTTTAAGCTTGTAAGTGTAGCTGTAGCCAAGCAATCGCTTTTCGAAAAACCAATTGGCGAACTTCTCGTATTGCTTGTTCATGTCATAAATCTTTTTGTAAGACTCGTATTTGGTTTTAAATGTATTAAAGCGTTTTTCAGTCATGAACGGCTTATTGTCGTCGCCGACAGCCTTAGCTTTCGCCATTTCTGAAATCGCAGTTAGAGCGTCGTGTTGATATTTATCAGCGACAAGCTTAACATTCCGCTTTTCTCTATCGGTAAGAATATTGTAGCTCTGAGCCTCAAGAACGAGACGGCAGCGCTTTTCACTAAAGCTCGATAACGTTCCTGCTTGAATCAAAGAAGATAAAACTCCGATATTTACGCCAGCTTCTTTCGCCCCGTCGAAACAATCAATTTTGTTTTTAAACTCGGCTTCTCGAAACGTAAGAAGGTTTTCAAGAACCTTATCTGATACGCCCTTAATCGCGTTCAATCCGAATCGGATATTATCTCCCTCGATCTCAAAATCTGCGTGAGACTTTGCTAAGTCGGGAGGAAGCAGTCGGATACCGAAGAAACTGAGTTCCTGAGAGATCGTCTCGATCTCTTCGTGCGGATCTGGTTCGTGCTTTGAAGACTTTAAGAGAGCTAAGAAAAATTCTTTTGGATGATTAAATTTTAGGTAAGTTGTTAATGCGCTTAGGGTTCCGTAGGAAAAGGCATGGGCGGCGCAAAACGAATAGTTCGCGCTATCTTCAGCTACCTTCCAAAGAACGTCCGCCACTTGAGATTCTAGATCGTTCTCGGCAACTTTATTGCGAATTTTTTCTTGCCAAGCGGGCATTTCGCTAACCTTCTTTTTGCCAACGATACGGCGAACAGTTTCTGCTTCATCGAGCGTGAATCCAACCTTAACAACCATTTTCATCAACTGTTCTTGAAAGATCGGGATACCTCCAGTTACGCTCAAAATATCATCAAAAAATGGATGGACTGATTGGAGTTGATTAGTCTCAACGTAACGAGCATACTGTTCTACGAAGTCCAAAGCGCCCGGTCGAGCAAGAGAAAGAACACAAGCAAGTTCAAGCATATTGCGAGGCTTCACTTTGCGGCAGACATGGAAGTTCGTATTCGCCTCAATTTGAAACAAGCCCTTTGGATTCTGCAAGTCTTGAAGGAACTTGTAAGTAGCAGGTTTATCGAAATCGAGATTCTTGAAGTCTAAGCCGAGACGTTGGCAAGTATCATAAACGACTGTAAGTGTTCTGAGACCAAGAATATCGAACTTTACGGTGATCTCGGAAATATTGTTCATGTCGTAAGCCGACACAACTTCTCCGTCGCCAGTCTTTTGCAAAGGCATAATCTCTTCGTTATCGTAGTAAGAAATCGAAATGCCAGACGGGTGAACGCCCGTATTTTTATTTAGCCCTTCGATTTTCTTTGCTATTTTGAATACCTTGGTATTCTTGTCGCAAAAAGCTTTGAATTGTTCGCTTTGGTCATAGGCATCCTTGAGAGGGAATACTTTGCCGAACTGTTTCGGAATAACGTCGCTAATCGCATTTACTTCGTCTTCGCTCATCTCGGCGATAATCTTCGCGCACTCTTTGATGCATAGTTTACCAGTTAGCGTGTTCATGGTAAGAATTTTGCAAGTCTTACCGGAGTACTTCGTCTTGATATAATTGATAACTTCGTGACGCTTAGAAAATTCGATATCGTTATCAACATCTGGCATCAGCGAACCATCGAGATAAGTAATTCCATCAACAACGATCTTCTTTGCGCGACTCTTGGACACGAAACGCTCAAAGAACAAGCCGTTTTTGATTGGGTCAACGTTAGTGACCGAAAGTAAATAAAGAATCAGAGATCCAGCGGCAGAGCCGCGACCGTACCCAGTCGGGATATTGTTTTCGTGGGCGTATTTCAGAATGTCCCAATTAAGCAAAATATAGTCAACGAAGCCGAGTTCGTTGAATACGGCAAGTTCCATCTTGGCTCGCTCGTAGTATTCTTTTTTATTTGGAAGTTTATCGATTCCTTTAGCGACAACTGCACGCAAACAAAGTTGACGCAAGAACTCAAAATTAGAAACAGTACTGTCTATGCCAAGTGTTTCGTAGTATTTGGCGTCGATTTTAATTTCTGGGAGTCGAACGCCGGGCGGTACTGGATGTTCGTATCTTTTGAATGTTTCGAGCAAAAGACTCATACTTCGACCTCCGCGATAAGTTTTCTGAATAAAATATAATTCATTTCAATGTCGTACAGAGCGTTGTGCAGTTTCGACGGATCGTGATCAACGGCAAAATGCTTCAAAAGGAATCCTTGACTAGCCTTTAGCCCTTTTTCGCGAACGTTAATAAGCTTAATTTGCCAAGGAATCAAATCGCCGTTTCGCTTGATCTTCTTAAACATTGCAACGGCAAGAGAACGGGTATCGATCATTCTTGACACGAAACGCCAATCATTTTTAAGTCCAAGCCCGCGCATCATTGTATTGAGGATGTAAATATCGAAGTTGAGAATATTATGCCCGACGAAAATGTACTGGTCATCGTAAAGATACTTGGCAAACTTTCTCCAAACATCCATCGGGTCTTTTGCTTTTGCAGAGTAATTTGCAAAATTAAATCCTGTAACTTTAGCCGCATCCTCTGAAACGTTCAAATCATCGTATTTCACAAACTCGTCGTGTCTCTCTAAAATTTGATCGCCTTGACAAACGATCCAAGAAAGTTGCCAAGGACGCGAAGAGGTCAAAGACAGTCCTTCGGTTTCTGTATCGAAGACAACAAACTTTTGGTTAATTTTCTGTTTTAAAAGATTATTCATAGCTTCTCTGAGCCCAAGATTCGAAGCAGAACTCGCGGCTTCCGCACCCATTGATCTCTGGCGCAGACAAGGTCTGCGATTTGCCCATGCGTCGATTGCAAGCGATCTTGTACGTTATCCAAGCGTCAAAGTCGTCTCTCTTATAATAGTAGATCGACTTGGCTTCTACAATGGAAGATTTGTTTTGTTTCGAACGGATAAAATCGGCGGTAAGCTTATCGAACGGAAGATTGTTGTCTTCCACAAAATAAACGTGCGCATTAAAGCTCGGCATACAGTCTGAAAAGCTATACATATTATTCCAGATGTACGAGTCGTAAAACGGAATTGCAACAAGCACGTTCTCCGTTAATTTGGCTACAATATCATCGTTAGAAATCGTGCCTTCGTGATGAACGAAGGCGTGCGTGTAAATCTTATTCAAGTCCTTGAACCCGTTGTCGTTCAAGGCAAACAAAACGACTTTGTGACTAGAAGTCTCTACTGAATCATACGAGTTGCAAACAGAAATTCTTAACCCGAACTTGAGATGAATATCGTGCGCTTTGCACGATTTGAAAGCCGTCAAAAAGCCAGTCAGCGAGTCTTCTACGAGATAGATTTCTTTTAATCCGTTCTCGATTGCGATGGAAATAATACTGTCTGGACCGTCTGGCTTTTGCTTTTCTGGTTCAGCCAGAGTTAAAATGCTTTTCCCCACGGAAAAGTGAGACTTGAATAAAGGGACCATTACTCATAAATAACAAGAGAACGAGACTTGTCAAGTCTTTTGATGCGCTGGACAACCAGCATACTGCTCTTTTGTGACCTTAAAGCCCTCTGGCATACCTTTAAAAAGATCTCCAGCGTCTTCTCCAAATGCAGTTTTTACAATTTTATTTTCTTTGTCTCGAAGAGCGTAGTAAATAAAATCAAACTTGTAGGGGCAATGCCACATTGGATTGCCGTCTTTCTTTAGCTGACCTTTGTATTTCGCGAAGCCGCAAGACAATTTCCCAGAAAATGAACCATCAGAAGGCATTGGTTTGTCGGCAGCAAAATTTGAATAAGCGTCCCTCTCGGAAAAGTTGTCAATTACTTTTTGCACTTCTGTAAGGTGAAGCTCAAAATCGGAAAGGTCTTTTTCCGATAGAGGCTCCATCTTCAACAAGCCGCCGCCCTTTTTCTTCTGCAGGTCGAATTTTAGAAATAAAAATTCCATAGCAACCTCGTATTTTGGATCGAGCTTTTTAGACGCAAGAGTATAAATAAAATGCTGAAGATTGTCATCGGCATCTTTGCCGCTAAATACCGCTTTGCTAGTCTTGTAATCGCGAACAACCGATGATCCGTCTTCGTACATGAACTGGCGGTCAATAAAACCCCTTAAACGATAGCTTTTATTTTCTTCTGAAATGTCAATATCGAAAGTTCTTTCTTGCAAATCTTGCAGAACTTTACCGTTACCCTTACCCCAGAAGTCATGCTCTAGGGCGGTCAGCGTCATTTGCTTGATTAGCTCAATGTTCTCTTGATCGGAAACATTATGCTTTCTGGCGTGCTTTAAAGTGAGCTTCTTGATCGACGGAACGCAAAAAATATTCTTCGCGAATAAGATATCGTTAACGTATTGCTTACGATTTTTTTTAGCAAGCATTTCAAGGACCAAGTGGACAACGTTTCCGCGAGACGAGCCGTCGTTCGCCTTATCGGGCAACTTGAGAACATAAGAGCACCAATATGACCAACTGCATTTTTCTAATGTTTTGATTCTGCTAGCGGAAAGTGCCGTGTGTTTAGGTTTATCCAATGTCTTCTACTAACTTTTTTGCCCTTTCGACTAAATTGTCGGGGAATTTATTTGCAACAGCTATTTCTAAAATAGCATTTATCTGATCGGCTTGGCGAATTTCTTTCTTGAGCCATTCTTGAAAAACTTCGTGGCAACCCTCTTCTAGAAAAAGATCCGAAAAGTCATTTCTTGGCGGGAGTCTAATTTCGAGTTTCGACGGGTCGAAAACGGATAAAAGCTGCAAATAGGCTTTACAGGCAGAGACAAGACCGTGATTTATCTCGGAAGACGAATCGTTGTTGTAAGCAATAGTAATTTTATCAACGTCCAAAGAAAGCAGCGCGGAGCAGAATTTCGAAGAAACTCCCAAGCCAAACGTGGCAAGGTTATTTTTATAGCCGTTTTCGAAAAGAGCCATGCTGTCGCCAATACTTTCGACGATAAATACGCGCTTAGACTTCTCTATGGATTCGCGGACTTCTTCGATTCCGTTGCGTTTCATGTATAGCGGATAGACCCAGTTTGCCCGCTTTCCAAGGTGCTTCCATTTTGGAAACTCGTCGCTCTTCTGCCAAAGCGGTGCGCGACCAGAAAAACCGTGAATCTGACCGTACTGATTGTAAATCGGAAAAACGATGCGCTTGAACATTTGACCGCCAGTCGCATACCCACACTTATAAAACTGAAGCGTCGCGTCTGAGATCTTTTTCTTCTGATAAAAGTCAAGATGCGGCAAAAGATTGTCTAAAAGCGATTCTGGGTAGATCTTTTCCATTTCGATTCTCTCTTTTACTTCGGCGTGTATTATATTCTGAGGATCGAACTTTACATACTTATTTATGATGTGCGATTCCTTGGTATCTAGCGTAAGCTCAACGAGACGCTGAAACGGATAGCTCTTTGTGCTGCCTTGAGCGTAGTCGGTCCAGACGCCGCTGTTCTTGTAGATCTTGAGCGCAGTTGTGTTATCTCCTCCACGATAAATCGCGCAAGCTCGCCAATAACTGCCATAGTCTTTGAGCTTGTAGCCCATAGACTCTAGTGACCCTTTGAGGATCAACGGATCAACTGTTGAAGTTTGGGACATCGTCCGCATCGTGGTTTCTTCTAAGCGTTGTTTGACCTGTGTCTACTGAATTTACAATGTCTCGCAAGTCACCGCGCTCTTCAATATCGAAGTTGTGGAATTGAAGATTGATAAAATTCTTTTTAAGTGAACCGTCTTGAATTCTAACTAGCTGAAGTGCGCCTGCAACGTCGGAGCCTAAGAAGCGGCTCTTAACGAAGATAAGCTTGTGAGACCCGAATGCCGCGCCCTCTTCCTGTTGCTCGTCCGCTGTCTTTGGGCGAAGAATCGCCATGTGCGAACAGTAGTGGGTGATGCGGTCAGACATCGACACGATACTCTCGTCGTCATTAATCGAGTCCGAGTTTCTATTTGTTGTGATGCCGCCTCTATTCGACTGAATAGATGAGAACATCGTGATCATCGGCTTTTGATCTTGAACGGTGTCGCGCTGAATCGTCTTCTTGAACTTATTCAACATATCACCGATCACTTGCCACTCTGGACGATTACCGTCCGCATCGGCAGACGGCTTGATGTAGTCGAAGCTAAAGATGAGCTTGTTCCCGCGACCAATCTTCGAGTAGTAGAACCGCTTCAGATTATTGATCATCTGATCGGTTGTCATGCCGCCAACGTTGTAATAATAAAACTTGAGATTCTTGATCTTCGCCCACGTTGAGCGCACGCGCTGAACAACATCGTCACCAGCTTTACGCCAGAGACCAGTTTCGAGAAGATGCATCGGAACGTGACTCAATGCGGCGCATTGACGCATGATCACTTCCTCTTTGCTCATTTCGCCGTTATCGAAGTGAAGAACGGGAACATCGTACTGAGCCGATACCTTCGTCGTGTAGTTAAGGGCAAGAAGCGTCTTACCTACGCCAGATCGGGCGACAATAACTGTAATATTACCGGGGCGGAGAAGAGAGCCGTAAACCTTATTAATAGTGGGAAACGGCCCCATGAGACCAAACTCAGTAACGGGGTTATTACCGCGTTCTTCAATGACGCTCTCCATCTCTTCAAAGATGTTGATTGGCTTTTCTTCGTTGTTCTCATAAATATTGATGATCTTATTGAATGTTGTGTCCGCTTCGTCGATGATCGTTTGATACGAAGAGTCGGGAGCCATCTTCTTCATCTTCTCGGCAACCTCAAGAGCTGACGAGTGAATCGAGCGGCGAATCGAATACTTCTTCACTTCCTTCGCGGCCATTACTGCCGTGTTCTTGTTCGTCTTGCGAACAGCAAGCGAGCGAAGATAGTCAAAGATGTCGATGTTATCCTTGAATGAGATTCCGATTTCTTTGATTCGCTGCGCGATAATGATCTCATCGACTTTATCGCTCGCTTCGATACATTTTTTTACGATATGGTAGATCGTCTTGTGAACTACCGTATCGTCAGAATAAAAATCTGACTCGGAGATAAAGTCGCAAATCTCTGCGTAAGTTTCTGGATGCTGAATTAGTCCAGCGAGAAATTGCTTTTCGACTTCTAGAGAGTAGAGCATTATTCGGATTCTTGTTCTGTGAGCTTGTTATCTTCGTTGACCAGCCACTGCTCCAAGGCTTTTTTCATGCCAAGAGAAGTGAGAACCGATTCGAATCGCGTATAGATTTGCGGCGTTCCTTTCGAAGAGCACACGCAAACTACTACACCTTTGTAAGTTTCTGCCCCGCCAGAAAGCTCATAGATTTGCTCGATGAGTTCTGTTGGGAAAACAAAGTCCTTTGGTTTTTCTTCAGTTGGTTCGTTCATAAGATGAGTCCATATTTGGCGAACAAGTCTAGCGACAGTTCGTCGTCTTCGTAGATCTCTATGAGCTTAATACCGTTTGTCAAGCAGAAATTCAACTTAAGATCGTCTCTTCTGAGTTGCGATAGCCATTTTTGGCGATCATTCCCGTGAAAAAATTCATTATAAGTCTGGTGCTGCTTGCCCTGAACCTCAATGGCGACCTTCTTGTTGGCGTTGTAAAGGTCCAAAGATAGGCGCGTGCCTACGATGCGCAACTCTTCGAACACAATGTCGTGCTTCCAATAAGGATAAAGAAACTGCTTTACGCGAAACTGGATTTTGCTTCTGCAGCCTTTGTCCCATTTCACAGCATAATTCTTTGCGTTTTTTAAGAAACGCTCTTTGCCATTGATGGTTTTAAATTTCATTCCCGTTTGCTCGCGATCTCTTCAACGAAGTATTTGTGCAAGAAGCTTACAAGTTTTTGATCAGACTCGATATGTGAGAACAGGGCATTCTCTCCCTGAAACTTTTCGGGCATGGAAAGACCGTTTTCCTTCAAGAGCGCGGCTAAGTCGTCGGTAATGTTGTACCAAGCTCCAGCCTTTGTGACGAGTTCCCAAAGGAGCAGCATCTCTACGATTTCCTTCTCGACCCAAATGGATCGACCATCACTTCTGCCATACTTAATTGGGTACGAGAAACGAGTCTTGCTCTTTTCGTTTGGACTCTTCTTGATGTAAATCTTGCACATATGACCGATGATCGGATTCTTAACTGGATCGGCTTTCTTGATCGAGGGGTCTTTAAGTATTACGTCGCCCTCGAATCGTGGTTCGAATTCAAAGATGAAGTTCGAGAAGTGAAGCAGAGCGTTGCCGCCAGTTGCTGAAGTTTGGCGAATCGGAGCCGCTGAGTACGGATCGAGCTTAATGTCGCTACGGACCTGAGAAATAAAGATTGCCATGTGGCCGCGCTTCGACAGCCCGATGGACATACGCTTCATGAAGTTGGCCGCGATAACTGCGCCGCCAGCTACCTTTGTAGAGTCTTCGAAAGTCTTAGCCAAATCGCCCTTCGTGATTAGACCGTCAACAGAATCTAGGATAAACATATACTTGTTCTCCTCTTCGTTAAACTGAACAAGTTGGCGCATTGCGTCTACAACAGTTTCGTAGATGTTCGATTCGAATACGAAGCACGTTCCATCTTCCCACTCGTCGGCATCAAATACAAACTTTATGCCCGAACGCTTCATCATCTCATCGGAAAGGCGTCCTTCTGCTTTGACGTAAAAACCTTTGCCTTTTGGGACCGTCTTCAAAAAGTTAAGCATAACTTGAAGAGCGGCAGAAGTTTTGCCTCCTTCTGTAAATCCAACGAATCGGTGCAGACCCGGCCCAAGACCTCCGTCTGTCTGCATATCTAGATTAAGCGAACCAGTCGATACGCGATAGTTTACTACGTTCTCGAAATTGTAATGGTCCTCTTTGTTGTTCTTTAAGAAAGAACCTAAAATGCTCTTTGATGAGATTGTGTCGTCTTTTTCTTCTTCTTTTGCTTTGCGGCTCATGATAAAAATCCTTTAATAGTTTTCTTGGGTTTAACTTCAGCATCCTCTCCAACTTTGTCCACCTTAGACAAGTCAGCTTTGTGAAGGTTTTTATAGTAAAACTCCTTCGACTCGGTTTCAAGCAACTTCTGCTGCCAATCGGCGTAAAAGAATGCCAACGTCGGAACCTTCTTATTTGGAACGAATTGCTTCAAAAATGCGAGGCCATACTTCTTCTCAAGACGCTTGAGAAAAGTCATCTCGCGCTTCCAGAAATTAGCGTCGGCCCCTTCTGGGGCTTTTAAGAGATTCTCTAAGATAGATTTCCTATTGATCTTCGCTTTCATGCGAATAGATCAGAACAGGAACCGTTGAGAATGTCAAGTCTTTTATGACTTGTTCGAAGCGGATGCAGATCCGAAGTAAAAGCCAGTAATGGCGATCAAGCACTGTCTGATCTCGGAAGTGATCAAATTGCCAGCGATCTCAACGAAAGCTTTGTTCGTTTTAGACCCGAGAAGACCAAAAAGACCGCCGCCTTCTTGGTAATCGACTTCCAGATAGGTTGGGATGTCCAACAAAGCCATCACAAACGGAGAAATGACGATAGAAAATATTACGGCAATTACAATAAACTGCCTTACGATTTTCCCACCGTCTAAGTCTCTTTTCGCGGCTCTGTCTGCCGACTCGTCGCTCTTGTCGATAGCTCGCATCATTCGGTCGAAGCGAGCGCGGCTTTCTTGAGCCTTAACTGCGATGATACGGAAAATGAAGCCCGTAGCGGCTCCACCGAATAAGCTGAGAAGTTCCGTAGGCATCGTTACTCATATTTACACTCCAAATGCCTCGATTGTAAGTGGAAACTTATTTGTTTGTTTTACTAGCTCTAGCATCTGACTTGCGATGTCTCGGATCTCTTTTTGAGCGTCAGGCTTGTTTCTCAGGTTTAAAAAGTGATAAAATGAACGCCAGTTGAACATAACGTCGGACGTGATCTGTGTATTGTACGGTCGGAAGAATCGAGCCGACTCTTTGGCCCGCTTACGATCAAAACCGTGATTCTTAACAAGATCTTCGACGCACTTGTGATAAAGATCGAGGCCACGCTCAGTGTACGCTTTCATGATGTCGCGCCACTCTACGGGCCAATCTTCGGGCAGCAAAAAGTTGTCTTCCTTGATCTCTTTGTAGCGAGCAGACTCGCCGTTCACCGATACGCCAACCCGGTGCTTGATTAAATGCACATGACTAGCGATATCCGTCTTAATTAGGAAGTGAAGTGAAGACTTTTCGAATGGAGTGTGGTGTCCATTCTCCGCGAGCATTTTAAGAAGCGAACCAATGCGGCTCTTCTTCTCTGGAGTAACTTCTCTGCTCGTTGATGTCCAAGCAGAGCAAGCGTGCGTTAGGTCATCGCCATAGAAACCGATAAGTTCAACTGTGTTTTGATTGCTCATTAGAATACGTCTATGTCGAGCTTCTTAGCACGTTTTTCGGCAACGTCAAGCTGTTCGAACGTAAAAGCGTAATCTGTAGAGTTAATATTTACAACGTAGTAAACCGCATCCGAGTTGGTAGTTTTCTTTTCTGGCTTAAACTTTCGCATACGAAACGGAAAGAAGTAGCCGAGGAGAAACATCAGTGCTCCGAAAGATACGAGTATAATTACGATGAATGAGTTCATGTTTTAAGTAGGGCGTTGTAGTTCACTAACACTTGAGCGTAGTAATGAGCGTGAAAGTCGATCTTTCCGAGCATTTCTGCGTAGCTTCTCTGAAAGTCTTTCAGCAGAGAGATTTGCGGCTCCAAGTCTTTTGCGACTGCCATAAAGTTATCCGCGCCAAGCTCATCGATATAAATGAATGGCTGAAGAAGCTCGAAACAGTGGTAGTACCAAGAAATCTCATTTTGGTGGGCAGGCGGCTTTAAAAAGACGCAGAACGAATTTGACTTCATGATCCAGATTAGCCGCTCCCAAGACGTTGTGTTGCCGTTAATGTTTAACAAGTATTTGTACTTGAGTTGATCGCGAATCGACTCGGTTTCGCCATAGATGCAGGCGTCGAATGGCTGTTCAACGAAGTTATTGATCTTAGCAACGATCTCTTCGCTGTTTTGGTAGCGTTTACAGAAGTTTACCCGCTGAACAGTACCGTCTGGGTACTTTCGACCCGTATCTGACCCTATAAAGAGCATTTTATCGAGCTTTTCGTCAAAGGGTATATCCCAAGATGGGATAGCCTCACAAATCGACGATAATCGGCTTATATGAGAGTCAGGAACGCAGATATGGGGGCTGTTTCTAGGTCTGGCAAAGCAAAAGCGGGTCTCTGTGGCCTCGTTCTCTGGTCCGTCATTAAAATTAACTATAAAGCCAAAGTTAAGATTTTGAAGGTTAAGATGTTTGATCGTCTGCTGCGTGAAGTCTACAAAGAAGTTAAATCGCATCGGATCAACGTTTTCGTGCCGACGCTCGACCTTTAGCTGCGAGTCACGCAGAGAAAAGTGCGCTTCGTTCTTGTAAAGCTTTACCGAGAATGGATCTCTCGGTGGATCGATTCTTCGAGTATCTAACTCATTGAACAAGCAATACTTAAGAAACTTGTTCATGGATTATTCTTCAAGTCGCTCTCTGTCATCTTCGTGACAAGCTGCTGGAATGAGATGCGCGGAACCCAATTCAGATCTCTGCGGGCAAATGTAGAATCACCGAGCAAGATCTCGACTTCTGCTGGGCGGAAGAACTTTGGATCAACAACTACGAGTGCCTGCTTTGTTCCAAGGTGAATGAACTTTTCTTCGAGCGATCCAGCCTCACCTTCCCAGTATCCTTCAATATTAGCAGCCTTGAAAGATAACGTTACAAACTCACGAACCGTGTGGGTTTCATTTGAGGAAAGAACGTACTCCTTGGGTGTCGAGTTATTAAGCATAAGCCAAACACCCTCTACAAAGTCTTCTGCGTCGCTCCAGTCGCGCTTTGCGCTCAAGTTTCCAAGACTGAGCGGATTTACCTTTTGCCCATCGCGAAGCTCTTTGCGGAGACGAGCAACATTAGTAGTGATTTTTCGAGTAACAAACTCCTTGCCCCTGCGAACTCCTTCGTGGTTAAATAGCCAGCCTTGAACTGCGAAAACATTATATGACTCGCGCCAAACTTTTACGATATGGCGAGCAGCAGCTTTAGATGCGCCATATGGACTGCGTGGACGAAGTGGATGCGTTTCATTCTGAGGAACAGAAAGAACATCACCAAACTCTTCGGAAGAACCAGCGTTGTAGTAGCGGCAAGCGGGCGCGAACTTTCGAATTGCTTCGAGTTGATACATTACCGCGAGACAATTCGTGTGCATATGGTTAGCTGGCATTTGCCAACTAGAACCAACAAAAGAATTGGCGGCGAAATTGACGAAATAGTCTGGTTTGTATTTCTCGATTGCAATCTCGACGCTTTGCGGATCTGTGATATCGAGATCGATCAGCTTGAAACGTTCGTTCGTTACATGGCTGATGTTCGTGTGATTCGAAACGCTGAGTCTACGAACCGCACCATAAATATTGTACGTCGTGTTCTTGAGAAGAAAGTCTACCATTAAACTGCCATCCTGACCCGTGACGCCAGTAATAATTACGTTTTTCATTTTTTTGAAGATTTTATTTAAGAAACTAATTCAACTTTTTTGCTCTGTGACGTTAGATAATGGAAAGAATTTCTTTTGTAGATTAACTTTGCACCGATATCTTCCCATATTTGCTTCATCGACCTCCTTAGCTGAAATCTCGCCGTATCTAGCGCGTTCAACGCAATCGAAAGTCTTTTCGTTTGCTTGTATTAAAGCAAAGAACTCTGATGAACGGCAGATTCGAGAATGCAGATCGGTCCCCACTTCATTCACGATGTGATCGTAACATTGCGTAAAAGCATTGCCGCTATTTGCAACATTCTTGTTTACCTTTATTTGCAATATAGCCAAGTAATCGTAGGCGTAGCCCTCATCAACTGGTAATGTTATCATCCCAAATATAGTAAGCTGAACAGGGGTGGTCGTAGTTCCACTCAGACGCGAAGAAGCCTTTGCCGTCCCTAGGTTGAAAAACGTATGTCATGCAGCCAACTGCGGCGGCTAAATGTTCATCGCCAGTATTCGCTCCACAGTATCCACCAGTTTGGCGCAGCAGAGAAATGTATTTAGACAAGTCTAAATCGACTAGTTCGATTTCAGATGTCTCGATTCTATTGCTCGATGATTGACAAACGATTGGCGTAGATCCAGTGGATTTGATTTGATCGATGGAAAAATCGATAGCCTTCTTTGGAAGATTCCGCACCGCAGCCCACTCTTTTGAACAGGTCGGGACAAATACCGCTGCTGGGCCAATCTTTTTTAAAAACTCGTAAGCCCACTTTTCATCTTCTGGATTCGAGTGAAGAACGAGAGGTCGATTGTTCATTCCGTCCGCAGCTTCGCCAAAAAAGTTTCGAAGCTTTCTTGTTGCGTAATGTCCAGTTCCAATATCTAGAAGTGGCTGAATTTCGTTTTGGTCACAGATTTCTACTTGAGCTAGTCCGGTAAATAGGATCTTGAACCGCTCCTTTTCTTTGGGCAGTTGAATTGTGAACCTGTTTGGGAAATATTTACAAACAGATGTAAGCAGAAGGATATCTCCGAGTCCTCCAGTTTTAGATCCAAATTTCATGAATTATATTCTGCTACCGCATTATATTCGCTAGATTTCCTTATGCTGTATCCGTGATTCCTTAAAAGATCGACTAGCTGTGCATGATTTTTACCGCTAGAAAAAGACCCGTCTGAATGATAGAACTCGTATTCTATGTACTTGGGTTTACAGTTATTGTAATCTAAAGAAAGCAGAGTGACTACATCAAGACCTTCCATATCGACGTAAAGTCTATCGACTCCATTGTCAAAAATATCGACGATGTTGTTTATGTTTAAACACGGAACGTAAAAAGACTTTAGATTTGGGTGTCTGTGATTTTTTACATGGAAACTAAGTATCGAAGCGTGGGGCGATGTTTCGTCATTTTCTGGATAAAAGAATTGTAAGATTCTGTTTTCGATACCAACGGCGCAATTAATTGCAATTAGCTTTTCGCCCAAAAAAAAATATTTATCTTTTGCTATTTCTACGCACTTGGGCATAGCGTCAATCACCAAAAAGTTGGTAATTTTATCTTTGTTTTGAGAGACGAACTCAAAGACGTGATCGTCACAATTATTGCAGCCTATTTGAATTATATTCACTATCTAGAAAATGAATTTGGAGTTGTCTTTAATGACTCCAGACTTGTCCCGCCAGAATACGAAACTGCACTCTGAAGATCTTGTTTGATTTCTTCGAGCTTCTCTTCGAGCGTCATTCCGTTATTTGGAATCCAAACTTCAAAGCCTTCGACATTCTTCGAGTGGCCTTTCTGCGTTCTCGAAGCTGAACCATAATAAAGCTTTTCGCCCGATTCATTTTCGAAGGTTGGAGAATCTGTGCAGGCTGCAAAAATAGATCCAGCCATAACCAAAATTGGAGGATAATAGGTTAGATCTTTCGCGCCAACGCCTTCATGGGCATATCTCATCGACTCGCCAGCGAGAGCGATTGCCTTGGCGATATCTCCGTTTGTTCTGACTCCACCATCAGCGATGATCGGAAAAATCTCACCTCGGCTAAAGATCGTATCTAGCGTCTCTGGCATACCGAGTCCGAATCCAGTCTTTCCGTAAGTGGAGCAAGCGCCACCTTGAGCGATGCCAACTTTAACACAGTCTGCGCCCCACTTGTAAAGATCGAACGCGCCATCTGAAGTGCAAACGTTGCCAGCAATGATCTTAACATCGGGCATCGTCTTCTTGATGAACTCGATTGCTCGCTGCATCAATGCGCAGTGACCATGAGCGATATCGATAGTAACAAAATCGATTCGAAGCTGTTCGTCAATGACTCGCTTGATTAGCGCAAGCTCATCGTTTGAAACTCCGACGCTAACGCTAATAATCGGCCAATTTTCTTTATTAGCCGTCCGCACGAACTTGATCCATCCATCGTCTTCATGCAAGAACCTATGCATGATGTAAAAATACCCGTTGTTGGCCAAGTAGCGGCAAGTATCGACGCCGACTACGGAACTCATGTTCGCCGGAACTACCGGAAGCTTGAACGTATAGCCTAAAAACTCGGTCTCGACATCCAAGTCGGACCTGCTATACCCGTCAAAATATCGAGGGACTAGAGCAATTTGATCGTAAGTCATACCCGAGATTTTAGGGTATGACTCGCGATATTCTAAAAATTAATCCTCTTTTTCTCCCTTTTCGGAGAACATGAGGTAATTGTAGATGCTGTTGATGTAGTCGTCGATCAGTGTGATCTTTGAAGCTACCCAAGGCTCAGTTGCGCCAATAGCAATTTTCTGATTGGACTGGATCGCCATAACGAGTTCTTCGGCCTTCATCTTAACAGACGAAAGTGAGCCAATAGACATCTCGATAGACTCTTCTGAGTACTCTTTGATCTCCTCCATATTCTCGTCCATTTCTGGAACATCTTTCAAAGATGGATTTTCTTTCATCAAGTCTTCTTGACTGTAGACTTCGTCCATCTGCATCATGTACTCTGCGTAAGATCCTTTGGTTACTTGAGTAACAGACTTACCAGCTTCCCACATTCTGCATGACCAGTAACGGGCTTTCCACTTTGGACCGGGGTTCGTGTCACACTGATGGCGAGCACGGAAGTTCTTGCGGCGTTCTGGATCGTCGCGCTTGATATCCATGTTTGGATCGCCAAACGTTACCTTAACGACGTTGCCGTTCTCGTTCTTAACGTAAACGCCGAACTTCTTCTTTGAACCAGAAGGAAGGCGAAACGGCTTGTTCAGAGTTTTCTTTTCGGCCTCTGACATTTCGTTATACTCTTCTTCGTCTTCTGATTCGTACATCTCGTCCATTTCTGCGAGCGAGACGTTCGACTTTACTAAATCGGAAGCAGCGATAACCAACTCATATTCATCAAAGTCGATTGATGTCAGTGACTTTTGCGATAGAGTTTTGACGTTGTTATCGCTGGCTTTTGCGATGTCTTGATCAGCGGCACGGTAAGCATCCTTAACTTTGCCGCCAGCCATCATCCTTAGAAAAGTATTGACGCGAGCCATTGCCCACTGTCCACGGCTTTTACCGGGCCTGCTTGACGCAGAGAAGGCTCCTGCACCGCGACGATATACTTTCTTAAGCTGTGAAAGCGTTACTTTGCGAGAGTGTTTTTCGTTATGCTGCTGAACTTTATTCTTCAGAGCTTTTGTTACCTTATCGCTGAACGTGATAGCTGCCTTTACGACTTTCTTTTCGTCTTTGCGCTCTAAGGCTTTCTGGGCTTTTTCTTTAGCATCTGGCTTTGTGCCAGCGGAGCCAGGCTGGTTCTTTGGCGAACCCTTCAGTCTGTCTTCTGGTTTGGCTGGTGTTTGAGCAGAGCTTTTGGGACCTGGGCGCTTCTTCGCTAAGATTTGTTCAGAAAAATCGAGTTCCATATAAGTTATTTTACACGTCTTTTGATCTTTTTCTCGGCTTTTATAGGGAAGAATGCCGCTGCCGACAAAACGATTGAAAAACCCATAAACATCGTTATAAACTTCTCGAAGTTTTTGAGCGATTTGATCGAGCGAGAATTGTAATCGGATGATAGTAAAAGTTCCTTTTCTAGTGCCTCATTAATAAGATCTAATGTCGGGTCCGTATTTTTGTAAAGTTCGCCGTTCGAAATAAGCTCCTCGATCTTTTCTTTGCTCTTTTCTTGGCAAATTTTCTTCACATTTTTGACATAATCGAATGTCTCTTCGCAACGTTGCTCAAGACTTAAAAACATTTCTTTTTCAGTCTCTGAGTCGAGATTTTTCTCATAGCTCTTTAAAGTTTTTTTGATCGTAGTTTCTGCCGCTTCCATGTTTTTGCAAAAATCCTCGAACGACATTAGTCCGTGGGCAGTTTTAACGTGAGAGTCAACGATCAGCAATGTGTGTGCGTCGAACATCGGACTGAGTTGGTATGTTACATTTTTGAAACATTGCTCCGATTTTTGGAAGTTTTCGACGGTTCTTTCCGACAGAACGTAACCGTATGCTGAAAATACCAAACCTATAAGTCCAAGTAATAGTATTTTAATCTTTGGAGACATTACTTTTTGATGATTTTGATCGGATCTTTTGAAACGCCCTTCGCAAGATTAATCAAGGCATCGATGATCTCTGGACTTACGACGCCAACCACGCCATAAGTTATGGCTTTCGTGATCGAGCTAATCTCAATCTGCTCAACGATAAACCAAGCAATTGTTGAAGTAACCGAGGCAACAAAGATCTTGCGGAAATAGTCCATGCAATTGGCCTTTTTGAGCGGGTTTGAAACTAGTCTGGCGATCATTCCTGCGGCTCCGATTATCGATACCATCCATCCGCTTTCGAGGAAAAGTTTTAGAAGATCTTTGTCATCAGACATACTAATTTTTACACGAAAAATGCAAAAAACAAATAGAATTTTGTTCGGCAGAAAAACCCCCTTCCTTTCCCTTTCCCTCTCTCCTCTCCTTCCCCCTTCTTTCCCCCCTCTCGGACTCTCCCCCCTATTATCCCCCAACCGCTCCGCTCACCCTATCCCTATCCTTAAATTTAAAACCTATCGGTTTTAAATTACGCTTCGCGTGACCTTGTGGAAAAACCATTGACAAGTTCGATTATGTTGATCTACTCTGCGGTCATGGAAGAAAATCTCTACGTTTCGAAGCAAGCAGGAAAGCAAAATTCTTACCCGTCTCCAGCGTTCAAAGTTCTCAAAAATGGCTTTGAAAACAACCTGATCGCCCCAGCAGAAGGCGATGTTGGTTGGGATCTCGTAGCCTCAACGATTCCTCATCTGATTTACGATAGAAAATCGAAGAGCTTAAAGCCCATGTACATCGAGTACGATACGGGCGTTGTAATCCAACCTCCAACTAATTGTTTCTCTCTTGTTTTCCCGAGGTCGAGCATCAGCAATTATCAGCTAGCCTTGACGAACTCTGTGGGGGTAATCGACAGCGGTTACAGAGGTTCGATTAAACTGCGCTTTAGGTACTTCGGCAAGACTGTTCCAGAGTTCGATAAGATTTACAAAATGGGCGACAAGATTGGTCAGCTTGTGTTTATGCCAGCGGTAAAACCCAAACTTTTTGTAGCCGAAAGTCTCGATGAGTCTCTTCGCGGAAAGGCGGGCTTCGGTAGCACAGGCGCATGAAGTTGATGCCCGAACAAATGAACGACCTCGATTTGATCGAGGAGGTCCGTCACAACGGCGACAGTCTTTGTTTTAAAGAGATTGTAAATCGCCATTCGGGCATCTACTTGCAGATGGTCCACAATTATGCCCCGAGAGAAACTTCTATCGATAATTTTCACGATCTTATCAATGGGCGCGAGTCTCATATTTTTGACGCAGTCAAATCGTTCGACGAGAAACGTAACATCAAATTCTCAACTTACCTTGGAAACCATACTCGTTGGTTGTGTTTGAACTCTTCGAACAAGAAGCGGCACCTTCCAATGGAAGACGGTTTCGACTGCGCGTTTGAAACTTCCGAGAACACGGAAACATCTGACCAAAAAGTTTTAAAAGAAATTTTTAAAGAACTCGCGTGTTTTGACGACAAACGTATCGAAAAGATTTTTCGGTTACGTTATTTAAACGGCAAGAAAAAGCCCACGCCTTGGAGAAAAATCGCAAAAGAACTTGACTTATCGATTCAAGGATGTATCAATATCCACAATTCAGCATTCAAAACTCTGAAAAAAAACTATCAAAAACATCATGATTAATGTAGTAGTACTAGCAGGAAACGTCGTCTCGGACCCAGAAGCGAGATCGACTTTGACAGGAAAGGCCATCGCGACGATTCGCCTCGCCATTAACAATCCAATCAACGACAAGGAAACGGTTTATATCGATGTCGATGCTTGGGAAAAGCAAGCGGACTTCGTCACGAACTATGTCAAGAAGGGTAGTGCAGTTGCAGTAACTGGTCGTCTCAAGCAAGACACTTGGGAAAAGAACGGCGAGAAGCGTTCGAAGATTCTCGTTGTTGCCGAGCGTGTCAGCTTCATCGGAAGCAAGCGTAAGGACGAGGCTCAAGGCGAAGAAGACGTTGCTCAAGCTGCACGCCCTGCGGCGCGACCCGCTGCCAACACGAATAAGTTTTCCTCGGCTCCAGCCAAGCCAACTTATCAAAAGGCAAAGCCCGCTCCACGTCAGCAGGAAGAGTCTAACGACGAAGAAATTCCAATCTAATGCACGTTGTCTTCGAAGCTCCGTTAAACCAAGTGTCGTTTGGGAATGTTGCGTATAACATTCTCAAAGAGCTTTACAAGCTCCAGCAAAGCGACTCGTCCTTTAAGGTTTCGTACTTTCCGATCTCGAACGTAGACCTGTCTGCGTTCGATAAGAAAGACGCCGAGTTTGTCGATTGGATCAAAAGTCTAATCGACAATCGGTACAGAGATCTTTCTAAGGATGCAGTGTCTTTGAAGCTTTGGCACATTAACGGAGCCGAGAAGCGTCTCACGAAAAAGCAAGTACTGTTTTCGTTTTATGAACTCGATCAGCCAACTGTTGTAGAAAATGCAATAGTTGCGCTTCAAGACGCGACGATCTTCTCTAGCTCGTATGCTAGAGACTCGTTCGTAAGCAACGGGTGCGCTAACGTGTACTCTGCTCCGCTTGGTTTCGATCCGAGTTTCTTTAAAACGAATAAAAAGTATCTTGAGGGAAAGACTCACTTCTTGCTGATGGGCAAGTTCGAAAAGCGCAAGCATACGGACAAGATCATTAAGCTCTGGGCAAAGAAGTACGGCAACAATCCAAAGTTCCAACTTAGTTGCTCGGTTATGAATCCGTTTCTCGACAAGGAACTGATGAAGAAGATGGTAATGGGCTACAAGAGCCTCGCTTCAAATATCAACTTCCTGCCTTTCGTCGCGACGAACGCCGAAGTCAACGACATCATTAACTCTGCCGATATTGACCTCTCTGGTCTTAGCGGCGCAGAAGGTTGGGGTCTTCCTGCGTTCAACGCAACTTGCCTTGGCAAGTGGAGCATCGTACTGAACGCTACGAGCCACAAAGACTGGGCGACCAAGGATAACTCTATCCTCGTTGAGTCAACGGGCAAAATCGAGGCTTATGACGGGACTTTCTTCAAGAAAGGTTCCGACTTTAACCAAGGCAACATTTACGATTTCTCGGACGATGCTGCCGTAGCTGCTATCGAAAAGGCTGTTGAGCTTACCTTATCTGGTAAGAAGAACGACGCTGGCGTTGCGTTGGGTCAAAAACTCACTTACGCGAACACTTTGACTCATATAAGAGACGTTCTGGCAAAGGTTTAGACGTTTTCCCTAGGGAAAATTTGGCACGCAGCGTGCAATAGAATAAAAGCCAACTATGGCGCAATATGCAACTATTCACAATATCAAATCCAAAAGTTACATTTAATCCTAACGTCTATTCGTATTCGACTTATAGCTCTTATGGCGGTAGATTCGCTGATTTGCTTGAATTGGCGGCAGGCACGCTAACGAGCGAGTCTCAGTTCAGTAAGATCGACATTGACCCACAACCAACGATTCTTCAGCAAACTGCTGACGACAAAGAATTCGTTCTGAAGCTTTTTGCTCCCGACTTTAAAGCTTCTCAGATCGACGTTTCTGTTGAGCCTAACGGTGGAGACGTTGTTGTAGATATGGACAACCAGAAGACGAAGCCGATTCACTTCAGGCTCACTCTTCTTCAAGACTACGATCTTGATCAGATCAATTCTACGCTTCGCGAAGAGGTCCTAACTATTAGGATTCCATTCAAGGAAGCGGCCAAACCCCGCAAAGTTCGAATCGACTAAAAACAAAGGCGCTTGAAAAAGCGCCTTTTTTATTATCATTTTATATGCCTATTTACACTTACGAGCATCCCGAGACTGGCGAGCGAGTCGATATCGTTCAAACAATGAACGAGGACCACTCATATACCGACGAAAACGGGCTAAAGTGGAACAGAGTGTTCTCTATCCCCAATGCGTCAACAGACTCGCAAATAGACCCGAATAACCCACAAGCATTCTTAGACGCAACGCGCAACAAGAAGGGATCGATGGGCGATTTGCTAGACAAGAGCAAAGAACTGAGTGAAAAACGCGCAGACAAAAACGGCGGCAGCGATCCCGTCAAAGACAAGTTCTTCAAAGAATACTCGGATAGCAGAAAAGGCGCGAAGCATCCCGAACAAAAGAAGAAGTTCGAGTCGAAGCATATCAAAGTAGACTATTAAGCTCCGACTAATCCGTGGGCGATTAGATCGTCTAGTAGAGCTTTGACGCGCTCTGCCAGCTGCGCTGTAGTTACAGTTGATGTGTCGAAAGACGTTCTTGTTGCGGTCCCAGTCGCGGCGGTCCAGCCCGTTCTTCTTGCGCTAATAATCTTATTGCCAAGAATATAGTAGTCTCCATTAGTGTAGTCAATTCTACACGATTGAGTCGATCCGCTATAAATACGCAGATTAACATCTTTGATATTTACGGACAAAGGATTAATTCTTAGTCTTTCATCGACTCCGCTGCCAATAGCAACAGACTTATCTGTGTCTCTTCCAGCAACTCCTATTGCCGAATTAAACTCTATAAATCCATATAAGCTTTGATAAACATGATGCTGGAATCTGATGCCAACGCCATCCCAAGTACTACCGAACGTATGACGATTAAAATATTGTCGCAAATAAATTTCATTGTTTGCGGTAGTTGGGTTCCCGCGCATTCTGTAAGTTTCTAGCCCTTGGTTAAGAAGACCAGTATTGTCTGGGATAGTCGAGACGACTTCAACTATAGCATCTTTTACATTTATGGCAAATCCACTAGTTGTGATATCTTGAATGCTAGAATATGTACTCGATCCGACGACAATCTTTTTACCAGTACCTACCCCTAAAAATAATCCATCTCGTCTAAGCTCTACTGGCGAGGTAGTATTAATTGTTACTTTTCTAGTTCCTACTCCATCGTCATCCAAAAACAAACCAGAAGTTTGATTTAAGATAGATCTAGCTGTTCCAGATCCAAGCGTTAAAACGCTATTTGCTACGCCAGCGGTAAGAACCGCTGGATATGTTCCGCTGATAGTAATGCTTCCCTGATTAGAAGAATTGTCTAGCGTCATAGTACTCAGCGGATTTGATATTGCGATTTTAGCATCAGAGGTTAGCGTAGTAGTTCTTCCGCTTGCTGCGTTATAATTTGATATCGTTCCCGAAGTAATTTCCCAGCCACTAGTCGTCCCTCCGATATAACCAGATATCGCTCTAATTTCTCCAGTAATAGATAAGGAAGTTCCGTTCCAATATAGGTATTGACCAGGCGACGCGCCACCATGTCCAATAAAAAATTGATAAGCGCCACCAGCATAACCTAAGAAAAAGCCCTTGCTGTCGCCACCTCCAAATGGAGGAGAAAAGGAAACGTTATAGTTAACGTTTCCATTGATTCTTCCAGACGTTGAAACTGTCAAACCAGAAGCGTTGATTGTGACGCCATCGGCGCCGCCGAAGTGACCAGCGGTCGCTTGAAGCGTTCCCTGAACAGTTAAGTCGGTTCCGTTCCAACGTATGAACTTTCCGCTTGCGACACTTCCAGTAAAAAACTGATAAGCGGCACCAGCATAACCTAAGAAAAATCCATTACCATCAAAAGCAGTAGTTCCAGAATTGTAAGTTACGCCGGAAGCGTTGATTCTTCCAGACGTTGAAACTGTCAAACCAGAAGAGTCTACCGCAACAACGCTAGCCGAAGACCCAAAGTAGCCAGCGGTGGCATTGATCGTTCCGCGAACGGTCAGGTCGGTTCCGTTCCATCGAATGAATTTATCTGCTGCTGTGTACCCAACAAAAAATTGATACGCGCCTCCAACTCTTCCCAAGAAGAAACCGCCCGTTCCATCGAATTGAGTTGTTCCAGAATTATAGTTGGTGCCAGTAGAATTGATTATACCAGTAGTCGATACTGTTAAACCAGAAGCGTTGATTGTGACGCCAGTTGCGCCGCCGAAGTGACCAGCGGTCGCTTGAAGCGTTCCCTGAACAGTTAGCGTGTTAACGTCAAACTTTACGAAAGAACCGGAGCCACTTAAGTCGCCAACGCCAAACCTAGAAGTTGTTCCCGAAGATGTACCTTCGAGATAAAAGCCTTGACCTGAACTGAAGTTAGTTACGCCCGCGCTCTTGATAACGCCGCCGCCAGTGATCGTTAGTGTTTTAGCATCAATTGTTCCAGTTGAAATTCTGTCAGCAATAACTTCTCTGATCTTCGCGCTATCGATCGCCGCGTTTTTGATATACGCCGAACCAATTACCGCATTTGCAATAGCGTTCCAAGCTAAGTCATAAGCGCCATTAACATTTGTAGCGATCATGAACATCGAGTCGGTTAAGACTGGATAATCATTTGGATAAGTGGTGCCAGTAACTACAAATGTGCTATAAGTGATTGTTGATCCAGAAACTGGAATCGTAGCGTAAACATACGCAGTTCTAGCCCCAGCAACTTCAGAAGACGCAGTTAAGCTTCCAGATGCGACAGTATACTTTACTCCGTGATAATACAGAAAATGGCTGTTCCAAGAAATAGTATATGTACCAGTATTGCTCGTCCAAGAATCACCTTCGAGTACAATCGTATTGTTGTACATCTTGGTTGCATTGATGGCAAAATCTTTTACGTCGGTCGTTTCTACAGTACCGGGTGTTGTTCTACCAACATTCGAAGGATAAGTGCTTTCATTTCCAGAATAGTCTACGGCAGTTAACCAGTAGCTATAAGTCTTTCCCTGTTCTGTGCTAGTGTCGGTAAAAGCATCTGCGTAGCCATCAAAGACAGAAAAAACATTAGACGTTAATGTCGTTGTTCCATTAGTTATGGCATACGTTTCAGATCCGATAGCAGAAGCTATCGTGTATGTAAACTGCGTCGAGTTTACGACCGTAACCGTCTTTGAACCGTTTGGATTTACGGTCCCAGATAATCCCACAACCGTTGCGGAATTTCCATTGGCGTATCCATGCGCAGTTGCTGTTGTAATCGTTACTGTTGTAGCGCTTCTTGTTGCCGAAACAATGTTATAGGCATTGGTTACATTTGTTGGTCTAAAAACTCTAACATAAGCCAAATCTTTATCGGCTGGATTAACCCAAGTCAAAAATACAGATCTAATTGCAGATGTCGCAGCGACGCTTGTTGGCGCATTTGGCGCAACCGAGTCTTTTGATGACAAGATTACATTCGTGTTATTGAGTTGCGTGTAATCAGAAAAATTTCCATCTGTATCTAAAGCAGCAACTCGAACTTCGTAATAACTATTCGCAACTACCGTCCACTCTTTAGTTACTTTGCCATCTGTGCCAATACTACCTTCTGCTGGCATCGACTCCAGTACTGGAGTAAAAACCTGAGCGACCGAATAGCCAGTCAAAACGCCGCTGCCATCGAACGTTGGAGTCCCGCTTGCACGTCTAAGATACCAACTATACGACTCTAAATCTTCTTCTGTATTTGGCGTGATCTTGGCACGAATAATGACACGCTCGGTGCCATCTGGCATGATTTCAGACGCAGTAGTTACTGCGAGTCCAGTTGGCGTAGCTGGAGCTTCAATGTCTCCAGAAAGTTCAGGAATAGCTCCACCGAAACCGGGGCTCTTGGCAAAGTTATCTCTTGAGATTCTTTTGGTTTTCTTAGAAGAAGCTTGCAAGAACAAGATCTGATCGTTCGAGTCGATCCGCGTTGCCTCTGTAACGTCTGAAATTCTTTTGCTCATTCTATATACTTTACATTAAGGGTTGATTGACTCGTTAATATAAATTGAACTTAAAGTTGGCGTTCCAAACGATCCAGAAACTAGTATTCCAGTCGTTGGAGTGATCTCGAAAGACCAAGAAGTTTGAACCGAAGTTCTATCTCCGATTTGCGCTCCGAGCGAATACGAGTCTAAGCGTGCATTTTGGACTTTAAGTCCAAACTTTTCCACGCCTCTTGAGTTTTTAAACAAGACATCAAAATCGTAGCCGCTGATCGCCACGTCTTCGCTCTTGAATGTATTTGCCAAGTTTTCGGCTTGGAACGAGTCAACTATCGAATCGATAGATAAGGCCGCGACTACTGGAATCTGAATCTTGCGCGTTGTTGGATAGTTACTGCCAAAACCATACAAGGCTTTTCTTTCCAGTGGAATAGACACGCTAACAGACTGAAAGTTATCAAAGTCAAAGCCGAGCCTCATGCCCGATACTAACGTTGGCGTTGCTGAGATCGTGCAACCATTGTAAGAGCACCCGCTATCAAACACGTCTTTGAAACCAGTGATGTAGCGCGAAGAGCGCGAGTTGTCCAAGAAGTCGATTCCGTATCTCACGTCATCCATCTCTGCCGTTTCGCCCGTATTGCCAACATTAACCGCAGGAACGTAACGGTCATTCGAATAGTTCGTAATGCTTGCGTTCGCCCCAACAAACGAACAAGTGGCCGAAGCTAGACCTCCAACAGATAGCGAAATCTCGTAATTTGTAATGAACGCATTACCGATGCCGAGAACATTATAATCTTGCGCCGAAGTGTCGGCGTTCGCATCTTGGTACTGATCTTGCGCAATTAAAACATAAAAATTTCTATCTCCAGTATTTGCAAATACAGAAGTTAATGGATTCGAGTAAGAGCCACTAACAAACTCTAGACCCAAGTGCTTTTCGTTCCACCCGTCATTTAACAGATAAGACACGTTCAAAGAAACGTCGGGAGCAAGTTGCGTTTGACGCGAAGCAAAAGCATTTGACCCAATTTGTTTCAATGCTTGACGATCTACATCGAAAGAAAAGTCATATGACTGGATAAAGTCTAAGCGAGATATCTTTTGTCCAGTATTTTGTGCAGCTACGAAGGCTCCGCTGGAGCCAACGAACATCATCTGCATTTCATATGAAATTGCTTGTCTCATTAGTATGATTTCCTAACGCCTAACGGGTCTTCGCGAATCGTTATCGAAATATCGTTAACGTCCTTGTAAACCATCGTGTGCGACCAAGTTGTCGCGAAGAAGTATTTGTTCTGATTGTAGATCTTTGGGAACTTGTATTGAAAGCGGCGAAAACCCTGTTTCGAGATCAAGAAGTGCAAGATGCATCGCGCTTCCTTATCCGAAACTCCCTTGAACTCTAGATTGAAAGACTTTATCGTGTTCGAGTGCAGGCCAAAGTCTGTGCGCTTCGTGTACGAGTAAGGTAGCTGCGTTTTTACAACTGCGGTCTCTTTTTGGATTTGCGACGAGTAAGTTGGCTGGAAGAAGAAGTCGCGAGTCCACTTATCGTTGTTCATATTTGACGCGCTGAAGCTCGCGTCTGAAGTGTGGTCTCCAGTGCAGTAGTAAAATGAGTCGTATAGGTTGCCCGTGTTACTTGGATATGTTGCGTTTCCCGTGTATCTCACTACGTCGTATTCGAGATAAGAGGTGCTAGTAGCCCAGTCCCCTTTAACATTGGCGGTTTGAGCTAAAAAAGGATTGTTCCAGTTGAGCAGACTTGAAAACTGGTCCGAATTCAGATTTGCGGTGATCGAGTGCAAATCATTTTTGTCGAACGAATTTGTAAAGTCGTTCGTGAACAAATTGATCGGTTTGTAGATGCCCGCTGGGTCCGTATACTGAAAGTAGCCAGTGCCGTTCAAGCTTTCGAAGAAACCTAAGATCTGACGCGCCTCTTCTTCTTTTCTGTTGTCGAAATTCATCGCAAACTCTAGTTGCAAATGATTCGCGCCCTTTGGCATCGTATAGATATAATTGTCGGTCGTCTCGTACTGCGAAAGGTCAGCGTTGAACGAAACGGTCGTTCCGTAAGACGGTTTGAAAGTGAACGACGGCGGAATCGTTCCAGTTACGTTTTGGTCTCTATCGTAAAGGAATGACATTAGATGAATCCTTGATAGTTAAGCGTCAGCACAAGGTCGTCCGTTGCTGTGCTGTTGACCGTTTCGCTGAGAAGCTCCATATTTGCCATTGTAAACGTAGCTAACGAACCTACTGTTATACTAACGTTTCTTTTATTCGAATCTACAACATAATCGAAAAGTCTTTTCGATTCGTAGTCATCTATCGCAATCGTGAACTGCGCCGTTACTCGGAATGGCTTTTGAGTCACCACGTCCATCGGAGCCGAACCCGTTGGATGATAGAAAGCTTGTCTGGCGCACTCAAGAGAGTAGGTAAACGCCTCGATTCGGTTCGACCCGCTACCATCGCATTCGATGAGGATATCGGCGGGTCTAATGACGCTTAGTTTGCCCGTTTCACCCGACGTTGACTGGGCCAATCCTGTACCAATGTCGCCAAATACGGAAAAGTCTGCGCTAAGATTCGGGAAGTTGCCAACTGCGCACGATACCGAATAAGAATTCAAATAAGCTGAACGAAAGGAAAAATTCTTATTATTGTAGAATAAGCCGCCGCTAATCGGACCTTCGCCAGTCATTCTCAGCAAAAAGTCGTCTTTCGAAAGGTATTTTTGAACGCTGAGTGACGACTGTGGTGCGCCGTTCGTGAACGTCGCGAACTTTGAATTGCCGATTACGTTGATGTGCTCAACGGGAAGCGAGTAGCCAAAGTTTGTATCTGTGACCCCAAAGATCTTGAGGCCACTGAGATATAGACTGTTTTCATAATTTGAGATCGATGATTTCATTATCTACTTCTCAGTGAACCACCGAGGCGTTTTTCTTCGTTGATCGTTTGGATAACAACTTGGCGAATCTGATCGCCCATCTTCTTGTAATCGATGCCGCCGCGATTCGTGTCGCCTTGAGTTTGAGTTTCTGACGATCCGCCGTTCGTGACATTAATGTTGATGCTAATGTTCGAAGCTGCGGTCGTTTCGAGTTTGGTAGAGAGCTTGTCAAACTTATCCCCAAGTTCAGTTCCGTTAGCTCCACCGACCACCCCGCCTTCTGCGAATCTTGGCGCTCTACCTTGGTTCATCGCATCGAAGAACTGCTTGCCGTATTTGCGCGTCGATTGACGGCTCATGACATATTCGCCGCCCATCAATAGAGCAGGAATGTCGTCAGTTGGACCTCCAGCAGCGTAGCGGCGCATCAATCCACCATAAGCACGAAATGGAATTGGCTTTGCGCCAACTGGATTCATAAATGAACCAATTCCGCCACTAAATTTAATTGGAGCGCCCTTTAATAAAGCGACATTGCCAAATGATGCTGGGCCAGCGTTTGCAGCAAATGGAGTTCCTGTTTTTGATAAAGATGCGGGAAGGCCCGTTACCTTTGGAGCGGTCAATTTTCCAACTCCGAAGCTTATTGCGGCAGAAGCTAAAGTGCTAACCAGCTGTTGCTGGAACGCTTTTCTCTGTGCCGTTCTATAAGCTTCTCTTTCTCTAATAAGATTTAAGCCCTGTTCTTGTGCCGCTCTAATTTCTTGATTAATCGTATCTTCGTTTAGAAGTCCAAAACGAGAAAGCCTTGCGCTTTGATCTTCAAGGTTAATGAATGCCGAAGACGCGCCGCCCATCATAACGTCTGTTGCGCCGCTAGTAGTTGTCTGCTTTGCGAACTTTGTGATGTCGCCGTAGCCAGAGATTGCACCAGCGCCACGAACACCGGGCAGGAAGATCCCGCCGTTGTTCATTCTTTCAAGATTTTCCATGCCATACTTCTGCACGGCAGACTTTCTCATCACAAACTCTCCGCTTGTGAGCATCGCTGGAACGTCATCTTTATAGCCGCTTCCTCCAACTACCTTTCCGCCTCCAGCGTATTTTTTTACGATTCCACCATTGGCAAAATTGAAGCTCTTTCCGATTAACTGCACAATTTGCCCCGAAGCTTGTTGCAAAAATGCCTGCTGAATCGTCTGCAAGAAATTACGCGCAACATTTTGCAGCGCATCACCAAGATCGTCAGTTTGAGAAATAGCCGCACTCAATGCGTCTGTTAAGCCATCCCTAAAAGCTATTGTAGTTCTGTTGCCGAGTGTTTCATAAAAGTTTTCTGATTCAGCCTCTAAGTCGTCAAGCGCGGTAGCAACCCCAGCTTTTAGCCTAGAGCTTTCTCTGATTTTCGCAATTTCTAATACGCGATCTCTGCGCTTAATTTCAATATTTAGCTTTTGAATTTCGAGGTCTCTTTCCTCTTTCGATAAACTTATATTAGCGTCTATTATTTTTTTTCTTTCTTCTAATATAGCTTTTGACTGTTCAAATAAAGACAATTGATATTCTAATGCTCGATTTTCGTTTGTCCCAATTCCAGAAAAACTAGGGTCAAATGCAGCATAAATCTTTTGTAAATCTTCTGCTGTTTTAGCTGATTGCAATAAACTTTCCGCCCGTTTTTGCTCTGCGTCAGATATGAATTCAGAACCATTTACTTGTTCAATATATGCATTTCTTAAAGCGTTAAAGCCTTCTTCTTGAGAGCGCCTATAAGTTTCTTCTACATTATTTCTTTTAGTTACAAAATTAAGATTTTTTTCAGCTTCTAGAAGCTGTCTAGTTTGCGTCGGAGAAGCTATGCCTCTTGTCGCTATACCTGATCTTATATTTTCAATATTTAATTCTTGAGCCTTTCCCGATCTTAAGCGACTTCTTTTAGCTTCTATTATTTCAATTTCCCTTGCAGTTTCAGCTTGAGCATTTAAAGCTCTTGTTTGAGCTTCAATAAAACCTAACTGTTTAGACGCCTCAATTGAGGCTCTTTGAGTAATTGAAAAACGCTCTATTAGCCCACGAGTCTCTTCCTTTTGCAAAGCTATTTTGTTCGATACTTTTTCAATTTCTTCATTAACTACAGTTGCATTTTTAATTCCAAGATCTGCAATTAATTGCGAGTTATCGGCAATTTCTGTTCCACTTTCAAGTATCTGCTTGAGCCTATTCGCTTGTTCTTCAGTTACGCTCGCTAAACTTCCGCCCTTAATTAACTGCTGAACAGTTAAATTTAAAAGGTCTCTTTGCTTCTGCGTTGACTCTTCTTCAAAGTCTTGAATTTTTCTATTAAACTCTAATTCTTGTTTTTGAAAACTATTAAGATTGGCTGCATTTTTAATATCTTGCGCGGCAATTTGCGCACGCGCTTTCAAACGTTCATTATCGCCCTTTAAAATAGATAAAGCAATTTTTTCAAAAGCCTGCTCTAGATTTATGCGTCTTTCAGCTTCGGTATTCGCTTCTTTTTCTAATTTTTCTTTTCTCTTGGCAGCATTTTCTATATCATTTGTCGTTGCTCCAATTTGTTGCAAAAATTTTTGCTGACCTCCCAGTAAAGTATTAAGCTCTTCTTCCAGTTTTTTTCTTTCTTCTAAAAATTTTACATTTTCTTGAAGCTGTGGGTCGAATTCTCCACCAGTTCCAAAAGCGGCGACATTAAGCCGAGCCGCCGCAGCTCTTTCGCTTCCTTGTTGTAATTGAGCTTGAATTCTTTCAAATTCTGCTTGTCCAGCTTGGAAATCTTTAAGTAGCTGTTCTCTGATTGACTCAGGATTGGTTTCTTGAGCGGCGATATCTGCGATTCTACGACCAGCTCCTTCTTCTCCAGCTAAAATTGGTCGTTGACGTTCCGCTTCTCTTGCTGCCTGAATTTCTTGATAAATACCTATACCAGCGCCACCGATTGCGCCAATTATTCCAGCATTTCCAGCTATACGTCCAACACTTCCAAGAACACCTCCTCTTTTAGCCAAACCAGACAATCCAGTTTGCTGCACTAAATTACCAAGCAGCGCACCACTTGAAAGCGTTTGAACAACATTAGATGTTGCAGTGGCGAATTTAGCTATACTAGATTCAGTATCTTTGAATGTTGATTGTAGAGTCGAAGAAACAAGAGTTAGTCCAGAAAATGCCAAAAACAATTTTGCAGTTTGATCTGTTAGTGGCGTAGTTGCACTCGCGGTCCGACCAGAAGCTGCCGATGCTGGTTTAAACTGTCCACCAACCTTTTTCCCATTTACAATTTCTCCAGCGGCATATCTTTCTCTGGCAAAGTTTGGAACTTTTCCGTTTGGCTCGTCTCTTGTGTTGATTACTGCAAGGCCATTTGGATTTTGCGAGTTTCTGAGTCTTCCGTCTTGCGTGACTCGGATTTGGCTTGGATTAACTCCAGCGCCAATTTCACGTCCGATAGCATCAGAAAGCGCCGATTGTTTCGCAAAATTTGGAACGTAACCAGTAGACGCAGCAGCTTTTGGAGCTGGCGGCTGATACACTTTATTTCTAATAATTTGGTCTGCAAACGCTTGTGCTCTCTCGGCACTAATTTTATAATCGCCTCCAGACGATGTTCCATAAGGAGTGGTAATTCCAAAGGCTTTAATTAATTCTGGTGATAACCTAGGAACATCGAGCGTACTTTGTACATTCGTTGCTTTTTGTGGATTTAATGCATAGTCAACGGCAGCTTCAAAAATCGATCCAGCAACTGCGGATGCGGCACCAGCGGCACCACCTTTTTTATCATATACTCTTGCAAACTCATCTGCTCCTACTTGCGGTCTTTGTAGTGGATCAAAATCTGCTATTATTTCAGATCCAGTTTGATAAACAACCTTTTTAACTCGTTCTTCAATATTTGCAATTTCTTGTCCACTTCTACTTTTTAATTCACTTGGTATTACAGCGAAAGCATCAAAAAGAACACCCGAAATTCTTCTCCCATCAGGTAGAACTTCCTTTTTGCTTACGTTTGCACTTGGCGCTGTACTGTATCCTTGCTTTAAAAATTTCTGTCTTTGCTTGCTGGACGGCAAAAGCATAACTGCTCCTCCCGACCATCTTGCGTCTACTGTAACTGAATCTAAATTAGAACCTTTTGGTTTAGTTTTTGGCTGACTATATGCAGGCGTTTTACCGGGTAGCTCATTTACAAAATTTGGAATAAAGCCGCCAGATCCGCGAGTCATCTGGAAGTTTTTAGAACTTCCTTTCATCTTTGAAATAAAGTCAAATTGATTTAATGGCGCATAAATTGTGCCTACAATTTGCTTTTTACTTCTCAAATCTCCTTCTTGAATAGCATTTTCTGTTCTTCCATAGCGGCGAGAAAGGATATCCATATTACTAGCATATAGATAAGAAACTTTGCCTCCAGAAACGTTTACGGCGTTTACAAGTTCTTGGAAATTTTTCGAAAATCCCCCCTCCTTTGTTCTGCCCGCGCTAGATAAAATATCAATTTCAGTAGCATCGCCTAGTTGAGCAACGTTCGTTATGAACGATCCAAGCCCTCCGCCATAAGTACTTTTACCGGCTCCGGCTGGTCCGACAATCAAATTCTTTTTCGCTCTAGAAGCTAAAATTGCCTTTAATAAGGCATTTTTATCTGCTACGATACGGTCAGCATCATAAACATATCTAGCAAAATTCGGGACATAGCCGCCAGACGCATTGATCTTCTTGGCTCCCGCTGGCAATCCATAAGCCTTAACCATATCAGGATTAAAGATTGCCGACCCACCGTTCGCAAAATTAGGAACAATATACTCGCTCGTATTGGCGATCATTGTCCCGTGCTTACCGCCGCCAAATGCGAAATTTGGAATCGAAACTACTTTTGAGGATGGACTTGCGCCGCCAACACCGCGACGAACATCGGAGGCTTCTTGACTTGGCAGATAACCACCAGCTGCGCGTCTGCGAACTTGACCAGATGTCGCGCTAAGTCCAGCGCCTTGAAGAGCAGGAGCAACAGATTGTGCGATGCTCTGAACCTTTTGTAGTGCGGCAATCTGCTGATTGTAAACATTAAGTAAATACTGCTCTTGCTTTGCCCTGTCTCCACTCAGAGCAAGAATCGTAGCCATTACTTGCTGATCTTTAATTAGCGTATTTACTACGGCTTGTTCAAGAGCCTGACGCTCGCGCACCTGTTGATTGATTCCGAGAATAGTTTTTAAAGACTCGATACCGAACTGAGCAATATCGCGAGTCAGTTTTACGAAGATGGCCGCAATGATTGGAAGACCAACGGTGAAAAATACATCGCTGATGCCCTTGATCAAACCCTTCGCAATGTTTCCGCCGACGCTTTCAGAGTCGAGCAGCTTATTGAAACCAGATAGTAAATCGTTTACAAACTTCAGCAGCGCAGTTAGATTTTCGTTTACTCCAATTTCTGAGAGCTTGTTGAAAAGTTGCGTTACGGAAACGGTCGTATTGTTAATCGCCGCCGCCAAAGTTTCGTTTAACTGCTTTTGTCTATCGTAAGCTTCTGACGCTGCATTGGCGCTCTTTTCCAGCGCTCCAGTAAATGCACTCTGCTTATCCGTCAAATCGCCAATAAGTGCAGACAAAATGTTAATGTTGTACTTACTAGCGATCGTTTCTAAAATCTGAACACGTTCACCCTCTCCTAAACCTTGCACGGCGACCGCAAGTTCTTTAATAACTTGTAGCGAAGGCTTTAAATTTCCCTGAAGGTCAAGAGACTCTACTCCAATATCGCGCAAAGCCTTGATCGCATTCTCGGATCTAAGGTTTGTAAAAATCGTCTTGAATGCGTTACCAATAACTGCACCACCACGCGCAGTTCTCTGCTGAACTGCCGTTACCGCAGCATTAAGTTCATCTAGCGAAACGCCAGCCTCGATACCTACTGAACCTACGCGAGAAATAGCTTTTGCAAGGTCAGCAGCAGAAACTGCATAAGCCGAGTCAACTGCGACTAACTTATTCAGAATTTCTGCCGTAGTGACTCCAGACTCTTGGAACGAGTTAAATGCGGCAGTTAGAGTATCTACCGAATCGGCTGCGCTTAAACCAGTAAAGCGGCTCAGTGTTAACGCATCGTTTGTTCTCTTGATCGTTTCTTCTAACGCCAAACCTTGGCGAGAAAACTCTAGTGCAGCTTCAGATGCCGTTTTGAATGACTGACCCGTATTTTTGGCAACATCGAAAATACCATCTGCGAGCTTAGAAAGCTCAACGCCAGTTGCCCCACTGATAGCAGAAATATCGGCAAGAGTTTTTTGAACTTCAATGCCCGTTTTTACAAGTTGAGAAAGGGCGTTCTGAAAGCCATTGATGATACCTACTGACGCGCCGAATGCGATAACACGCGCATTAGACGCCGCAATTGACTTTTCAAACTCGCTGGCAAGACCCGTGATTCTACCAAGTGGCTGTGAAAGGTTCTTGAACGCATTGGGATTGACGTTAATCGGTACATTAATCGGCCCTACTTTCTTAACGGCTTGATTAATAGACTGACTTAGCCCAGTCTGCGTTACGGGTACTTGGATTCCTTTTGCCATTCTTTAACCTTTTGAGTTATTTACACCCAAAAGTTACTCCTCACCATGTAATTTCATTAGCTCCTCCATATTCATAACCTTCTTCTCGCGCATGATTTTATTGAGCGATTTGCCTTTTTCGGCTCCTTGTGGCAATTCTTCCTTTGTTGCGCCGAATACCATCTCGGCGCTAGCATTTTCATTAGTCTTTTTCTTCGAGTCGAAACGCTCTTTGGCCTTTGTCTTATCGACGTATTGCAACAACGCCTCTGGATCTTGACGAATGTTGTCTGGAATGTTCTGTGTTGTCTCGAATATGTTCTTAAAGATCTTGCCGTAAACGATTAATCGAACTTGTAAGTCGCTCAGTTCGATCATCGGCTTACCGAAGAATTGAATCGGTTGCTCCAAAACTAAGAAGTAGACCTGAAAGAAGTCGGCCAAAACGATCTTCTGTAAATTCAGGTCTTCGATCTCGGTCATATACTCGTTATAAAACAAAATATAACGAATAAGGTCTTCGTAAGTGATTTCCTCGAAATCTTCTTTCGAAAATAGACGCTCTTTTAAACTCTCGTCTTTGTACAAGCTTTGGTAAATGATATAGTCATTTGACCTGTTGCTCGCATATTCTTCAGCGGTCTTACCGAGGACTTCGCGCCGCTGTTGAATTTTTTTGTGTAACTTCTCTCTTTCGGCAGTTATTTGCTCGTTGATCTCTTTAATCTCAAGTTGCCGAAAAAGACTTTTTCTCGTACCTATGAGGCGATCAATATAGCTTTTTGTCGTCTCGATTTCCTTCTCGTCAGAGTCTGTCCAAAAACCTTCTTCACTGGCTTTTTTCAGAGCCTCTTCTTCAGTCGGAATTCCAGCATCTTTAGCGTGCTTTAAAAACTCTTGATAACGATAGTCGAAAAACGATTTTTCGTTAACTCCTAGATGTTTGATGTAAATATCTTTTCCGCAAAAATCTCTTTTTGCGAAACCTTTCGATATTTCATAAAACAGTAGGAAAAGCTTACTCGCTAGTGAATTGTCCTTCTTCAATGTCTTTGTTTAAAGCGTCAAAGTCTTCGCGAGTCGCATTCTTGCTATAATACCAGAAAGCTACAAAGCTAGCCAATTTCTTGTAAGTTTTTTTATACAGCGGATCTTCTTCTTCATCGAGCTTGTGTAGCGTCTCGATCTTATCTTCGAGAGTATAACCGGGGAACATTGGCTCGATCTGACCGTCTGGCAGAGTTTGCTTGTGAATAAGAGTCAAACAATACCAGCGAATAACATTATTGACCGCAATCATATCGGCAGTGTTTGAAATCAAATTCGAATACGACGACTCTAGTTGCATTAGCCGCTGCTTCCCTGCCATAATCTTCTCAAGAATGCGCGTTTCATTTTCTTTGTCGCGATTTTCAGTGCGCGCTACCATACTCACATACTCCTGTTCTAAACCCGCAATAGTTCCGTAGATCTTGAGCATCTCTTGAGCGTCACTCTCGGTAAGAACGCCGCCCGTATCGGCGTATTTCTTCATTAACATCCCTCGCGTCAAAATACCCTTCTTAATGCACGAGGACATCTCGATGCTATACTGAAGATCGGCGTCTTCGATATTCTTTCGCGAAGGCTGCTTGATGATTAGCTTCACGGGAACCTCTTCCTTTACCTTTTGGGTAACGGTGATCGTCTTGCCGTCCTCTTCTTTAGTCTCGGTCTTTTCGACTTCTTTTTCGAGATTTACGGTGAAACTATAGAGTTCTTTCATGTTATTGTTTAAATGTATGGTGAAATTCGACGCGAACTTGCTCTAGCTCAGAAGCTAGTTTTCTAAGCAGTTCGTTGCCAACATCTAAGATACGTTTCCGCAAATATGCGGCTTTTTCGTCATCTAGATAGTTAGCTTGGGAGACAACTGGTTTGAAGCTTTCGGGCGCAGCTTCTAGCAATTTTGCAAATTGCCTATCATGTTCATGCTTAATGTCTTCCAAAATCATTAACATCCTCTTGAATAAATCAGAGGTGTTGACCTTAACCCTGTCGTTCAGGTATTCTTTGCCCGTCATAACCTTTTGCCTTACTATATAATAAATTAGAGATAAAAAGTGTAAAGAAAAATATGCCAACCTCATACATTTCTGATTCTCAAAAATCCTACATTAACAGTATTTTTGATGACGTTTTCGAGACGTTTCAACGAACCATTACTGTTATCATGAATCCAGAAATGACGATTCTAACAACTTCTAGTAGCTACAATGCATTCTATGGAGCAGACGATTCCCGTGCCGTTAACGAACCAACGTACACTACAAAGTCCTACACGTTTAAGGCAAAGATTAGATACTTGTCTAACGACAAGCCCATGTACCCCGGATCAACTAATCAGACACGAATGTTGTATCCCGCAGGAACAGTTAAGGTTAAAGTTGACGCAGCTGCATGGCCTTACCTGAAAGAAGCTCGCAAAGTCGAGTTTGATGGTCGCCGCTACCAGTTCGTCTCAGATTACAAACCAAACGGAATGTTTGGCCCAAGATACTACTCGTTTCTCTTGACTCCGATTAACGAATAAAATGGCAAGACTTCCCCGTGGTGTTGAAGCATTGATCGCTCGCGAATCTGGCGAAATCATTCGCAGATCTTTCGAGAAGCAAGTTACTGCACGCTTCAATGCAATCAAGCGGAGAATGATCCGAGAGTTCCTTGATCATCCAATCACAAAAGAAATTTTAGCTGGCCCATCTTCTCCGAACACTAGCGGCACTCTTGGCGGATACGGCAATTTATTTTCTTACATCGGCTTTTACGATGGTGACGAGCCGATTCAGCCAATTTTAGATTTGTTCGAAAAGACAGCGCTTCAGTTTGTTGGGACCGTTCCAGATGGCGCGAACTGGACGATCTTCATGCCAGCACGCGAGGACGTTTGGGAAGTTTCACCGATGCCGTGGGCTTCGGGCAGAAGCTGGGCGCGAGGTATCGAAACGGGCATTTCTGGTATCGGTCAGTACCTCTACGATCAAAGAACATCGTTGAAAAACTCTCGCTCGGGAACCGCAATTCAAACGCAACAAGGTAAAATTCGCGGAAAAACCCGATTTAAAAATGTAAAATACATTAGCGCGATCTTAGCCAAGTACCAAAAGGAATTCTCAAATTTAGATGAAACCGCAATATCAGCATAACGTAACAACGTCCTTCGCACTGTGGCTCGACCACTACCTTTTGCAAAAAGGCGAAGCATACACGAATCAAACTGGGCGGTTTTACTATAACCAAGACGCTCGTTTGCCTTCAACCTATAAAGCTTTCGGCACGCAATATCGCCAGTGGGTTTACGACTCGACTATCACGGGCGCAACGATTCCTAGTGGCGTCTTTATCAATTCGACTTTTACGCCAAGGTCGAGCGCACTGAAGATCGACTTTTTGAACGGTCGCGTGCTCGCTACGGGCGCAGGCGTAGCTACGGGCGCAGCAGTAACGGGCAGCTTCTCGGTCAAGGACTTCAACGTTTATCTCTCGAACGAAAACGAGGAAGATCTGGTCATCGAGAAGAACTTGTCCTCGCAAAAGAAGTTTCCTTGGAGCGGTGCAACTTATTTGCCGCCTTACGATCAGACTTTGCCCGCGATTTATATCATGTCCGATTCGTTCGAAAACACGCCGTTTTCTTTCGGCGGCGAAGACGAGACGCGCTCAATGATGCGGTCTATCGTGTTTGCGGACGACCCCTACTCGTTAGACGGGGTATTGTCGATCTTTGCCGACTCTAAGAACCGCGTTTTCAAGCAAAAGGACTTTGGCAGCTACCCGATCAACGAGTTCGGCGACATCAAGACCCCGCCGTTCTCGTTCGATGACTACTACACGAACCCAGACCCTAGCGTTGAGCTATTTATTGATGACGTGACAGTTTCGAAGTTCAAGGACTCTCGCGGGTCGGCCCGTTCGTACATCGGGTTCCTAGATTTTGAGGTTATTAATTATCGATATCCAAGGGCGTAAATATTCCATTCTGCCCCAAATAAATGTAAAGTATTTAAAACCTTCTTCTAACTTATGGCAAGAAATAGAGTAATCTACCAATCCGAAGCTCTTTTTGTGAGCGACGGGACGCTCATTCCAACGGCGACCCACCCAAGCGGCAACATCAAGCAGCTCCACCGCGTACAGTCGGCCAACTACGGCTTCTCTGTCGCTCGTCAGGACGTTAATCAATTCGGCAACCTTGCTCGTATTGACGCTATCATCCTTGAACCACCCACCGTCACGATGGATATGACTTATTACCTGCACACTGGTAATAACGAAACGGCCCTCGGTTTCTCGGTAGGTACTGGTCTCGGAACGACCCGCTCGTTCATTTCGGGCCTTATCGATGCGACCCAAACCTCGGACACTGCGACCCTTTCTGGTCGTAACTTCCACATCTTTACCTCCCCTGAAGGTAACGACGCTAACGGCGTAAGCTCAACCGACGCTTCGTTCACTGGCGCTGCCGCCAGCACGATCACCATCGGTAACGGCTTTATCACGAATTACTCGGTAGAAGCTGCTGTAGGTGGTCTTCCAACGGTTTCGGTTTCGGTAGAAGGTCTGAACATTAACGTTGTTGAAGGTAGCTCTGGCACTCTGCCGTCTCTTACGGTCGAAACCAGCGCAACTGGCGATAACCAGTTCCAGCTTCCTGCGCCAAACAGCGGTGCAATCGGTATCTCCGCTCTGCGCCCAGGCGACATCACGCTCGAACTCGCTGACCCTGTTCTCGCTGACTTCCCAACGGGTGCCGATTCTGGCAACACTGCGGCTCACATTCAGTCGTTCTCGATTGAAATCCCAGTTGGTCGTACAACCCTCCAGCGCCTCGGCTCACGCTTCGGCTTCGCGAAGGTTATCGACTTCCCAATCGAAGTAACGGTGAACGTTTCCGCGATTCTTGCCGACCTTAAGCAGTCGGGTAATCTTGACCTCCTCGTTTCTAACGACGAAACGAAGACCCTCAAGTTCACCTTCAAAGACCCCGCTGGCAACAACAAGATCATTTATCAAGTCAAGGGTGCGAAGCTTGTAAGTGAAAATCACTCAAGCGCCATCGGTGACAACAAGACGGTTGACCTTGTGTACACGACCCAGATCGGTGCGCCACAGGACACGGTTAACGGCGTGTTCGTTGCGACTACGAACTAAGACAGACTGTAGAAACAAAAAAAGACCCCCGAAGAAATTCGGGGGTTTTTTGTTAATAGAGGCTCGCGTTTACCGTATCGCAAATCTCTTCTATCTCTTCGTCGTTGAAGTTCATGATGCCGTCATTTAATCTGTCGGCAAACTCGCAATCTAAACCAGAGAGACGAATCGGACTGTAAGTTGGAACGTGACCCTTTTTGCGATAGATCGTAAAATAGTCTGGGTAAGAAACGTTAGTTTCGTCGGTCGATCCCATTAAGACCATTCCGTTCTTGTTAAGGGCGCGAGCCATGTGTTGCCCAACGCTATCGCAACCCAAAAAGTAATCGCTAACTGCAATCAAAGACAAGTATGCGCGAAGATCGGGACCGTAAGGCTTAAGGTCTACGGACACGTCATCGGCAGGGTGGCGATAGTTTTGGTCGCCAAAGTAAATGATCGAAAGGTCGCGATTCTTCTCGGATAAGCGCTTAACGATTTTTAAATAGGCGTCCACGTCCAAGCTACGATGACTCGAATCAAACGGGCGATTATTCAAAATGCCCATCCCACTACCATACGGCTGAATAACGAGCGTTTTTGCGCGTTCCTTGCTAGTCTCGCGCACGATTCTAAGAGCCGAGTTACGCTCAAGAGTCGAGATATAAAGCTTCGGCGGCGTTAAATCAGAATAGTCAGATGTTTTGTTGATCTCGGCGTCAAAGGCTTGCGCTAAAGAAATCTTCTGATTGTAGTAGTCATGAACGTAGTAAGGCTCAGGACAAACGACACGATTATTTTTGATACTAACTTCGAACGTTCCTTTCTGATGAATCGAGAACGTGCGGCTTTGTAAAACTGGGTGGCTCCAGAACAAACTCTCCCATCCATAAACGAGAACTTTGAAATCGTCATTTGGATTTAGCCGCGCATACTTCTCTAACGCTGGAACTGCTGCAATTACTCGACCCGCGCCGCCACTAATAATGAAAGTTGTGTTCATGAAGCTTTAATCCAATAGGTATGAAGTTTTTTCGCGCATTCGTCAAGTTTTTTGTAAACCTCGTAGCCTACAAATTCTTTGATCTGCATCACTTTGAGATACTGCTTTTTATTAGCGTCAATCTCTACGGAAACCATGATGCCGCACTTGTCTGGGCGCATATCCACGTCGAGAAGATGCTGCGTCCAAGCGCACTGATATTTGCGGCAAACATCGGGTCGGTTCTCGTAAACGGAGCATTTCTTGTTTACTAAAAAAGCACAAGCGCAGCCAGCACCGAACTTGTTGCCGTGAGCATTAGCGAACAAGTGACCATCACAGCAAGCGTAACACTCGCCGCATTCTCTGAACGTGCGTTCTTGCATTAACGCCAAACTTCTAAGCCCGAATACTTGTGAATAAGGTCAGGAGGGAGAATCGTTTCGCGCTGAGTATATTTGATCTTTTTGCGAACATTGTGCAGCTTAATGCCGATCTCTGCGTCGTACTCGTCCCAAGACATTTGAACGTTGTTGAAGTCGTGCTCGAACTGCGGCTCTCCAATGAAGTTATAGATCGCAGTCATCATGCCCTTCGGGTTCTTGCAGAGCTGATCGTACTCAACGAGCATCAAACTCTTCTTCTCGCCGCTAGTGATGCCTTGCTTCAAACCGTTGTAAGCGAAGCCAACGATGCCGTCGTCGCTCATAAACGAATCTGCGCGAGAGTAAACGCTACCGCTCAAACCACCGAACGATACGCTATTCACCGTGTAAGGGTTTCTGCGAAAGGCGAGTTCAAAGCTGTCTAAGATCCACTTGATGTCGCGAACGCAAACGAGCATCTTCGAGTTTGGATAAAGATCTTTAACAATCGACGTGAGATACGTCCAGCCTCGGCTAGTGTTGAAAACAACTTCCTTGTCTACGCACTTGTAGAAGCCATCGAACATTGCCTCAACAAGATCGCGCTTGCGTTGGTCTGGAAACTCGGAACGCATACCGGGCGCTCCTTGGCAAGCTTCCAAAGCCTTTGGAATAGAAGCGGCAAATCCGTCCGTGATCGAAGAGTGAAAGCGTGGGTTCTGCTTTAGAATCGCGGTCAACAAACTAGATCCCGAACGCGGGAGACCAGTGATCATGTGATACGTCTTTTTCATTTTGATTCTTTAAATTGATATTGAATGCTATCGAGATTCTAGGTTCGTCCGACGTGTTTTTCAACACCGAGTGCTCTAACCAGCTAGGAAACAAGATCATTTTGCCGTCTTCTGGGAGATACTGACCGCTCGTTAAGTTAACAATCGACTGTGCCGAATTCGATAAATACTGACCGCGCCACATTGTTTTTTGAACGGCAGGATCGAAGAATCTAAAAGCGCCCGATTTCTCGTTGCCAGTAACGTAGTAAACGCCCGAAATGAAGTTGCCGTAATGGTTGTGCTGATGTTCTGTTTGATTCGGGTAAAAGAAATTGATCCAAGAGTCTACTTTGAGGTTCTTAGTTTCAAGATGTAAACCCATATGCTCAATGAACTTTGCCGTTTGAGCTAAGATCTCGGCGTGTAACTCTGTTAGCTTCAAGTCTCCGAGAGTGTCGTGCCATTTAAAATAACTCGTTGTCAAGTTATCTTCGCGGCAAGCTTCGAGGTACTTTGTGTGCTCGCCGCTTTCGATCCACTTCGAGATCTTTTCTTTAGTTGCATTTCTGCAATTGTCCTCGGCGTGATGAACGGCGAGAACAGTTGGAAACCAGTATTCAAATTTCATCCGATTAGTCCCTTTATAATTTCTTTAGCTTTTTGTAACGGTTCTGCCCAAGAGCGCAGCTTCTCTTGTTTCGCAACATAGAAGTTATCTCCATACCAAGGCGTGCTATTGTTCGTGCGCGTGCTTGTCCAAACATAATACTCGGCAATCGGCGTCATAACGATAGTTGTTTTGCCGATTGCTCCAGCAGCGTGAACGAGGCTCGTACAAGAGCTTAAGATCACGTCCATTTGGTCAATGTAGTCGAGCGTATCGTCCCAAGAGTTCAACTTGTCTTTCATATTGATGCACTTTGAGTGAGCTTGCTCTTTATCAAAGAAGTAGATTTCGATATCCTTGAACTCGGACAAGGCTTCAATGATTTGATCGATTGGAATGCGCCGATAAATGTCCTGAGAAAAGTACGGGTTACCGTTAGCTTTAATACCAATTTTAAACTTCTTGCTTTCGAGGCGATTCTTCGGATCGCGCTTTGGCGTGAGGTATGGACCGTACCAAAGATCTTTTTCTTCGAGGCCAAGATAACCGGGCAGCGGCATCATATTTGTCCACAGTGCAGTCTTGTCGATAGAATACGTTTCCGAGATAACTTCGTGACCGTGACGGCGAAACACGTCAACAATATCTGGGCGATACATTGACCAGCAAGAGTACAAGACTGGATTCATTCCAAGATCTTTGAGATGCTTGAAGAAGCGAATGTTAATAATCTCGTCGCCAACGCCGCCTTCGCCGTTAACGAAGATTGTGCGGCCAGGCTGTGGACCGCCGACCCACTTTTTCATGTTGAAGCTATCCTCAAACAGCTTGCTTCTAGGCTTGAACGTGTCGATAAAGTTGATGATTCCATCGGCAGTTTCGCCAGAACGAAGCATTTTACCCGAAAGAGAGTATCGCAAGTTTTCAGCATCTTCGGCGCTTCTTGCTCTCAAGCCTTCCAAAATCGTTTCCGATTCTTTTCTCTGACCCAATAACGCAAGGTTAAATGCCTTGTTCATCAATCCTTCGAAGTTGTCTGGGTCGCGCTTATAGTGAAGATCGATATAAAACAGAGCCTTCTCTGGATAATTGAGACGATTGTAAGCTTGATAGAGGTTCGTGCGAGCAGCGGCAATTTGCTCGCTTGTACTCGCGCAAGAATACGCCGCTTCTGCGCACTGCAAATATACTTCGTGATACTCGGCCTTTAAAGACAACTCTCCGAGAACATCGAACTCGGCTAAAGTCTTAGCCTTGGCGTAGTAAAAGTCGATGATTTCAAAAACTGTCTTTCGTTTTTCTTTCGCGATCAAATCGAGAACAGTTTGTCTGATGTGCGAGATATCGCTCATGGTTGCTTGATAACAACAAGCTTAATGTTCAACTGTTCGAGTACATTGCTATGCTCAAAGATATAGCGCTCAACTTCTTCGCGAGGCTTTCCTTCGAACACGGATCTATATTGTGGCATCGGATCGTGATGGAACTCTAAGATCTCAAAATCTACGTCAAAGTAGTCTCCGAGTCTAGAAGATGCCGCGCCTTGAGCTTTGCACAGCGCATTGTGCTTCTTGCTGAAAAGGCGCAAGCCGCCAACTGTGATTGGCCTGCGGTGCGTCGGATCATCGAAGAAATAATCGTTGCGATGATGCGGAACCGTAACGTCAATGATCGCGCCGTGCTTACAAACGCGATAAAGCTCTTTTAAGCAGTGAAAATAACCTTCGCCAAGATGCTCGAAGATGTGACTCGCAACAACGAGTTCTACTGAATTGTCAGTAAATGGGAAAGGGTCTTTTTCCAGATTAAATAAATAATCTGGCTTTGCGAGAAGATCGTAATCACAAGTAACGAATCCATCGAGTTTGATGCCGCCAGAACCAATGTTTAGTTTCATGCTTTTGGTGTTTCATCAATTTTATTGGTTTCAGAGGGTCTTTCAACAAGAAAGTGTTGCGCAGTTCCGTTTGAAAAAGTGTGCCAATACCAAGGCTCGTAAAAGAAAAGTGAACCTTGTGGAATCGCGATTCGATTCTCAACGTCCCAATTTTCGGGAACGTTAGAATTTTCTTGAATAAAGGCGGGAACCGATTCTGGTGGGAGGCAATAAACGGTTCTTGCGCCAAGCTTTTTATGCTTGTAGCTCGTAAATACAAGACTGTCTAGCGCGAGAACAGCGGCGAATAAACTTCGTCCAGAGTGAGTCTCGAAATGAATCGTGGAATTCGCTTTGCGGAAGAACCCCCAGTGTTTTGGTAAAGATACTTTTTGGCGCAAAATGCCCGAGAAGATTTCTTCGTAACTCGGGTCAACAAAATTGAAACAGTCGATTTCTTGGCCGAGATCTTTGTCTTTGAACTGAAGATCGCGAATAACTTGCGATAACGTTTCTCCAGAAAAGTTTTCGATGCAGAGGAAGTTCATACCATATTATATGGTACGAAACAGAATTTTAATATTATCTTAAGCCTAGAGAATAAAGTTGACCAGCGCCAACTGCACTCCAAGTCGTACCTCCGCCCGCTGTTGTGCCAGGAGACGATCTATTAGTTGTTGTACCATCTCCTAAGCGACCGTTGCCATTGCAGCCCCAAGTCCATAAAGTTCCATCGGTTTTAACGGCAGCGGTATGCGAGAGACCAGAAGAAGCCGAGCACCAAGTACTTCCGCCTCCAGCCACTGTTCCTGGCGAAGACCGATTCGTGGTTGTTCCCGTTCCCAATGTTCCATATCCATTATGTCCCCAAGTCCAAAGAGTATTATCGCTTTTTAACGCCACAGTGAAATTAGATCCTACAGCTGCATCGCACCAAGTTGTTCCGCCTCCAGAAACAGCGCTTGGTGCGTTTATGTTAGCTGTTGAGCCACCTCCCAATCTTCCATATCCACCCGCCCCCCAAGTGCAAATTGTCCCGTCTGTTTTTAATCCAGCGGTATGACACGACATACTACTAGCAATAGCCTTGCACCATATAGTTCCACCTCCAGAGAGAGTCCCAGGCGATGATCGATTTGTATTTGTCGCGTTCCCGAGTTGACCATATCCATTTGCCCCCCAACTCCAAAATGTACCATCTGTTTTTACAGCTACAGTGTAAGCTCTTGCCGCCGAAACCTGACACCACGTTGATCCACCTCCAGCGACTGTACCAGGAGAGTTACGAGATGTTGTATTTCCAGTTCCTAACTGACCACTGCCATTATATCCCCAAGTCCATAGGGTGCCATCAGTTTTGATGCCTGCCATATGAGCGCTTCCTACTGAAATTCGACACCAGTTAGTTCCGCCTCCAGCAGTTGTTCCTGGAGAATTTGTCGTATACCCCGCTCCATTTCCCAGCATGCCATAATTTCCAACGCCCCAAGTCCATAATGTACCGTCAGTTTTAATTCCAGCGGCTGCATCTTGCCCAGCAGATACAGAACTCCAAGTTACGATATTGCCAACCGTTGTTCCAGGTGAGGATCGACTTGTATTAGCTCCGACTCCAAGCGCATTACCGCACCCCCAAGTATATAATGTTTTTGTTGGGAAGTCATATCTAAACGCTCTCTGGTCGAACCCTATCCACTTTCCACTCGCCGCGATTACAGGAACGCCCACATCCTCCACAAACATCACTTGGCCTTGCGGAATTGTTTGCGTAGGATAAAGGCTCGGCAACGAACCGCTCGTTGGTACAGTAACGCAACGGTCTTGCGTTGCGCTATCAACGGCAGCAGCAAGCACCGCAAAGCATTCCGCCGCATAACCAGTTGTTATTCCGGTCACGTCTGCCTGAATCGTTGAGATTAAACATCCTGTGTTAAGAAGCGCCATTTTAAAGTTTACTCTTCTGTTAATACAATCGCGTCGAGTTGTGCGCCAGTTGTAGCGGCGTTAATCTCGGCACTCTTGTTCTTTTCCCAATCGAATTTGCTTTGAATGTGCGCAACTGCCGCATTCACAATTTGGCCCAATTCGGGCTTTGTGAGCGTGAGCCAGCCCTCTGGAAACTTCCAGTTAACAGTTTCGTTATCGGTCATCAACAAATACTTTTGCGCAAAGATGTCTCGCGCTCCGCGAGTCGTGTCGATGGTAACTTCTTTGTTTTGAATGGTCGTCTTTGTGCCTGCCGTTTCATTCTTGTAACGTTCGGCAGCAACGATTGCCTTCAAGTCGTTCTGAATGAGTTCGAGCGGCGTTTCTTTAACTTCGAACGTGCCAACAGTAACGTCCTTGGAAAAGTCCCAGAATGGCCCGTGAATATATTGGATTTTTTTATTATACTCGGGATAAACGAGCGTGCATTCGCTAATTTTAGCATCTGCGTTGATCGTGAGCGGAAGCTCCGCTGGCGCGACGCTCGGCACTGGCTTTTGAATCCCGACGCTCTCAAGAGCGTAGGTGAACATTCCAGCGTTCCAGTCCCTCGGTCCCGCGATGACTCTGTTTTTATAAGATAAGACGTACATAAAGAAAAATTAGAGAGGTCCAATCGCGGCAGTATGAAAGTATCCAGCACTCACTTTACTCCAAGTTGTTCCTCCTCCAGCCACTGTTCCTGGCGATGAACGCTGTGTCGTATTTCCAGTTCCAAGTTGACCATATCCATTTATTCCCCAAGTCCATAGCGTACCATCGGTTTTAACGGCAGCGGTATAACAACGACCAGCACTTACGGCGCACCAAGTTGTTCCGCCTCCAGCCGTAGTTCCTGGCGAAGACCGAGCCGTGACTGTTCCGTCACCTAGCGATCCGTATGCATTGTATCCCCACGTCCATAGCGTACCGTCCGTCTTGACCGCTGCCGAGTAATGGTTTGTCGTGGCCACACCACACCAAGTTGTTCCAGCTCCTGCAACTGTTCCTGGCGAAGACCGATTCGTGGTTGTTCCATCTCCTAAGCGACCGTTGCCATTATTTCCCCAAGTCCATAAAGTTCCATCGCTTTTAACGGCAGCGGTATGAAAGAAACCAGAAGAAGCCAAGCACCAAGTTGTTCCAGCTCCTGCAACTGTTCCTGGCGAAGACCGAGCCGTTGTTGTTCCGTCTCCAAGCTGACCATATCCATTTACTCCCCAAGTCCATAGCGTACCATCGGTTCTAACGGCAGCGGTATAACAACGACCAGCACTTACGGCGCACCAAGTTGTTCCGCCTCCAGCCGTAGTTCCTGGCGATCTACGGCTTGTCGTTGTTCCGTCACCTAGCATTCCCCATGAATTGTATCCCCAAGTCCATAAAGTTCCATCGCTTTTAACGGCAGCGGTATGACAGTGACCAGAAGAAGCCGAGCACCAAGTACTTCCGCCTCCAGCCACTGTTCCTGGTGAGGAACGACTCGTCGTTGTTCCGTCTCCTAATTGGCCGACATTATTACCCCCCCAAGTCCATAGCGTACCGTCAATTTTAATCGCAGCCGTTACAACACGCCCAGAACTTACCGCAATCCAGTCCGCTTTAGGTCCAGCCACTGTTCCTGGCGATGAACGACTCGTCGTTGTTCCGTCTCCAAGCTGACCATATCCGTTATTTCCCCAAGTGTATAAACTTCTTTCTATCGGTATTTTTTTTGCATAGCCTAACTTGTCAACAATATACATTGCCTCGGTAGTCTTTTCGTAAAACAAATGTCCAATGAAAGCTGTGTTTGGATTCGGCAAATCGGCAGTTGTATTTACAACTGTAATTGTACCAGTCTTCAATTCTTGCAAAGCTTTAGAGTAAATCAGCGTATCCAACGTTGAAGTTGAATTGCTAATTTTTTGAACAAGAATTAACTCTAAATTTGAGACGTTCATGAAATTAAATATTAGAATCCAGTTGGGTTTGCTATGCCCATAGTAAACTGACGACTAGGAGCTACAGATTTCCACCCAGAAGTTCCAGATGGAGCGGCCAAAGAGACTGGAGAACAGCGATTTGATGATGATCCGTCTCCAAATTTATCGCAACAATTTTGTCCCCATAACCAAAGACTTCCGTCTGTTTTAACGGCACCCATAGCACATTCGGCAGCGCAAATAAGACACCAAGTTGTTCCGCCTCCAGCCGTAGTTCCTGGCGATCTACGGCTTGTCGTTGTTCCGTCTCCAAGCTGACCATATCCGTTATTTCCCCAAGTCCATAGCGTACCATCAGTTTTTAAAGCAGCCACATATAGCTGCCCAGCTGAAACTGCGCACCAAGTATTACCTCCACCAGCAGTTGTTCCTGGCGATGAACGACTCGTCGTTGTTCCGTCTCCAAGCTGACCATATCCGTTAGTTCCCCACGTCCATAGCGTACCGTCCGTCTTGACCGCTGCCGAGTAATGGTTTGTCGTGGCCACACCACACCAAGTTGAGCCTCCTCCAGCTACAGTGCCAGGAGAAGATCTTGCTGTAGTATTTCCAGTTCCAAGCTGACCATATCCATTTATTCCCCAAGTCCATAAAGTTCCATCGGTCTTTACTGCCATTGCATGGTTGAAAATGAAAAGTCCGCCGCCTAATGAAACATCTTTCCAAGTTGTGCCACCTCCAGCAACCGTTCCTGGCGAAGACCGAGCCGTGGTTGTTCCCGTTCCCAATATTCCATTGCCATTATATCCCCAAGTCCAAAGAGTTCCGTCCGTCTTGACTGCTGCCGAGGAGAGGCCTCCTAATTTTACTAGGCACCAAGTACTTCCGCCTCCTGCAACTGTTCCTGGCGAAGACCGATTCGTGGTTGTTCCGTCACCTAGCGATCCGTATGTATTGTATCCCCAAGTCCATAAAGTCCCGTCTGTCTTTACGCCAGCTGAGAAATTATAAGTTGGACCTCTGGCCGTAGAAATTTGACACCAATTAGTGCCGCCGCCAGCAGTTGTCGTTGGTGAGGCGGCGCTTGTTGTTGTTCCGGTTCCAAGCTGACCGCTGCCATTATTTCCCCATGCCCATAAATTTGCCACTGTTATAGCAGAACAAAACTCATTTGTCCAACTTGTCCCATTACTATATGTATATCTTCCAGTGTCTTGAACGTAAACGAACCTTCCCTTATTCAGCGCCGCATTTGGCAAACAAGCCGCACAAGCAACCGCATAAAATGACGAGCAGCACAAAGCTTGCGCCGCGCCCGCAAGCTGCGAAGCTTGCATATCCGTAAGTCCACCCGCAGTTAGTTTGCAGTTGATATTGTCGATTAAACCTTCTTTACTCGCGGCCATTTGTTTATATTATAAATTGGTTTGGTTTTTTACATTACAGTCCGATAAGGGCAATTGTTCTCGCAAATTCGTCTGCGCCGCCACCAGCGCCAGTGGTCAATGGACCGATTGATGATCCGCTAATCTGAACGTAAAGGCCCGAGTTTGTTGTCCAAAGGTCGCCGTTAACGGGCGATGTTGGCGCGGTTCCGTGCGGCAAGTTAATCGATGCACTGCCAGTTGTGCTGGCGTTAGAGCGAAACACGCCCGAAAATGTGCCAGATAAGCTCGCCGTGCCAGTTAAGTTCGCGGCATTGCGGAAATAAGTGCTGTCGAGATTATCTAAGAAGTCTGCGTTAGATGCTGTACCAGTTAAGTTGCCCGAAAAAGAACCAGTAAACGAACCAGAAAGCTGCGCTGTACCTGAAAGATTTGCAGCGTTTCTGTAGTATGCCGAAGTTTGACCATCAAGCTGTGTTGCATTAATCGTACCCGTCAAGTTCGCGCCGTCTCTGAAATATGTGCTATCAAGGCCATCCAAGAAATCGGCATTCGAAGCTGTGCCACTTAAAGTGCCAGTGAACGACCCAGAAACTTGTGGCGTGCCAGTGAAATTCGCATAGTTCAGATAATACGACCCAGATTCACCGCCGAGGCTAGTAGCGTTCAATGCGCCAGATATGCCTTCGGGGAACGAAGATAATCCAAACGAAATTGCGATTCCGCTTGTGAATGGAACTATGCTATCTGTTCTTAGTGCGCTCACAGTTTAGAAATTAAGAATTTGGTTCAGTTGGCCAGACAACGCTCCAAGGAAAACCTTGTTGCGAAGGAACGTCGCGGAGGGCTTGGCGGTAGGACACCCACGCGGTGCTGGTCGCTGTCAGAACATTGGTCGGCTTGATGGTGTTCGATAGAGTTGCCATGATTTATTGGCTTACAGACGGGAAAGGAATTTTGATCCAAGATTGAGATTCTTCGTCCCAATGGTGCAGCGGACCTCCTATAGGATACGCAATCGGTGGTTCCCACAAGCAAGTGTTTTCGTTAAGTGTCCAAGACGGAAAAGGCTGCGGAGGTATGAAGGCGTCGCGCGTTGCATCGTATGAAAACCCAACAGATGCGAAATTCTTACGGAGCGGCCTGCCTTCTGGATGTTGCCCGCCTATCGTATTGTATGACGTCTGAACCCAGTCATGACCAAAAATTCCAGAATCAATAACTTCCTGATCCGCTACGATCACGTTTGTTACGATTCCGTTTTCAACTTTTGCGAAGTGGGCCATGTTAGAAACGAATTGAACCGGATGAGTCGAAGACGTAACGACGAAAGCCTCCAGATACCGTATAAGTTGCTCCGCTGTAGGTTGCCGCAGCGTCAAAGGTGTCTGGATAAATGATTACGACGCGGCCAGATCCACCATTGCCACCTTGACCAGCTCCGCCGATACTGTCGTATCCACCGCCGCCACCGCCCATTCCTTGATTTGCAAGACCGTTTTGACTCCCTGCATTGTAAGAAGAACTATTCGATCCTATAGAACCAGAACCGACACCGGGGGCGGCGGCGCCTTGTGTGCCATAGTAAGCGTACTCAGCTCCCGGCGTAGAACTGCTATCGGTTCTTGCTCCTCCACCACCGCCGCCTGAGTAAACTACATTACCGCCGCTGTAGTTGCTATCAGTTTTTGCTCCACCGCTGCCACTGGTCGCATAGACTGTATAAACATCCCCAACAAATCCTGCCGAATTTGTTACACCGTTGGGACCAACACCAGCGGACCCGCCACCGCCTCCGGTAGCAGCATAGTCAGATGTTCCATTTCCGCCGCTGCTTCCTTGCGATGGACTTGTTGATGGCGTGTTGCCTGCTCCTCCGGCGCTTCCAGACGGTGCTTGACCTCCACCACCGCCGCTACCTCCTGACGCGCCAGCTGTGATGAATGCACCGCTGCGACCACCGCCTGTTGAAGTGATCGTTGAGAAAACTGAGTCGCCTCCGCTAAATCCGACGTTTCCTAAACCAGCTGAGGCTCCCGCTCCACCTGCTCCTACCGTGACAGTGTACGTCGTTCCGCGAAAGACTATGAATCCTGTTGCCGTCCTGAACCCGCCAGCACCGCCGCCGCCACCCATGCCAGAACCGGCTCCGCCTCCGCCAGCTACGACAAGATAGCTCACCTCAAGTGGCACGGCGCTGCGAGCTAGGAAGCCAAAGCCGCGCGCAGATGCAGATGCTGTAGTTTGCAGTAGTGGCATTTTAGGCAAACCGAGTTTGCGACGCTAGAACTGTAAATGTCGCGTTTGCAGTTTTTATGGCCGTATACGAGTAAGCGTCAATGCTTGATGCGTTGCCCGCCGTCGGAGCTGTGCCTCCTTGCCATTTAGTGCTGACGCCACTAGTCGTTCCGTCAACCTGCACGCTTGAGTTGTAATAGGCTGTGCTTCCGTTAGTCACAAGAAAAACTACCGTCGCACTTTGACCAATCGCCAAAGCCGTGTTCAAGCTAGTTCCAGACGAAGCGCGGAAATTTGTTGTCCAGTTGCCAGTTGCATTTGATGTATAATACAATACGGACTGAGTTGTTACATCATAATTAATTGTGCTGCCCGCAGCAACTCCAGTTACAGTAACAACTTCTGCGGCGTCATTAAGAACCATTGAAATGCCACTTGTAGTTCCACTAAATGTTTGAGTTGCTGTGAAAACAGTTGGAGATGAGGAGACGACATAATCTGTGCCTGCCGTAGCCGCCGAAAAAGCGTCAGTTCCATTTCCTTTTAAAATCCCACTTAAAGTTGTCGCCCCGCTTCCGCCTTTTGATACTGGCAAAGTACCAGTAACATTTGCTAAATTTAAATAATAAGAATCTGGTTGACTGTTAAGCTGTGTTGCGTTGATCGTACCCGTTAAGTTTGCAGCATCGCGATAATACGCGCCCGATTGACTGTCTAATGTAGTTGCATTTAAAGCGCCAACGACGCCACTGGGGAAAGATACTTGCCCGAACGTCACTGTTGCGCCGCTCGTAAATGGTTGAATATTATTTACTTTTAAAACGCTCATTTTAAATTACAACTAAGTAGCCTCCAGCTTCAACTGAAGAGTTTGAGTTAATGCCGACTGGACCGACTAATAGTCCATTGAAGCCACTCGGAATCGTGATATCTTCATTGTATACTTGTCTAGTTAAGAAAACTCCAGTGAACATTCCCGAGAACGTCCCGCTGTAGGCTCCAGTTGTTGTTGAAATTGTGATATTGCCCGATCCGGTACTCGTTACCAAGATGTTCGCGCCGCCAGTTAAGTTTGCCCCACCAGTAGCGTGTAAAACGCCTCCAGTGAACAAAAGGCCACTTCCTATCGTAGCGTTGGCAAATCTGCCCGATCCGTCGCCATATAAGAGTGAAGAGCCAGTAGTTAAAGCACCCGTAATATTCGTGATATCGCGGTAGTAAGATCCAGATTGGCCGTTAAGCTTTTCAGAGTTGGGTACGGTTCCCGTAATTTCGACAAAAAGCGTTCCTGTAAGGTTCGCGGCATTGCGGTAATATGTACCGTCCAAACCGTCCAAAAGCTCCGCATCTGCGGCTTTTCCCGTTGCGCTCAGGTATAGGCCAGAAAGGTCTAGGTCACTGATTACTCCAGTAGCATCCACAACCGAAAAATTCGTTTGTGTGCCAGACTGTAGACCTAGATAATATTTGCCCATGTTAAAGCCCGTTGACCTTAGTATACTTTACATCTAAAATTGTAAGTATAGCTGCGATAAATTAAATAAAAAAGCCCCCAAAATGAGGGCTTTGAAGGCTGAATCCCGTGATATTGAAGGTTATGAGGATGGGAGCGTTGGCCAAGTTACGTTCCAAGGAAAACCTTGTTGCGAAGGAACGTCGCGCAAAGCTTGGCGATAAACGGTCCAAGAATTTTTACCCTGTTCGTTTAATGGCGCGTCGAGAACTTGCGTCCAATCGGAATCTTTAAGCTTTTGATTGCGTTCCGATCTCGTTTGTTTTGCCTTTTGGACTTCAATCTCTTGTTTTTCTTCAACTGTATATTTTCTCCACTGTTTAGTTTCTGCAACTTCATTTTCTCGGATAGTGAATGTAGACCCAACAAACTTTTCATCTGGCGTTCCTTCTTCTAGTCGAACGGGTAGCCATCCTAGACTCTTGAGCGAGTCATTGTCGAGCAAATTTAAACCAGAAATATTGCGCCAAGACCTTGGCAATCCTCGCGGCCCTTCAATGATTTCGCCGTCTTCTACATATACATAGTTCATAGCTTTATTTACACATTAAAAATACTCGAAATCTCTACGAAATTATATTTTAATACTTTGGTGATTTTCTGCTAAAGTAAGCAGTTCTTGTTTGATTTGTCCAAATGGATACGACCAATCGCCATACTTCTGCTGGCGAAACAGCCGCATAGAGTTGTAGTAGGGCGTCTTGGGACCGGGTTCCGCATACAGATAATACCCCATTACAGGAATGACAACCCACGTTGGCACGCCCATTGCCGCAGAAAGGTGCGAAACGGACGTGCAGGACGAGATTACGAGGTCGCAGGTGCTGACGGCGGCTTGGGTATCAGACCATGTATCAAGGGGTATCGTTTGCACCCAATCGGGCTTGTATTCCAAGTCGGCGTCCCGTTGCAGGCTAATGAACTCTACGTCGTCCCGCTTGACGGCATCAAAGAATAGGGGTGCTGGGAATAGCTTATGGTGCTGGGCCTCAAACTGCTTGTTGCCCGACCAACGTAAACCCACCCGCAGCTTCTTGGACTGGCGGACATATGGGATCTTGTCGAGGTACGGGTCGCCATGAATCATCTCTTTGGATAAGTTCATGTATGCCGGAGCTGACATACCAGCCATCCAGCAGTCGTGGTAAACGCCGTATTCCGCGCCGTGCTGCACCACCGCCGAACAAAGATTGGCGTCGTGGACAAAGCGCACTAGCTCGCCTGAGCAGGAAACAATGATGTCGGCTGTTTCCGTTTGGCGGACATTGCGGATATAGCCTAGCTGCTGAATCTGGTCCCCTAGTCCGCCTTCAAGGTACATGAGCAGCGTAGCACAGGGCTTGCCGTTCCACTCTGGCTGGGGCGTGTTGGGCTTGCTGTTGCCAAACACTCCTACCTTACGACCACGGCGCAGCAGTTGGTGGCCGAGGCGGAAGTTGCCATCGCGCAGTTCATACCATCCACGATTAAAGGCGGCGCGAGAGTCGTCGGGTC